TCTAGTAAGGTTATCCAATCTCGCAAATGCGTCATTGAATTTAGATTCGATAACTTGAATACCAATTTCGGTATCTTCTGTAGCGGGTTCTATATAACCCGATAATCTCTTTTCTTCAAGATCGATCATACATATCCCCAAAGTTAAAAATTTTTTGTTACATTGGGATGTTTTCATATCAAAACATATCAATGTAAACATTAATGTTAATATGGTAGGAATTATGGCAAATATAACGAATTCCAACAATTATGCTGGTTACAAAAACAACGGAACGTTAGTTTTTGAAGAAGCTGTAAAAGAATTGCTAAGTCTGAAAGACGTAGATACTATTTCTCCAGATGACTTGATGAATTGTATAAACTCATCTCTTGGAGAAGTTAGAGAAAAACATGAGTATTTATTGGAACTTCTAGATAATATGCCCTCAAGTTTATCTAAGAATTTCTACGCAGTTGTCAAGAATGTGATGACCACAAGTTCTAGACTTATGGTACATAAAGATAAAGTTGCAGAAACATCATTTATCGCAGAAAATAAAGTTTGTGAGTTTACCGATTCGGTATATGATCACGTTCAAAATTTGAAGAATGATCCACGTAAAAATATAATTACAGGTAGTTATATCATACGTACAAACGCGGTCTATTCTCATAATTATTGGAAGAAAGTATTCACTTGTGAACTTGGCGAAAAACTTGTTAGAGATCCAAGAAAATCCCCTCTATCTCCAGAAACGGTTAATATCGGAAAACTTCTACTCGAAGTCCGTATTAGTACGCCATTGATGTCCATGAAAGGTTATATAACCACAGGATATTTGGAAGATAGATATGGTATAGGATTTATGGCAGAGTATATAAAGAGTGTTGATGATTGTAATACTCTTATACATGCATCTATGACAACTCCAGGATTTGTCGATTTCTATATAACTAGACAAGCGATGACCATTACTGTCGATGACGTGTATGACAATATTATTCCAATGAATATCGAAATTACACCTTTGATTACAGGAGTTGGTGGGGTAACTCTCCATCAATCATTATCTGCTCCGGGACTCACTGAGGTCGCTGGTGGGAATATCATAGGTTGTGGAAATCTTTCAACTAATGGATATGGTCCTATAGATGTAAAACCAGGTTATACAGATAAAATTGTAAAACCGAAGTATTACAAGGGTAATGATAATACGATAAAGTGTATAACAAATATCCCTGCTCAAGATAGAATAACTTCTAAGTTATTAAATCTTAAAATCCAACCGGATTCATATGTAAGTAATAATGAACTTCCTGGAAGTCATGTAATACGAACTGATTTCGGAAATCACAATTTTGACTTATACAATTTGATGAGAGAAGTTTACAATTTCGTAGATGAGCGTACTTATAATTGTCATGGTAATATTGTGATAGGAGCAATAACAATTCCTGTAATAGGCTTTGTATTATCTAAAGATCAGGGAAATATTGTTCACTTTATTATATCTCCATACTTCGAAGTTGTTAGTCAAATGGCTATCCCAACAGGTGGAAATGGCGGAGATGGATATCGTAAACCGTATGTTACGTTTAAGACTGGTTCGTCTGAACCAACTAGAATTAGAGAAGACGGATATATTGGGGATATTAAAGACACAACTCCGCACTATATTTACGGAAGTTCCGAATTGTCAGATCTAATTCGACCAGGCTCAATTGATGCCAATTTCTATAATCATCGTAGAGATGTAACTAGAAGATATGCATTAAGTTTAATCGATATCGCTATCGAAATAAATGATGCAAGTGGTTTATTGAATAAAGCTAAATGGGGAGTTCCTTTCCGTTATAGCGGATCATTTAACAGATACGATTTCACAGCAACTAAAGGTGACTTTGATAATTACCCATATCCTAAATATGGTGATATTATTGATGGAAACGTAGTTACTGAAGAGATCCCTGGTATTAATCCTGAAGCGATGATTATTTGTGGAGTGGATGGAGTTCCAATCGTATATGAAGAAGAACAAGAAACATTCATTTCATACTCAAACAATGAAATTAAATAAGGAAGAGGTTTATCATGAATATGAAATCTCCAATAACGGATAGAGCTCCGACAACGAGCTTGGAAGATAATGATATATTATACGTTGTGAAGAAGGTTGCAGATCCTGTAACCGGTAAACGTGACGCAGTTATAACTATATCAAATTTGGAAAAACGACTTTTCAATAATGGGAATGCTATCGGTTCAGGATTGAGCGATAAGTATATTTTCAATGCGTACTATTCAGATTCTGTAGATGGGTCTATCAAACGTGGTACCGTTACTGGTGCAAACGTTTTGGATTTTGTAAATGGGAAATATGAAGCCAACCCCGTATTCACAGTTGACAGTAAGCTGTCTGTTGAAACTAAAGCTGTTTCGTCAACTGTTCCTGGCAAGATTGAAAAAGTTAGCTTGATGAAATTCGTTAACGAATATATCTTAGGGAAAGACTCTCTTACAAATTCGGACATAGGAGTTAACAGTTCTTCAAATGATATGTTAGACAAATTGAAGTTGACTTTTTCAACTGATGATTCGAATGTTCGTAAAAAGATGTCAATGCGAGATTTCCACGATCATTTAACTGAAAATCACAGTCAATTCTTCAATCTGTCTGTTGGTAGATCTGAGTCCCCTGCTCCTGATGGATCCGGTTATTATTTTCAGCCGCATTTTTGGATATATAACAACGGCCACTTTTACAGTACTGGCAGTGGGGTTGTTGAAGGAAATCTTCAATTTGGAACGATGAACAGTAGATATGATGGAATATTTACTACGGTAGATCTTTCAACCAAAAGAGAAGTTCTAAATATTATAAGAAGTCCTCAATCAACAATAGCGACAGGTCATCTTGCAGGCGCTGTTATCGAAATAAATCCTTCTATGTCTAAAAATATGACAACCGTATATGGAGATGAATCTGGCGATACCATTTCTCCTACGGTTAAAATATCTAGAGAACCGAGATTTGTTTCGGCATTAAACGATGAAGTATTAATTAATACAAAACTTTCTCAAGAATCTTTAATATTTGAGAAACGTACTAGAAATCTAACAGATCCGAAACTACGCAAATATACAAAATTTTACAGAGATGGAATAATTGTATATGGCGGAGATAATGTAAATGGTATATCAGGATTTTCTCTTAATCCAAATTTTGATATAAACGGAAATCCTCTTGGAAGAATTGAGATTTCTAGCCATAGACCATTTGATACAAACTACTCTAGAGCCAATAAACTTAAAATAACCGCAGATGATTCATTGTTGACATTCGGTTTCTCTTCAGGATATACTGGTTCGAGATCTGAACTTACAAGAAGTAATTTCAGGATCCAGAATGGAGAATTTTCAATTGTAGATGGTGAAAAACCTGTGTATACAGTTGTAAATGGAGAGGCTATATCAATGACATCAAACGGTGTTTATGTCTATGCAACTAGCGAGTATTACACCAATTACAAGACTAAAACTTCCAATTATACAATTAACGGGATGACTTTCAATGTAGGTCGTACTAATGATAATGATATATCGGAAACGATGACATTTGATTCATTTACTGGCAAAATGAAGCTTATTAGTTTGGAAGTTGGTGGAGATTTAAATATTGAAAATCTCTCTGGCGGCGGTTTGTGGTCTTCAACTTCAACATATGCTAATAATTCATATGTCTATCTCGAAGATACTGATGGAATTAGAACTTATTATGTGTCTAAAACTGATAATAACTATGGTAGAAATCCTATTAGCAATGGTAGCTATTGGGGATTAATTCCAAATGAAATAGTTAAAAGATTTGGCGTAGATAATAACGGACTGGCATCGTTTAATATACTCCCAACTAGATCAACGAGCAGTGGAACTACAACTACTAGAAATGGGTACGCAAATTCAATAACTTTTTCCAGATATTATAAACGGTATAAATCCGGGAGTACTAGTAACACAGAATGGTCTGAAGATTTCAGTTTTACTGTAAATGATATGTATGATTTAAATAAACTCTCGAAAAGTTTATACTTGAAACGTTTTAGAGATGATGTATATTCGGCCACTGAGAGTGATGATGATCCTATAAGAATCGAAATTGATAATGTAAATTATATAAATTTTGATCCTATAAGTGAAATAATTCATAGTGATAATACCAATTATAATGGTAATAAGCAAATTCTGACCGTAACTATCAGAAAAAGAGAAAATCAGGGCACAGGAGGCTATGATAATGGTGATGCCGTTGTTGCAAATCAATCAGCTTCATTAACTGCATTAAATTTTGCAAAACTTGTAAAGTTTTCAAAATCTTTAACGCTTTCAAATGACGATAGTATATTTGGAACAGATACTACATTAAGTTTTGAAACTATAAGAATAAGTCCTGATGCGGTATCCACTGGACCAACCTCTGCTAGTAATGGTGGCGTAACAGCTTTATCTGTATATAGATATGGGTTGAGCGGTTCTAATGGCGGATCGGCTACAACAAACATTACGGTTGATGATATTGTTAATTTAAAGGAACTTTCTAGAGATGACAATAAAGTAGATTTGGCCAATGGTAAACAATATAATTTGAACAACGGCGAACAGATTGAAATAACTACAGGTTTATTATTGTTCGGGACATTTACTATAGAGGCTTTGTATGGGGAGTTCATAGATTCCGTACTTGTTTCTCAACATGGCGGATCTGATTCTAGTGAAGTATCATATTGGCAACCACAAACGGATGCATCATTTTCAACTCCTGATTATACAAATTGCTTTGGTAAAGTCATAGCTAAAAATATAGGAGGATATATCCATGCGTACATTGAAGTGAGTATGGGTTATAATCTAACAACTCCAAAAATACAACATAGAATTTCATTCGAAATGATATTTGTCGGAAATTCGTTTAGAGTTAAAATTGGCAAACCAGGGACTACTACTTCGGATGAATCTATTTGGCCAAGAGTTAGAAAATCTTTTATGTAATTTTCTATAATAATAAGGTAAACATTATTATGACAAATAATTAATGTTTACCTTATTTTAGGAGAGTGTTATGAAAACTACTATTGGGAAAATCGCTTCTTACTGAGATTGAAGACTTTTACAAACTTCGTGAAAAGTTTGCAAAACCTTTCATCAAAGAAGGTGCGACAACCATTACTAAAGGTCAGCCTGGTTACGATGAGATTATCAAATATGTTAAAGAAATGGAATCTACCGAAATTGAATTTGACGGAATCGAAGTTTTCGATAACGTAATCTTCAATGGTCTGAAAGGCATTTCTATGGCTGACATTGAATATCTTACTGAAATCGGTCTTGTCAAAGCGGATGAAGTTAAAGTTACAAGAAGAGTTGTACCTACAGCTCCTACTGAAACTGATACCGAAGCTGCTGCGGAATAATGTAATCTGGGTGTAGGTGGGATTTCCACCTACACTTTCTTTCTCAAACCTAGGAAACGAAATGTTTAAAGAAAAAGTCGACATCCTTGTCCAACTAATCAGACGCTTATACAATGAACTCCCAGTCTCAAGTAAAATTGTTTACATCGAAGGCGGAGAACTTACAGGAACTTCTACTCTTACAAACAATCTTAAACTTAAGTTTAAGAGCGCAAGCTTCTCTAATGAACCTGATCGCAGTGTTAAGAAGAGTATCGAAGAAACATTTGGAAGTAATGCATTCGCTGAACCTGCAAATGACGATGATTTCATCGGAAAACTTACAGAAATTTTCATGATTGATAGAAAAAACAATCAGCTTGGAAATGAAATGCGAAGTGTAAAACCTTCGGATATCTCGTTAATTCGTAACGGAAACCTCCTCATCAGTGACAGAGGATATCTATCATCGGTCATTTATCAATCTGGTATCCTCGATGAGGACAATGATATCGAACGTATTCGCAAGAATTGTGATATCGTGTTCGATAAAATGAAAGAGTATAATATTGAAATGCCAATAAGGACTATAGTACTTTGTACTATAAATGAAAATTGGCAAGCTTCTATGGATGAGTTCAGTAGAAGACTCAATAAACGAGTCAATGGTAATGAACAAGAGTTGGATTACAACGACAACGTTGCATTCTCAATGGTTGTAAATCGTGTGTACTCAGAAATTGTAACACATAAAGATTTATATGCGCCAATAACAGGAATACAATTCACCTCTACAGAAGATGAAGTTCTTAAAACTGCAATTGAAACTATCGAAAAAGCTGCGGAGGAGTGGTATGTCGTCTCTTAAAAGAGAAAACGTTATTACGTGGGATGAAACATTTATGCAAATGGCGAATCTAATAGCCATGAGAAGTAAAGATCCTTCAACCCAAGTTGGCGCAGTCATTGTAGACAATAACAATAGAGTTGTTTCTGTAGGTTATAATGGTTTCCCTAATGATATTAATGATGATGAACTTCCTTGGGGTAAAACTGATGAAAATCCACTTAATACAAAATATCTCTATGTAGTTCACGCTGAACTCAATGCTATCACCGGGGCTCAAAGAGCTGGTACAAGTATTGAAGGTTGTAAACTATACGTTACAATGGCCCCATGCAATGAGTGTGCGAAAGCGATTATTCAATCAGGAATTAGCGAAGTGATATATGATACAGATCCATACAATGACAGTGCAATATTTGTCGCTGCAAAGATTATGTTGAATATGTCTCTCACGAAATTGACACAATACTCTCCAAGAAATCGAATGGTATTGGAAAGTAAACTTGATCGATAATAATAAATAGTGGGGAGTGATCCCCACTATTTACATTTTAAACTTCAACTCCATCAAGATATAAATCTTTTTCGATATGAGTTGTGACATTTACAAACCCTATAGAACTAGCATCAGGATTAAAGTTTTCAATAACATCTTTCGTAGATATTTTTCTAACTTTAAACAACTTGTAATTTATGATCATATAAACGTAGTTCATTGTCAGAATATAAATAACTTCACCGTTTCCACGCTTAGTTATAAATCTAACACGATCTCCATAGAATGTATCAAATATTACAGTTTCATTAGTCTTAAGATCTATATATCCAAAAGTTCCATCAGTATCATCAGCATAGAAATACAATCTACTATAGAGAGTGTCAATACAATATTTATCAATACTATATTTACATTCAACTTTAACGAAAGTAGTTCCATTGTAAACTTTCAAAGAATTTGAGTTTACATAGAATAATTTCCCACTATCAAGAATAAATATTTCCTTAAGTGTAGGATCCGAAATCTGTCCTGTAGCACCCAAACCTTGTAAACTGTGGACAACTTTATATTCTTTAAAAGAAATATTATCTATTATCTGATATGAATTATCATCAAACAGTAATACTGATTTTCCAAATTCAGTTATCTTAACATCTTTCAATTGTTTAGGAGAATATTGTGAAGGAAAACTAATTTTAAATTGGTTTGCCAAAAAGTTTCTCAATCCATTTATACCTTTTGGAACAAAAGTTATACATGAATGGAATTGAAATATCACCGCAGTAGGAGTATTAAAAACGACTGGTTTTATATCGTTTGCAGGAATATGCCATCTTTCAAGTAACGGCACACCGTGTAAACTTGCACCAATCCCAATCAAACCATGATATACCGAATATGTAACATTTATCACCGCATCATATATTGATCCAAGTATATTTGTCAAACACAATCCGTATAAAGTTTGAATCATTGGAGCAGAGAAACTTCCACAATATATCTTACTATTATCCATAGTTTCTATATAATCATCAAACATTTTGATATTTATAGAGAATTCAAGATCTGCAGTTTTTTCAGTAATGGATATGTTTCCAAAACCAATAAATCTATCACCATTAGAATCCAAAAACTCAATAGTTGCAACAAGAGAACTACTAATTGCGAGTATTTTAGAATAAGTTTTAGAATTATCGTTAGTCTCTAAATAACTTCCGACATTTTCTATCAGGTAATATTTAGTATTTGGAGTTCCACCATCACCAATAACAACTGCAACATCGCCGTTATCTTTACAAAGCAATGTCTTAGTATTTCCCATAAGATAATTTACACCAGAGACACAAATTACATCTCTAAGCTGATCATCTACAGTATCTCCATTAATATTACTGATACGTTTATCAATTTGACTCGGGTACATAGTTCCATTAGGATTAGAACCCGTAGTTTCAAATATCATTCGACCATCATCTAATTTTGTAATAAAATTCCGTCGACCATAATACACAGATCTGACAGGAATAGATTGTCCATTAGATGTAAAGCTTCGAACAGCTCCAAATTGAGAAATTATTTTATAATATCTGAATCCAAAACCATCATCTGATCGTTTGTATCCAACAATTGTTTCATCGTCAAAACCAACGTTAATTGATATAGATGAATCACAATACTGTATAGAAGCGTCATCGATAATTTCAAGTCTACCAGTTACACCATTTGCAACAATCGTAGTTCTACCAGAGTAACAACCTAAAACTCCACTATCAGAATATTGACATTGTAGAAGTTTTACACTATTTTCAAGAGTGTTTGTCAAGTAGAATGTCTTGAGAATAATTCGACGACTATCTTCAACATTTCTGATATACGGATACGATCTATCACAAAATACATCATGATCATTGACCTTGTATTTTGAAATTTTACAATCTGTTTCAGAGATAAACGACACATTCTTACCAAACAATTCGAAATATCTACCATCTCCAGGAATTGAAGATCTTCTCACTCTTCCGGATTTATCCTCGAATGATGTACGACCACCTGTAGATGTGTAAACATCTAGGAATTTATTACTTTCATCCCCAATCTCATACTTCTTATAGTTTAAGAAAGCACTTGGATTACAGAAGCTTGTAACATATTTCTCAATGAAATCGAACTGGACCGATTCAGTATAACCTTTAACAAAATCCGTACCGCCATTATGTAGGTGTAGGGAGAAGTCTTTAGTCGTACCGTTTACAGATATAGTTGGATATGACTCTCCGGTAGCAATTCTAGATCTGATAAATGAACACATTTTCTGATCGTTAAGAACGATATTCTCAGTAGTCGGACCCCAACCAAAGGTTGCATAAGTATCATAAACATTTACACACGCAATAACACCATTCTCAGTTTTATGTGAAAACAACAAGCTATTTCCAGCTACTGGAGGGTTAGCTGCTACTGCGGATCCAAATTCCATATCTGGGAGTATTATTGCGCCATTATGATAACTTTGCATAGCTCCATCATATACAAATCTATGAATAAGATTAATTCCATCTATCTCGAGATGCAATGGAATAGTATTTGGTTGATATCTAAGAGATTTAGCAACAATAGTTCTATTAGAATGACTCGAATATTTTACATAAGTTAGGAAACTACTATCGTAGAAAACTACATACATAAATCCACTTACAACGCTAGATGTAATATGGTGTCCGCCAATAGACCCTTTGTAGTTAACAGATGTACATTTGTAATATCTAATATCATAGATCTCAATATGATTAGTATTGGAATCATAAGAAGAAGACATAACAAAATGTCCAAGAATCTTAGAACTTACACGATCCATAACAGTATATGTGGAATAATCTCTTCCCATAAAGGTCGATATAGATGTACAATCGATTCTTGAATTAGAACCTTTTATGATCTGAACAAGTTCAGGATCAATGTTAACCGAACGTAAATTCAATACATCAGATTTAGTATATCTAGAAACCGATCCCAACGATCCAATGTAAGTTAACGATACATTCAAATCATCAATAGTCACAACAAGATTGTTTTTAGTAAAACATCTGGCTGTCATTGGATTTGTTATAACCAAGTTATTGTCAAGATTTTCAGGAGTTTCATTGATATAGATCTTAGAATTTCCGATAGAAACTACAATGTATGAATCATCATATTTTATAGTTTGAATATTTCCGGAGATCCCTGAAAAACCTTTATCTCTAGTAACACCATTTATTGTAACTTCAGCAATACTCATAGAATTTTTAAATCTAATGTAAGTATTACCTTTAACAATAATTCTATCATTCGCATATCTAAAAATTCGACGACCAGATGCGGGAACAATAGGTGATCCAGAGTTATCAATGTAAATTATCCCATTATAAGTACTTTGGTTATATGTAACGGATCCAGGAACCTTAATTGTAGTTTTAAGATAATCTGGGGAATGGGATATCACCGATTCAACAGACTGATAAAAAGTCTGATTTATAGTTACGATATGACATGATCCATCAATTCCGATAACCATCTTGGTACAGTCAGGACTTATAGTAGGACTAAAAGAATCTAATGATGCAGACACAGTAACTCTATTGTATCTGAAAATCTGATTATTAAAGTCTGCAACTACTAAGAATCCGCCATCAGCTGAACTCTTTATAGGAATGTAAACCTTATTATTGCTACACCGAATATCTTCAGTTTTAATCGTAGGAGATACATTCCATCCATTATTTGCAACAAGTGAAACAACTTTAGATGGGATATTTATAGAATACATCCAAAATCTTACAGATGTTGGAGTAGGATTTGTTACAAGTACAACTCCCAGATTATCTGAATCGATAGTAAACCCATACGATGCAATCATATCGTTGAATTCGGACGTCAGTGTCATAAATCTTGTATACGGAGTAACAGTGTGCGTTAAAACATCACCATTTGTAATGATAGCTAAGCTGTCATTCTTCAATTTTACAATATTATCACCGTGTCTAAATTCACAAAGATTTCCTGCAACTTTATGGGATTCAATACCATCATTATACTCAAAGATATATCTAGGGTATACAGATGTAGTTCCATCTAAAAATGATACAACAACGTTATTATCATCAACGAACGAACTTGTAATACCTTTACACATTGTCTTATTTTCAATAAGATCAGTACTTCTTGAAATTGAGATCTTATCATTAACAATCTTGATAAAGTGAACCTTATCAAAATCATTATAATAGATGCATCCATTCCTGAAGTAAACGTTACTCATATATCCATAAGATTTATCGATTCGTCCTCTGTTAACTTCTTTCAACGTAAGAGAACTATCCAGATGGTTATATATAAGAAGTGATCCATCGAGTATGGATGGCATTATCATATTTAAACCGATGTAGGTATAATTGTTATCACCAACGATAAACATGATATTTGTGATATTATGTGTATTCACAGAGTATTGGGTGCCAACAATTTCACCAGTGGTATAATTATACTTAGTAAAATCAATAGATCTCACATAACCGTTCATTCCAAGAAATTTATTGTAACGGTTATAAAGTATAATGTGATCACCAGCAACAGATATTGTATTTGGCGGAACCGTAAAAGTGTATCCAATTTCTTCGGTAGATTTATCTTGTATAAAATATTTAACAAGTTTAAAATCAATTCCATTATATTTGATACCATACATATAGTCATTGATCACAACAATATCGACAAATACAAATGTTATATTGTCAGATACAACTGCTATAGATTTTGTCACAGTATCAAAAGACAATATCCCATTATCAGTATTGATATAAATTTTATCACCACCAACGCATGATGAAATAATATTTATACCTTGAATTGAGTAGGGATATACTTTGTCAACGGAACAACGATTTTTCTCAATGATACGATTTTTATCAATAAGATCGTATACATTTGAAGCATCTCCTGAAATTTCAGTTATATACATTCCACAATGTAACGTATAGACTGAACTTCCGATTTTAAATGTCTCAACGATGTCAGTAGGAACGAAATTTTTGTATGGTTCGAGGAATAACATACCGCCTTCATCGTGAGAATATGTCCCATGATTAATCTTAGCAGTCTTTTCATCATTACCACTGATAGTTAGACTTCCTATAACATTTTCACTTTCAGTTTCAATATATGATACAGTTCCATCACATATCGAATGAGATGCAAGTTTATCGATATTCAGAGAACTGTCAACTGCTGTGACTGATCCGTCAATATTCAGTTCTCTACGGTAAACTGCAGTTGCGATCTTCGAAAGTACTTCAGTTGGAGAAGTAGTATAATCATGTCCAATATTATGGTTAATAATCTTGGACAGATCTCTTCTAGATTCTTTAACGATATCAATTATACCTGAGGTCTCACTCTGACTTACGTAACTTTCAGCTACTTCATCAGCTTTGATAACAGATATATTTGGAATTCTATTTCGAGTAAATAAACTCATATTTAACCTCTTGATCTGTACACTGTAATCCCACTATTTATATTATTTATCAATCCGAGATCTTTCTCATTATAATAAACAACGTCCTTAATTATTTCATCTGAAATAATCTTCTTGATATACTCATCATATGTATAACATATGTGAACACCTTTTACAGTCAAACAAACTTTTGTAGGATCTGTACCATTTCCTTTGTGTTTGATAAAATCTTCATTACGATTTATAATATCACGTATGAATGGATTCTTAATCTTATCCTTGTCAATTTTTGTATAATCAGGAACGATTTGATCAGGATCTTGTCTAGGAGGATATGAACCTATGACATACGGCCAGTTAGGACGCACATTATTGATTATTCTATCGACAATGAGAGGTAATAAAGATCTAAATCGTTTATAATCGATAAAGAAATATGATACAAATGATACAGTTGGATCACACCCTTTAAGGAATAATACAATATCACTTATAACATCTTCCATTATTTGATCTTTTCCGCCCATAATATCACCGTTTTCATAAACATGACACTCTAAAAGACCTTTTCGTTCTTTAGGAGTCAACCACTCGAACAGTAGATAGAATATTGATAATGGATTTATAACCTGAGTAAGCTGTAAGACTTCGTCAGGATTTTCAACAAAGAATTCTTCAAACCCAAATATTATATATTTATGACTTGAAGGACGCTTCTTATAAACTCTATCATCAACAAATCTAGGAGCAGAGTATGTAACCGGCACATTAGTCTTGGCATCAGGTTCCATCTGATTAAAATAATCTCTACATACCATAGATTTATTCACACCATTATAAATTTTATAATTCATAATGTATGAATTTGGAAGTTTAAGATCGAATGTAACTTTCAAACTAAAACTAAATTCATCATATGATTCATTTCGTTTATTAGCTCCATCACCATCTTTAGCACCAACCTCATCGATATAGAAATTAATTCGACCTGAACGTTTCATTACAAACCAAATATTGTCAGGATTTACATCCTCAAACTTCTTTTCAATAATGAATCCTGAACAAGAATTAACTTTCGTCAAAAACTCATCAATGTGAAGCATCATATCACTTTTAGTTTCCTGATCCATAAACAATTTGTATAGATCTCTAATAAAAATATTAGGGAGAACTATATCATAATTAATACCTTCAAGGTATTGATTAGCTTTAACAGGAACGTTATTATATAGATGACTTTTAAATGATGATAAGTCGGCTTTAGTATCAAACATAAACTTCATAGTAAGTTCAGTTTTTCTACGAAATTCAATAGTATCAGATCTTATACCAATGCGATCGTTACAAATCATTGCAAGTCTATGGTTCGAAACAATACGCTTATCATCAATAACACCTGGAAACATGCTATACTGGTTTATATCAGGACCATTATTATCCTTAGACCAGATATCATTGTTACCACCCTCAATACCTACAGAGAGATGAGGTTTATTAACTTTCTGAGGATTTACCAACCCTTTTTCTCTTCTTTTATGATCATCAAGATATCCAAGTGTATCTATATAGACAGAGCCTGGTTTGAAAGTTCCATAAGGAAATTTGCTAACAAGATAACCTGTAAAAGTTCGAGTAATGTCTACAACAGCGGATTCTATACCGGAAGTAGCGTATTTATGCTGATTCCAATTACTCATTTGAATCTCCATTTTTAATTATCACATTGTAATGTTTTGGAGCCAAAAGACAAAAAAAGAGGAGGGTGTAAACCCTCCCCATCTTTTCATTTGCAAAATTCAACTGCATCATCAACTCTTGCGAGTTCTTGAAGAATTGAAATTTTTCTGGATTCCAGGTTGTCGATAACAATTGATTTATCATGATCGCTTTCAAACATGATCAAAGGTTCTTTTATCCATAATGGCCATATATAACCACTAGCAATTCTGTTTTGGTACTCGACAATTTCTTTAAATGCATCTTCCAACTGAGTAATATATTCCTCAGGTGTCATGTCAATCAACTCAATACTTAATCCTGCGAATTTTACAGTTTGCATAATTTATCCTTTTTTTTATTGTACTAGAAATGAAATTCTCTTATTCACTCCTTAAAATGGTAACACGTTAAGAAAGATTTGATTCGATAAAACTCACCAAGATTGCACGAGCAACATTGTAATCGTTTGGAAGAAAATCGAAACCGTGCTTAACACGAATATCTCCAATACTTCCCGAATTCTGATAGACATCAATTACCCTCGATTTGATAGAGTCCGTTTTCATATACTTGATGACACTCATAAACATGTTTGCAGAGAACAAACGTTTATCCTTAATGTTATTCCAGTATGTTGAAATTTCTTTTTCTGTAGCACCCATACTAACGAGAGTATCATTGATAGATTTACCGAAAGATTCTTTGTTCTTATCGATACCTTTCATGATCTCTGTAAACTCCTTGTATGCAATATTCAGCATCTTTTCAAACTGAATCTTAAGACCATGCATATCAGGATGTCTTTGCACAGGAGGATGTTTCAGAACACTTTCAAATTTTGTCATGAAAGTTCCTTCAATATCAATATAATCGGAGAGCTCCACAGCATACTGATCAGTCCACTCTTCGCGAGTCATATATCTCACACCATTATATGTGAAATATATTCCTATAATTTCATCATACGTTTTTGGAAGATTCTCAATCTGAATATTTGAGACATCAGATACAACCAATTGTCCAAACATTGTTGGACCCTTCTTATTGAAGAGTCGGATTTGAGGTTTGATCGTATGACCGATTCCAGACCATTTCAATCCAAGAGAATCCAGATGTGATCTGAATTTCTGAAGGTTAACTTTGTATTTCTTACACCGATCAACAGTCTTGAGGATGATAGAAACAATTTCCCAGTTGGTGATTTCCACGTATTCAACTTTTGCAATAGACATAATAGTTCCTTTTTTAGTCAGTAAAAATATTCTAATTTGTTACCGAATTGTTTAAATAATTTTTTATAAGATCATCGTATACTTGATTAATTTCGTAAGATTTTGTCAAGAATACCGATGATTCATTTGTATCATATACATACCAGATGTTTGATTTATAGAAGTATTGATCTCCTGGATTTGGAAACCCTGATATAGGCATTGTAACATCATCTTCTTTACAAACATCATCTCCTACAACATAAATACTTGCATACATCCATCCAGATCCAAGTCTACGTTCACCGGAAAGAACAGGTTTTTTCCTAGACATTATCGTTCCTCCGTTCATCGAGATTATCTACAACTTTGTGCAAATATACACTTTCTTTACATATCATATGTCTATAGAAGTTATTAAGTTCTGAATGACTAGGGTATGATATTGCATTGCACACGTTATATTTGGAACGTTCGTCAGGATTCTTAAAGATTTCATATTCAAATCTAAGTTTGTTTTCAGGAATCTGTGAGTATGTGCCCGAATTTTTGTAACATACTTCTACAAATTCTGTAATGAGCGTGTTTCCTACATTGGATATTACATCAATTTCAATAATTACTCTAATTTTGAAATTAAACATTCTACACGCCAATCGTTGCATAAACGTTTCAGATATATAATCCTGAATCGTAATAGGCTCTAATTTATTCTTCTCACCAACATTGATGTTAGAATATATTCTAAACCTTGAACCGATATCAAAAAGCTTTGCCGCCAAATCCTGGACGGAATTTATTCTTATCATTTTTATTCTCCTTAAAGAGATCTGAAATCACAGAATCTCTTCTACACGTTATATCGTAAATCAAGTGTTCCATTTGCCAATACTCTAGAGTATCTTCTCTAGTTATCAGCGTCATCGTATCGAGACCAACATCTTTAATTGAATCTCTATAATCTATGTAAATTTTACCTACAGCGATCTGATGATTATTTCTATTTTTAGGATCATTCTTACCTGTCGCATAATAGTTTGCAACGGACCACAATCCAACTATTGTCAGGAATATGAAAAAGATTTTAATCACTTCTCCAACATTCACGTCTTTTTCATAGAAACTCTTCGGTTGTTTTTCATTTTCCATAATAGTCCAATTCTTATCGCTCATGGATACCTCCTATTGATATTATCTCCAATATTAAATATATAGTTAAAAATCAAGTCAAAAATAAATAGCTGGGCCTTTCGACCCAACTATCTAGCAATCACTAAAAAATACGGATCCAATATATACTGAGTTAGAACGTGCACCGAGAGGTTCCAGTGGTCAATATATATGGTGTATATTTAAAAGAAACGGGGAGTTGTTTATTCTTTTAAATACCGAATGTTCTACGCCCAGTGAGGTTTTCGTGTAATTCAAGTTGTTGTAATTTATTATTTCCGATCAGCGATTAGAATAATGCGCATGATATATAACGTCAACAACGATACCTACTTCTTACCACTAGAATGTTATAATCATTAAGCGGCTAAATTCTCATCTTCGCCACTATCAAAGAATATCACATTCTTAGGCTTTTCCTCAATCCGTCTTGCAGAAACTCTACCTTTAGATCCAGCTCTCTCATTACTGTACACTGCTTCCCCATCGTGTTCCTGAGAAGTTTGAGCTAGAGATTCTATTGATAACGAGTGTTCGAGATCAATATCATCAGTTAGGAAGAATCTATTCACAAGTTTATGAGCAAAATATTCTAGAGGAGTTCGCTTATATCGCATTTTACCTTTCTTGAAAGTTAGATAACTTTCTCCGGTATAAGGTGATATTTCCGGGTTAATGAATATGGAAGCATCGATAGCATCTTCAACACCATGAGCTTCTGTCAAGTGTTGTCTACCGAGCACTTTAACCTTATCCACGCCTCCTCTATCTGCCACATCTGTTAACAATTTGTCACCTTCACGGTTAGTGTGGTGAGCAGTTATCATTACCATATCTGGTCTTACAGCCACTATTTCGTGCAGGTCAGTGAAAATATTTATAGCTTTTACACGAGGATCAGGATTTGATAAATCATCTCTCATAATACGCGCATAGTCTAAAATAGATGCAATAACATGACCGCCAGCAGCTTCAATTTCGTCAATTCGATATTCGAGATCTGAAGGACTAAATCTTCCAGCTTTACCATAAACCATACAAATATCAATAATTGAATTTGTACGATAAACGTTTGTACGCCACATATTAGAAGCTTCATCAAATGTTTTAACATCCCGCATATTACATCCGGAAAACATAGAGAATAATCTCTCAGTGTTTTCATCCCATGTATTTTCAAGAGATACTACAACAATCGTTGGTCGCTTTCCATTCTCTTTAAACTTCTCCAAATATGCATCACTATTATACTGCTGAATCCATTTCGCAATATAAAGAAGTAATCCAGTTTTAAAGGAGTTAGTTGGAGCGTATATGGTATACATTTTACCAGTTAAGAATCCACCTTCTTCACTAAGCATCTCATTCAATTTCTTAATACCAGTTTTCAAGACTTTCGTACTTCGTTTACTCATATCATAAACTTTTTTGAAATACTTACTCATGAATTCTGGATCAGAGATTGATACAGGCTCAGTTGTACTCAAACTATCAGAACTTAAGGTTTTATGGAGTTTCATGTGTAATTCAGCGATTTCTTTTTGGAATTCGTCAACTACACTTTCTACACCATAAGAACTACCAGTCTCAATATTCATAAGCTTGTCGATAATACTATCTTTGTATTCCAGAAGGAATCCAGCTTTAGAATAAGTTGATACAGTAGTCAGTGTCCATGAAATTTCTTTTTCTTGAAGCTTCATGATGCCAAGAACTATTGGTTCAACAAGTCCTGAAACTATTTCGGTATTGTCTTCATTATGAATACTAGTTTCAATCAAACTCATTATGAGCTGATTGTCTTTGATATCATCAATCTTACAATCCAAAGCAATTTCTAAAGATTTATAAATTGATACAATCTCTATATCTTTACTGTATGAACCTATATCTACCATTTTCATTAAAGTGCCAATCATGGTGAGTTTTGAAACTCCAATCTCACCGTGCATGACAACTTTTAGCAGAGCTAACAAAAACCGACTATTCATAATAGCAGGTAGTTTGAGCTTCTTTTTCGCTTTCTTAACCATAGACACCTCTCGAACTAGATAACGTTCGATTTAAGTTTTAACCATTGATTTCTAAAACATCTTTAATCCATCTATCCATTACAGGCTTAGAGGCTGTGATTCCGACGAGATTTGAGAATTTGATAATCTTGTCTCGACTAAGTCTAGAATTCGAAGATACGAAATTGTAGACAGTAGATTCGATAGAATCAATTGTAGAAGGATTTTCCTTCATAGATATTTTGATTTCTCTCAAGATGATGTTTCCATCATTATCTTTAGAAATAAGAGGTTTGTTAACTTCTTTCTTATCAATAAAGATAGTTCTTGACGAGAGATATGGCAGATAAGTTTTTTCAGCTTTAAGAATATATCTGTTGACTGTAAGTTCGAGGAGACGAACTCTATCGTCAAAGATAACTCTATCGTAAGTATGCTCTTCAGGATCACCAAACTCTTGGAACTGAATATCATACCCAGGATTATAATGGGTATTATCAGTTGGCCAACTGATTGGATCTGTCCAACTTGGATGATTCAGTCTTGCAGTGATGTTGCATACGTTTTTAGTAGGCTTCTGAAAGTTGGCAGCGATATACATTGAATATTGATTTTCAACTGCTACGGATTTGATTTCAGCCATAAGTTTTGCAACTATATAACTTTCATTTCCGCTAACACCGCATTCTTTACAAGCATCTTTATATTTACCATTTATAATATTGATAATTACATTGAGCTCTTCAAGTTTACCATCGATGTATGGAATATCAACCGTCATCCAAGTAACAACTTTGATATTTTTAGCTTTCTTACCACTGAAGTCTTTCTTGGTAGTTTCCAAGACTCTTACTGGTGGGAAAATGTCTTCAATATCATTACCTTCGCAGAATACGCTTACAATATCTTCAGACAAATCAAACAGTTCGTCGATGAGATTGTAGTTCAACAGTTGGACATTCATAATCACACGAGCATACAGATCGATATTTTTAATCATGTCGGTTGTATGCATTTCCACTTTAGACGGCTTGTCACCATCTTTCTTTTTAAGACTAATGAAATGAACTCGATTTGTCGTTTTCTTAATCTTTGGAATGATTGTGACTTTCTCAGTATTAATTTTATCACTAGTCCGTGATTTTACAAGAGTCGCTACTGACATCTCTTAACTCCCTGAAAAGTTTATTGGTAAATAATCAATAGATTGTCCATCGTAGGATATTAAGATATTTGAATTACGTTGTAACTAACGCGACCTCCGGGAGCATAATCTAAACCCGAAGGGAATCACAGATAAATAATTATATTTCAATTTTAACATTCCATGTATGAAAAAAAAAGGTTTCTCGAAAAACGCGAGAAACAAAAATACTCCCATCCATTATATAGAAGTTATTATTATACTTATCTCACTTCGTTCGTTCTCATTTCATTCTCTGATTACTTCTTGACTATCTCTGATTAATATTTACTATCGTGATCACTTCCCTGCGGTCGTCCATCATATCGTGCATTCGCTTACTTATCATTATTTGATTATATTTAATTCTATTCTCTTTTTTAAGATTTATCGTATATAGTAGTACACTACTATATATATAATTTGGGGTTCAATTTACTCCCCTTTTCCAACACGTTTTTAACGTAAACAGTGGGATTGTCGATGACAAAATTAGTCAAAAAAGTGAAAAATGACGAAAATATACTTTCGTATATGAGTAGGAATATTTTAAGTTCGAAAAACGTTAAAACTCGAAAAATGGAGTAAAAATTCTACTCCAAATTTCGACTAAAAGTGTCAGAGATTTTTAGTACTTTTTCATCGGATCTATATAAAATCCTGTAAAATTAAACATTGATGAGATGAAACTGTTGTAGATATTTTGGTATAATGAAAACAATGTTGGATATTTATACCATTTATAATTATACATAGGTTCTTCAGTATCTAAAAATTTCTTTATAGTAGATCGTTTCATTCCAAATTTTTCATATACATGAGATAAATTTGGAAATATTTGTATAATATTTCCAAGTAGATCTGTTTGAACTACTGCGAATTTCCATATGTCGGGATAAGATATGTCTTTTGTAACAAGTGCATTATTTCTAATCGCTTTGTATAAGGTCGACTGAACTTTAGGATAATCTTGTTCGATATCAATATTTGAAATATCTAATAACCAATCGTTTTTAGAGTATGCTAAATTTGCATCATCTATACGATCATTGTCACTTGCTAGGACAAGTTTATTTCCAAATAATAGTGTATCTTGGAAATCGTAATTAGCTTTCAAAAATGGAAGATCATCAACATATCTCCATATACAACCACTCTCAGAATATAACCCTCCATGATATGGTAACAGACCTTTGCAGCATTTGATTACCATATTTATATCATACTCTTCTTGATCGATCTCATCTATACTATTATAGATTCTCTCAACAACTCTACAATACGTATTTATACGCATTATCATTTCAGGTCTTTTCATAGAAATCTCCCTTGTTTATTTTCAAGATTCTATATATACTCAGGAAATGAATTTAATAAATAACCAGGGATTTCTCCCTGGCTACTTATTTTATTTTACGTAACAAGACAATTTTTCGATATCTTCGGTAATCTTAGTAAACGCTGTATACAGTGATGCATTGTACAAAGACGTTGATCCCTGACGTTCAGAAAGTTGTTCTTTTTTAAGAGAAGAAATCAGATCGAAATCCTTCTTAATTGACTGATCTCTGTAAACACGTGAGATATTTGTGATATCGAAACGTACTACAGAACGATTGATGTAATCATCAGCTCGACCGCGAATAGTTGAAATCAATGAATCATCTCCACAGAATTCATGAATCTTGCAAATAACGCCGTTGTACGCGCTGAGATATATACGCTCTTTAACATCTACTTTAGGATCGATAGATATTAAAAGCGAAATGATACCTCTGTCAGTTTCATAGTTGAATTTAAGAGCTTTGAGATATGGATCATACTCTTCAAATCCAGCGTAAATATCCCTTGTAATAGGGGGAATTCCAGAATTGTACGAATCGTTGAAATATGAAGCACCGGCAAGATGTTGTTTGTCAGCACGATATGTACGTGTTTTACCCTCTTCGAGGATAATTTTCTGTTCAAACTTATAGATATCTTCCGGATCGCGTCTTGCATATTCATCGAAGATTGCATCAAACGCCATAGCCATTGACATATCTGGATCAATTTCAATAAGATCGTCAAGGAATTCTTTAAATTCGATGAAACAGATACCAGTTTCAGAATCTTCTGCTGTAATGAGACTTGAAAACTCAGCAGCAGAACAATCGATATATTCGGTAATCATAGAGATGAAAGTATCATACAGTCGTGATACAGAATCACCTTCTTCTTGTTTCCAAATAAAATCTACATACGCATTTACCGAAACAGTGAAAGGATTCAAAAGTTTAACGTTTGAAATACCTTTAATTCCTTCGATAGCTTTTGTAACTTGTGACGTTTTGTAACGTTCGCCGATAATCAGAATTATCTGATGAAGGTCTGAAATGTCGAACGGAAGTTTGAACTCTGACATATATTCTCCTTGGAATAAATAAATAATTCTCTACAATATAACGTTCATGTAACTATCAGAAAACATACTAATGTATGTCAACAATGAATAAACGAGGGGTACTTATGTCTGATGACGTAATTCAGCCTACACTAAGTTCAATCTACAAAAGCTTAAGACTCAGAAAATTTAAGAATGGTGGAAATTATACCACAGGACTTAGAATAACTGATAATGATAAAGTTAATGTAGGCTTAGTGTTTCCTTTTGAATCTTCTACAAATAATATTGTGGATGGAATTCAAACAATATTTGGTTATAAATATGGTGAGCGTGTCACATTTTACTGGATGCCTAGAAGATTTCGTATAAAGGATAATATCTTTACAAGAAAATTCTTCAAGTATGATGAAAATATTCCACGAGTTATCAATTCAGATCTACCATCTCTTAGAACTAAGAAAACTGTTTTCGTTAGAACTGGTCGTAAAAACTATATCTACGACTATGGTAAAGTTCTGGAAAATGTATTTCCTAAATTTGACAACCATGCAGTATGGGGAGATAACAGGTTTATTAAACATTTTGAAGAATTCTTTTACGATTGGTTCAATTTCATATTGAACGATCCAAAATGTAAATCCGAAATCTTTACTACAGACCTTTTCACTGTAGGTGAGGGTGTTCGTAAGACTCATGGTAAAATTGTCATGGGTATAAAAATGTCTTCTTCCAACTCTAATCTTGTTAAATATATTGATCCATCTGTTCAAATTCCTAGAGCAGTTAAGAATCTTATGGATGAAATGATCCCTATATTTATCATCAGATGTATAATCGCTGGAGTTATTGGGTATAAAGAAGATCCTATTCTTGTGAAGATTTATGATCTTATCAAAGATACATCTATCGTATTCTACAACAATAACGGTAATGGATTTATTTTTAACTCCAATAACGATAAAGATATTCAGAGAATGAAAGGTGTTTCGATATTAGCTAGATTGAGAGATCTTTGTAAGATAACTCTCAGAAATAATACTGAAACTCTTGAAGCAATTGGTGTAACTGATGATATGATTGACGATACCGTTGAGACTATTGAAAATTCAGTTATAGATACTCAGAAACCTATTCTCAATAAAAAAGATGACGTTCTTGATGGCGCTGTCGATATGATGCTGAATAGTGATAAAGTTGCGAAACTTGCTCAACAAAAAGCTGAAGGTTTGATGGCATCTAAAGCTGTTAAAAATGATGGTGATGAAGATATTAACGACGTGTTTATTGATGAAGAGGAGAGTTCCGATGCTGAGATTGTTGATGATATCGATGACGTTAACGATATCCCTGATGATATTCCTATTGAAGAAGAAGAAATCGATGAAGGGATGTTATCGGACGACGGAGTCGGAGATGGGAATGATGATAGTGGAGGCACCGTACAAGACGGAACCGAAACTGGATCAAAAGACGAAGATGTGGATTCTGATATACGAAATCTATTGGCAACCGTAAGTAGAAGTAATAAACCTAAACTTACACCTGCCCAGATTCGTAGACGTCAGGCTATAAGAGATAAATATAAATCTCTTAAAATAGGTGAGAAGACTATCGAAGAAATTATCTTGGATAATAAAGTTACATCTATTGATACATCTATGCCTGATGTAAAAGTTCGTGATAATTCCGTTAAGGGTTCTCGCCTTATGGATATGGAACGCTCTTATATTGAAAAGACTATGGAGCATGATATTGTAAATGTCATGAAGAGTCTTAGCGAAAATAAGAGTATTGCGATGCATATCACTGACGTTGAAAAACATGATACGTCTGATCAGTTGACAAATAAATACACATATGTGTTTAAATTTGTTGATGATAATGATAAACGTCATACGGTCCGTGTTGATATTCCAAAACTCGATGAAGATGGTTTCCTTCTCGTTGGCGGGAATAAGAAGATATTGAAAAAACAATTGACACTTCTTCCTGTAATCAAGTGTAAACCAGACCTTGTTATGATTAGTTCAAATTATAACAAATGTTTTATCTATCGTCAAGGTAATGTAATTACAAGAAACGTATCTTACTTACAGAAGTTGCTTAATAAATATCTTGTGAATAATCCAAGATTTAAAGTATTCTTCGGTGATAATAGTAAAGAAAACACTTCTGTAATTACTAATATCGAATACGATGTACTCGCTGCGAAGTATCATAGATTCATTGTTGGGGTTTCAAAACTTCACAATAGTGAATATATCTTCAATCAAAAAGAACTTCGAAAATTGATTAAGGATAATAACCTTACATACAAATTCGATGTTAACAGACTCCCTGTCGGTATTGACTGGAAAGAACGTCGTGTAATCGATGTTGATCTCCGAGATTCCGCAGATAGCGTTTGTGATAAGATTTTTGAAGATATTCGCATGTATCAGGTTATGAAGAATCTTGATGAAGTATTGAAAACGATGAATATTGCGAAACGTCGAATGTTTACTAAAATTGAACTTCAAAGTAGAGACTACGCTTTGATTTCATTCTTGGGAGCTCTATATGGTCTTAGTAAAGTTATTAACACTGATAAGATTAAAGTTGAGTTCGCTGAGAAACGTTTACAAAACGATGAACGAGTTTATGTGAGATTTAAAGATGGATATTTGTATTATAATGATACAAATACTTCCGCGTCTCTTCTTCTCAATGGACTTGCATATATGAATTGTGAAGATTATGAATTTGCTGATTTTGATACTGAAAAACCTTATATCGATTACTTCTATGAAATTGCTCATAGTAGAAATGTATATAAAGGTCATACTGCATTCAAAGAGTTATTTATCGATAAAATAACTGAAGAGATTCTTATAGATCTGAAACTTCCAACAGACTTCTTGGAACTCTTCTTGTACGCAAATTCGTTATTGTCTGATAATACGTATACTCCTGAAACTTCTCTTGAGAACTATCGTATCCGTGGATTCGAGAATGTATCTGTAATTCTGTACAAGGCTATCTCAGCTCAGTACAGACTCTATAAACAGAGCAATACTGGTACAGGTAGAATATCTATTCAACAAGATCAGGTTATGGTAGGTTTGCATAAATCATTTATTCTTGAGAATTATGATTCAACAAACCCTGTAAATGAGTTGAAGAGTAAATCTATTGTAACTTTCAAGGGGCCCGGCGGGATTAATAATGATCGCGTGTTTACTCTTGAAAAACGTGCATATGATAGAAGTGCTATTGGCACGATTGCTATCAGTTCCGTAGATAACGGAAGTGTTGGAATTACTAAACAGCTGACTACAAATCCAAATGTATTATCTACACGCGGATATATTGATATTTGTAGATCTAAAGAAGAAGCTAAAAAATTAAGACTTGGCGATATTGCATCTCCTGAAGAAGCGAATATTGCATTTGTTAATAGTAATGATGACCCTAAACGAATTGGGTTTACATCTGGTCAAACTAAACACATTATCAAAGTTAAAAAAGCTTCGTTACAAGTTGTTTCTACCGGTATGGATAAATGTACTCCATATATGGTAGGGAATAGCTACGTTCCTAAAGCTAGAAACAATGGTGTGTGTAAACGAATTGATGAAGCCAATAAAATCATGATCGTTGAGTATGCAGATGGTTCTTCGGAATCTATAGGTATTGGCGAAAGTGTTCAGCGTAATAGTTCCTTCTATTTCCCAAATAATATCGTCCCTAATGTAAAAGAGGGTCAAAAATTTAAAAAAGGTGATATACTAGGCTATGAAGCGCAATTTTACAAAAAGGATGTATTTGGTTCTATTAGAGGCGTTGATGGTGTCCTCGCAAAGCTGGTGCTTCATGAGAAATCTGTAACAGATGATGACTCATCGAATATTACCGAACGCTTTAGTAGAAAACTATATACTGAAGTTGTAAAACGAAAACAAATCGTTCTTACAAAAGATACTAATATTGTCTCATTTAAGAAAAGAGGAGATCACGTATTAAAAGGTGACCCTATTCTCGTATTTGAAGACAGTGGAGATGAAGATGTTAATAAACTTATGGGAGACCTTGGCGAAATGAGCGAAGATGTGATGGCTATGGCACGTCAGACTCCTAAAGCTAATGCTACTGGCGAGATTATTGACATTAAAGTTTATTATACCGTTCCATTGGAAACTATGAGCGATTCAGTTCATAAATTTGTAATGGATTGGTTTAAGGATCTGAAAGCTCGAAATAAAGTTGAAAAGGCTTCTGGGATCGATAATATCAAAACTACGATGCAATTGAAACAAACTGAGCCTTTACAAGCTGGTGCTGATAAACGTATTAATGGTTGCATTATCCCTGATGAAGGTGGCATTGTAATTGAGTATTATATCAAGCATGAACAAGGTATGGGCGTAGGGGACAAATTGACATTATCTAGCTGTATTAAATCCGTTGTTGCACAGGTTGTTCCTGAAGGGAAAGAACCTGTTACAGATGATGGAATTATACTTGATGGTACTATGGGTGCATTTAGTAATATGGCGCGTATGGTATATTCGACGTTAATGATTGGTACTCTCAGTCATGTGATGGTTGAGAAGTCTAAGGAGATCGCTAGAAAGTTTTTAGATTCTTGAAAAAAAAATAAGGAGGGGGAGAAATCCCCCTTACCTTATTTTGCGTAGTCAGCTTTAATGCTGGCTATAGCGCTATCGCGTTCCGCGATATTTGCAGCAACAACAGGGTTTACAATATCCCTTGCAGGACATTCTTTAAGACCACCCTCCCAGGTGATCGTACGGGTTGAATCGCCCACGTTACATGCGATTATGGCGGAGCGCAAAGGCTCTCCGCCATCCTTGCCAAGGTTTTCAATGGTATCCGCGTAAGCGGATTTGACCATTGTAATTTCTTGGTTCATCTCATAGAGGTTTTTAACCTCTGTATTGTCATTTCCAACTTTAACCACTGCTACGAGAATGATTGCGAGAATGAGAGCAATAACTGTTCTGATTGAATACTTCATGATAGACTCCTTTATTTTAAGTTGTAGAGTTATAAGACACCTTATCTTATTTCCCTAATCTACCATAACTTAATATAGACATTAAAACCAAGTTATTACAGAACCATAGAAAAAAAAGTATGGGAGGGTGAGCCCCATACTTTTAAGATATTAATACATTCCGAGAATTCCACCGGCCCAGCCGAAGAATCCTGAAACTTTTTCGATAACCCAAGAACCCGCAGTTTTTGCATAATCCCAGATTTTGCCTCCGACATCAGCCATTCCATTGAGAACGTTTGTAAACAATGAACCAGCTTTATCAAACAGTGTTTCACCTTCGATATTTGAGAAAACTCTTTTTACAGTTTCAACTGCGAAGAAGAAGTTATCTTTAACGAAATTGAAAACTGCAACACCGGTTTTCTTTACAAATTCGAATACTCCACCGAAGAAGTTTGCAACACTGCTTCCGCCGTTTGATGCTGCATCTACAACGTTTGAACCAGCATTTTGGAATACACTGATTACTTTATCAAAAATATTAGACATGATACCATCCTTACCTGAAACTTTTTCATATATGAATTTTCCACCTGCAACTACACCAGCAATGATAGCAACTGGTATAATATAAGGTGCGATTGTTGATGCGAATGTTGAGACTGCTGTAGCGATGCTATTTGCTGTAGTTTGAATCTTTACCAACGCGCTCGATGCAAGAGTTCCCATCGGCGGAAGCATAGGTTTCATAATTGCACCAGATACCGTATCGAACACTGCCGCGGTCGTATCAGTTACTGGTCTACTAGCTATAGCATATTCTACAATTTTGGGAATTGCCGCACCTGCTCCAACTAGAGCAGCATTCTTTAAAGCTGAAGAGAATTCTTTCTTCTCGCTTTTATTCCCAATTTTATCATTGATATACTTTGCGTATTTAGTTATATCCCCACCACCATGTTTCATACAGCGTTCGGCAGCATCCTTCGATGAGAATACTCCGATACCTGTTTCGGTGTAGAGGGCTAAATCTTCATCCATCGCTGCACTAGCTATATCGGATAATCCAGATTTTCGATTAATCTTAACCTTCTCAAGTCTTGTACTTTGAGGAGACACTCTTCCAGTTCCACTTCCAATGAAAGTGCGTCTGATAAGATAATCGTGTCCTTTTAGTAGATCCATTGAGAGGCCGACTTCAGCTAATGCATTTTGGAAACTAATATTATTATCAGTTCCATCGGGTATGACATTTAAGACTTCTGACACTCCCCATTCAGGGGAGGTCATCCATAGATTTTTTCTTGTTAGAGAGAAACATGATACAACGTTTGCAAATCCATGAGATGTATCAGTGATTCCTCCATAAAGGATTCTCCCAATAAGTTTCTTAACTTTGAAAACTCTTTCATCCTGAGTACAAGAATCATAGGAAACTTTATACTCTCTTTGGAAGAAGTCTTTAAAATCTTTATAACTGTGAAAGAATATTCCGTTCAAGGTTTCGGATTTTACATAGTCTCCTTCTAGAGGAAGAGGCATTACACTGTAAGGTGTATTCGCTCCTAACTCTGGAGTCTGCTTTATCACGTAAATTCCCTCATCAACAACTCCTTTGTTGACTCCAGGAATCTCATCAATAACCATTACCATTCCCTCAGAATCTATGAAGGTAGGAGTATCATCCTGATCCTTGTAGATTCGAGAAGTACGGTATGCGAACTTTACTTCATAGTCCGTAAATCCAATCTTCCCATGACGAGAAGAATATTCTGCAAACTTTGTAAATGAAGCTTCATGAATCTTACATTTCTTTTCTTTAGAAGTTAGGGTGAAACTTCCAAAACCAGCACACTGATAATAATAGTTATTATTGCCAGCAAGCTTGTTTTCGATTAGATCTGCAATTTCCGTGAGAATCATTTGACGCAGCATTAATACAGAATTCTTAAATGCGGTTTGGTTCGGGATCCGTGTAATTATATTCCACAGATTGACTCTAAAGTCTTCCCCTCTCTGACCGCTCAGATAGTTGACGGTTTTGATATTACTCAACGTTAATCCGAACTTTTCAGTCGGACCATCGAGTACAGTATTCTCGTCAACATCATTGAAGATTCTATCGAGCAGTAGTTCCTGCTCATACATGTTTCTTGAAACTAGTTCTGGATCGAAGATATCCACCAGTTCATCAATTCCATTTTTAGGCATAATTGTCCCTTCATGGGTTAACGGGTATCCATTAACTTCGGTGTAATATTTTGGATCATATCTAACCCCTCTGGTAGTTCTTTTCCATTCTTGTTTCCGGAGTGCCATTTATATCAACCCCTTTCATAAGGATGAATCATTTAACTCTATCATAACTTAATATATAATTATAGCTCGTTATTGAATTTTCGTAAAACATTATATTGTACTAATATGATTTAAAGGAGTGCAATATGGGTATTTTAAGACCTGAAGTCTTTAAAGCTCTATTTCCAAGAGCTCCAGTTTGTTTCATCGATGAATTGAATAAATATCTCGGACCGTATGGAATAAACACTGTTTATAGACTTTCATCATTTCTTGCTCAAGCTGGCATAGAAACTGGTGGATTTACCGCATTTGAAGAAAATTTAGGATATGATGCTTCTGGACTTATGAGGGTGTTTCCTAGTAAGTATGGCGGAAGTCCTGATCTTGCTAGGGCTCATGGTGGAAATCCTATACTAATTGCAAACTATATGTATGGTCCTGAATTGAACTCTTCAGGTCAAGTTATAGGTCCCGATAAAAAAGGTCTTGGAAATAACGAAGTTGGAGACGGTTGGAAATTTCGAGGACACGGAATACTACAGGTAACTGGTAAAGGTGTTTATAATGTATTTGCCAAACAAAAAGGAATGTCTCTTGATGATTTCTTGAAGTATAGTAAAACATTTGAAGGTCTTGTTGAAATAGGATTTATGTATTGGAAGTATGCCGGATTAAATTCTATGAATGGCGATATGAAGAAAATCCGAAAGAAGATAAATCCTGGACAAGATTCTGAAACAACTGCTAAAAAAGATAAACTTTTCACATCTTCTGTAGTAGTTATTAAGGGTGGTAGACCAACTTATGTTGTAGATAACTATTGGCACACTAAAACTACTACATGTTTAAAACCGACGTCAAGCTACTTACCTGCAAATTATAAAGCTAGAGATTCTTCTGGAAGTAATGATAACGATAAAGCTGTAGCTAAAGATTCTAAAGGTAACGCGACACCTACAGCCTCAAATCCAGAATCTGGTCCAGTTGTTAAAGGTTCTAATGGAGCTGTAGATGTACAATCTATACAATTGCAAACTGGTATTAAACGTGATAATAATTGGAGAATTGGATCACGTGGAAAAACTAAGTATCGTGTAAAGTTATCTAAAAATTTTATACGGGACATGTTTGCATGCAAATGTTGCGGATCTGATACAGTTGATGCAAATTTAGTAGTTGTACTACAGCGTCTTCAGAATAAGATTTCTAATAATAAGATAACTATAGAAACTGGTATCGTTTGTCCAAAATACAAAGGTAAGTTACTATGCTCAGAAACTATGGCTCATATGTATGGACGAGCTGTAGATATCAAAGTTGATGGGATGGCTTCATCTATTGTGGTTAGACAAATAGAATCTATATTTGGAGAATTAGTATATTGCTATTCTGTAAATAATGAGTTAACACATCTTGACGTAATGAACTGTTAATGATTGGTTGAATTATGGCTAAAGTTAGAAAAAAAGCTGTTGGGAGGGTTAAGCTTTCTAGAAATATATATCGTGACATGTTTGCGTGTAATTGTGGATGTGGTCTAGATACAGTTGATGCAAATTTAGTAATAGTTTTACAACGAATTATAAATGCATTTGGAAATAGACCTATATTTGTAACTAGCGGAAATCGATGTAAACACGCCAATGACAATAGTAAACCGCCAGGAGCTAAAGGTTCGATGCACTTAAGGTGTAAAGCTGTAGACTTCTATTTTCCTGAACATGGAGATATGCCTGAAGTAAAAGGTTTTGAAATTGCTAAGGTTATAAATTCATTGTTTGGAGATATATTATACTATTACATACTTGATGGTTCTTACCATGGTATTACTAGTCAACGTGGAAGGGTTTGCCATATCGACGTCGGGAATGCCTAGGCACTTGAAGGAATTGAAAATATGTAGGGGATTTCTCCCCTACATATTAATATTTTGGAATTGAAACAATTTTTTCACCAGTATCATTATTGGACGACATGGATCTATCTTTGATGATCTTTAGTACACTTACTAGATCCGTATACTCTTTATCTAAGATCATTATATAGTTGTATGAACCATTATCGACAATAGCTTTATCACTAAGCTTCTGACGATCTTTAGCAGTTCCTTGAATATTTGAATTTCCATTTTGGAAAGTCTTTATATTCACAATAAGGTTATAAACTGGAAGATAAAAATCTGGGATATGAAATCTTTCAGATCCTTCATACTCAAAATTGAATATAATATCACACTGCATTACTTCGGATGAAGGAAATTTTAAAGTTTCATCACAGAATATGAGGAAGTCTAATTCATAACTAGATGAATATCCAATTATTCCTCCATCACTATATGTATATTCTCCACTATAACTTCGACCTTTGATTGCATTCATTTGATGCTCTGGAGTAGAAGCTGGATTATCTGTTCCAAGCCTTCTCATACAGTTACGACGGAATTCTTCTCGTGCTTTCTTTACACACGCATCCGAACAATATCTTTCATACCGTCCTTTTTCTTCATTCCACTTAGTTTTCTTTGGACAAACTACACATTTACCATGAGATTTTTTATATTTTCTATTGAAAATATATTGCTTAACCGATACTTCGTCCGGAATAACTCCACCATGGTCTTCAGCGACGTGTTTATGTAAACCCGCAGTATTTGTAAATTTCTTAGGACACTCTGGACACTTATATAAATTTACTTTAGCACTAGCGGCTTTCAACGAAATTGTTCTAGACATATCTTTCTCCATTGTTTTATTACAATAATATGTTTTCGTCTGAGAATGTATATAGTGTTAAACATATTATTGGGAGTTAGAGGAGGAATATTGATTACAAAAGATAAAACTGTTGTAGATTTTACACCAACTATAGTGAACAATGATCTACAAAAGCTATACGACCACGGTCTGGTTAAAATAAACCAAATCGTTACTACAATTCTACACACTCTATATATGGAGCGTGGAACGTTGGATGAGTTTCCAGAAGCTGGTTCATTCAATGATGTACTAAACTTATACTACGCTGAAAGTGTAGAACAAATTCAGAGTGCTATATCTAAAGGATTAAGTCGATATAATCGCAATGATATCGACTGTCAGATAATTCGAGATGATAGCGATTCAAGATTGGCGTACATAATGATAACTGTTTCCGGGATTCCGTCATTGAAATTCACGGCAGATATTATTAGAAATGATAGAAGAGTTAATATTGTTAACCCCAACATAATGGAGATTTGATATGAATAATGGCGATATCGATTTTGAAATTGTGACAGGTGAAACTAGTATGTCAGATAATTTAGGTTTTTCAACAGTCCCTGTAATTCCTATCCAGTCTAAGGATATTCCTATAGATACTAATTTCAAATGTCATACTAGAATTGAAGCTAACTTTACAAAAGAGCTTAAAAAAATAAATCTTGATGAGGTTGAAAAAGATTTAAGTGAAAGAACTTATAAGCAGCATATAGATCCGGTAACTCAGATTCCAGTATTTAATGCTCATCATAAAAAAGTTCTTATTCGTGGTGAAAATGGTGAGAGCGTTCTCATTAATAACCATGAAGAGATGTGGAAGCAGCAGTTGAAAAATGCTGGAAAACTTGACCTTGCTAGAAAAACTCTAGATCCTTCAAGTTTTGACACAACAACTACTGTTGATCCTAATGCTCCAATTTATGATGATGATGATTTCATCTTCGAAGATTGAAAAAAAAAGATAGGGGAGAAATCCCCTATCTTCTTATCTGTTTTACAAACTTAGTGATGTACGGCATGATGACGAGCAGCATTTTGTTTTGCTCGACGATTCATTGCCTTAATCTCCTTGTTTGTCATTGGTGTACCATCGCCGCGAAGAGGTTTAACCTTGGATGCAGGTTCAACTACTTCATATGTGGTATCATCGTGTACTGTTACATTTTCAGTGACAATGATCATTGGTTCATCATCGGTTTCAGTTCCGAGGTCGAGAATACGAACGTTTCCAAGTTCATGGAATACACTCTTGATATTTGCTTTTACTCCAAATGCGATGAACTTTCCAAGGATTTCCTGAGCCTTTTCAGAAGGAATCCGTGGTTTGGTATCATCACGCTTGAAGTGTCTGAAGCAAAGTTCACCGAGTGTCAGATCAGTAAGGATATCGCCGAATTCATCCCCATCTTTGGTATCGTTGAGGATTTGAATAAATTTCTTTCCAAACTCTGTAAGTTCGAACTGATCTTCAACAACTTTATCAGAACTTTTAACGTTTCCAGTTTCAACAGGCGCTTCAATATCATTACTTGCAGAACCAATAATGTGTACAGATTTACCATGGTCATCTTCATCATGGACCGGAGCCGCCATAGTATCAGTTTTACCGTTGACAAGATTGTCGAGTATACTTACAAGGTTTTCAGAACCTTTTGCGATTTCCCCCATTGCAAGTATATACTTCTGAAAAGTTTCATGATCGAATTTTACAATAACTTTATCGTTCAATTTTGAGAAGATGAAAAACTTCCGCACTGAATCACAGTTAACTTTTGATTTCCATTCGGATTCTGGCAATGTCGCCATAGTTTCACTGCACAGTCCTGTAAGTTTCTCAAGGAGTTCATAATCATCATATGAAATTTCCTTAGAGAGGAGCAAAGTGCTCTTCGCACAAATCAGTGTTCCGAAAATGAATTCATCATTGATTTGATCATTTGTTGGTGTAAAAATAGTCGCTTCAGTCATAATAGACTCCTCATTTGTTTTGTTTAATTACCAGATACTAGAATCACCCATATTCTATTACCTTTACTCATAACTAAATATATAAATAACAAATTTTTTAAAAAATCGATTTATTAAATAAAAAAAGAGGCGCTTAAATGCGCCTCTTTTTTTTCTTTATTTCCCATATGGTGGTAAGAATGGTCCCATGATATCCTCCAAGTAAAGATTTATAATTCTAAACAATACTTTATATACACTTCATATAACCTTTAATACATATATTATATTGGGGGATATTCTCCCCCAATATAACGATTATTGAAGATTTGCAACACTTGGAGATTTGGTTATTTCGTAATTGACCACTGTAAAACCATCAAAGATCATCTGAAATTTCTTATGAATGCCATCTTCATTTACAGAACCACCATACGTATCATGCAGAGTTATAATCTTTTTAAGAGTATCTTTCACAAATTTATGTCTATCATTGTGATTTACATATCCTTGCGTCTTCTGAATCTCAAAGAAACTATAAGTATACTTCTGAATCTTCAAATCTCCATACCCAAGAGAATCTAGCGTTTTACCTAGATCCTCATGGTGCTTAGCTATTATCATATCCAATAATTGAACTTCTTCAAGAGACAATTCTCTTTTAGGATTAGACTCTTCAATTAATAGGAGAATTCGTTTCAGACCAAGTATTGAATCTTTAAACGATCTGTCTAATATTTCAAACTTTCTCTTCTGAAAAAATCTTCTTATAAATTTAAACAATTTAATCTCCTAACAAGTTATGCTTGAGGAATTGAACAAGGTCCAACGATAGAACCTGTATTCCCGTTCAATTGAACTTTACGACTTACAATTCCATCAAATATGAGTTTCGCATCATCGTTTTGCTTTCTTATATCTGCGCAAGTCTCTTCAAATGTTTCGATAAAATCGGAAAGATCATCGAGAGATTTGGTTCTGTAAACCCCGTTAATTACAGACATTCTACGATAATTATCTGGAATAGGAATGTACCAAATTTCGCCAAGATCGAGAGGTTGAAAACTAATAACAAATTCACTATCTTCTGCATCGATCCAGAAGTTTGTAGGAATCACATCAGTATTCTGTCCAACGAACTGATTTGAAGATCCAGGGAGATAAGTTGAAGAACTTAGTTCTGCAATTGTTGTAGCAAATTTAATGCCATCTCTAACTGTAATAGACATAATTAAACCGTTTCTTTAGTGTTAATACAACCATTTTCAATATGCGATAATACCTGATCAACTGATGGTAATCCGAAATACTTCTGACCTATATCAAATATCGATGTATCAAGGGTTTCCATCATTTTATTAAAGTCTCCACCTTGAGATATTGGTATATTTAAAGTATTCCCATTACCTATGTCCCTCTCGAAAAAGATATCGACTATTCGTCCAAATATCGTAGTTTTGAGAATGTTATACGCAATCATGAGAGAAGGATACTCTGCTGTAAGGTCAAAATCCACACAACTTCGATATATGTGTGTCAAGATCCCCATCAAGTTAATCCCTTTCTTGATAATTAAATTAGGACTTGCGATAATAGCACCAGGAACAGATTCATCGATATCATATCCTTTATTGTTACCAATAATCTCGCCACGTTCTTTTAAGAATGTTGCAAGTTCGTTTTTGATACCTACAGTCTTTCTAGTACCATGTGTAAATCTTGAGTCTTTACATGATACCATGTAACGAGGAATGTCCTTGTTAGCTCTTTCAATTTGATCCTGAACAACAACGTCCATAATAGCATATTTGAGGAATACTCGGAAATTCTTCTTATATACATCTTTAATCGTATAACCTTCAGATTCAAGGTCATATTTCTTAATGTATGCATATTTCTCGCCAATAGTATTCAATTTATAATTGTCTTCAAGGAATCTCTTTCTAAGATTAGAATGGAGACTCATCTGACAATAGAATTGAGTTGGAGAAGTTGAAAAGATTTTATCCATATATCTCGAGAAATGTGTAGCAGCCTTACGGTTAAATCTATCAGGATCTTCAACATATTGGAAATATCGATACTCCGGAGGAACTGATGGATCGCTAAATAAATCCGCCATATTCAAACCATTCTTTGCAGCACGTTTTGAAATGGTTATCATATCGAAGTTAATACCCCAACAACCACAGAAATCGGGTTTAGTTTCTTTAAGAACGTTTGCATAAGTTTCGATAAGATCAGCTTCTGTTTCTACTAATCTGAATTGAAACTTATATTTGAAATCGTCAATATTTGAAGCTTTCCCCCCATCTTCAACAATAGATTCGATAGCTTCTAACATTATCTTCGTAAAGAATTCTCTCATCTCTTTAACAAAGTCTTGCAGATTGCCAAACAACTCCACGATTTCGGGTACATCTTTATCGTTCAATACATTTACGTAGATAGTCTTTGTAGCACTATCAAGGTGACATATTGAACAAATTGGAACCAATGCTTTATGTTGGTCGAAGTCGTCAAGGTCTGCTCGAACCTCGATATCCATAAAGCTCGGTCTGTAAGATATATCTGCCGAATGATCTCCATGTTTTTCATTGAAGTTCAGTTTAAATACATCTTCAACATGCATATCAGCATGATACAATTGAGAACTGCCGTAAATTCGTTTATTCACGAAATCACTTTTAGTTCTCCAATCTTCTTTAGCCTGACGATACTCATCAATAATTCCAAGAACTTTTGCCATTTCATTATGACGAACTGAGTACTTAACTTTTACAGGTTCAAGCATATCTACAGGACAAGATAAACGGTGATATCCCAAGTCTTCTTTAGCTTTGAAGAATACATATTCAGGTTCATTCTTTATATGTATATTTCGACCACCATTGGAATCTGCTACAACGTAGAATAATGCATCTGGTCTAGATTTTTCAATTCTACCAGTTCTAGGATCACGTTTAATGTCTGCATTAAGATACAGCGTTTTCACCACGGATTCTATCATTTATATCTCCTTCAAGACTCCAGATATCAATATATTTATAGAAATTGTGTATAACGATCATGTCAACGAACTGTCTACAGTATACTGTGCTAGTCATCTCTCGTTCGCTAACATCGATTCTTCGACAATACTCAAATCTATTTAATTTGAGAGGGCATATTGAATAAAGAATTTTCAATATTGTACCGTGTTCACTCTTTAAATCAAATGTAGTTTCACTTATAAGACCTTCATGCATAGATCTTAATACGTTCTCATCAGATATGACTTTCATTTGAGAAACATATTTTAAGATCTCTGTAACAGATTTAGATTCTTTTAAGATATCTACATAGAACGAATCTGTATTAGATTGCATTATACATGGGAAACCAAATTCAAATGTCTCCGAATCATAGGAAACTTCAGACAATTTGTCAATAGTTTCCTTTCTAAATAGAGCAATGTTTATATTCATAGATTTTGAGATATGATATTTTTCAAGATTTTCTTTAGATTTACTTGAAAATAACTCAATATCTTTTGGAAAATCTGTACCTGTCATTGCAAGTTTTGCAGGATAGAATTCTTCTCCCCAAGGATTTACTTCTTGATCTATGAAAAATACCGGATGGACAGAACCATCACTCTTACTGATATAATGATATAGATACATTAAATCATCATTATTTTTACTCTTTCCAAATTTAGAAACGCATGTCAACATCTTTTTAAGTTTTAACTTGTAAGTTGTAACATCTTTTTTGGCTAAACATATTTTCATAGTTTTCCCTCTCTTATCTAATATGATGTTTTTCGTACAATAACATCATATTGATGACAAATTAGTAATTTAGGAGGATATTTTGTATAACCTTACCCTTAATAGTAAATACATTCTTTCCACCATTGGTGGTAGTGTTATAAATTCTACATGTATCGTAACCGGAATTATCAGTTATGATGAGTGTATTTCTGACGGATTTGATGTAAGATCTATTGCATTCAATGAAAAAGTTCTTGGAAAAGATGATGATACTTATCTTAAAAACAATTCATATTTCAAATGTCGCGAAGTCTCAGTAGACCCGGTTACACTTCAAATCGTTTTGGGTGATAATTATTTTGTTGTATGGTCTGACATAATTGATGCAACTCGTACAAATTATCTTGAAGAGACATATACTTTTAAGTTCAATATAAAAGTTAAACCATCTTCTACTGGCGATACAATGCCAATTTTAAATATTTTATCGGACGTTGAAACGTATCTCCGTGATAAATATAACTCTGTTGCAGAATTTATTGCGATTTCGGGAGATCAAGCAATTGAAGTTGATAAAATGAGAACTACTCTTGATGAATGCTATAAAGTTCTTCGAGGATTCCAATCATTTGGAACGTTCATACCAACTATTGAGAAACTTGTTTCTGATGAACTTTCGCTTAAGATTGTGGATATTCAAGATAACGTTGATATCCTTAGTGAGAAAATAACCACTATTGCGGCTGGATTATAATGAATAGTTTAGAAAATGAAATATTTGCCATTTTTGGTTTAGAATCTGAGGATAGTACGAGAATGAGTTTGAATAATTGTATTAATCGTATCTTCGATGCTAAATCTAAAAACGAAGATATCAGTTTTTCTGATGGCGAATTGACATCTATGATAAATTGGCTTGAGGAATTGAAAGAGCACCGTGACAATCAATCCCAACTACAGGAGAATAAAGTTTCATTAGATCATATCTCCCAGTGGAGAGATGACAATGCAGACTTTATCAATAAGACTCCAGATGGTAAAAAAGATAGAAAATCTCTTATATCTTTCTTTAAAGAGAAAGTTTATGAAGAGATTGATGAAGCTATCGAAGCTCATGAAAAGAATGAGAAGGATCATACTGAAGACGAATGTGGCGATGTTATAAATACTGTAGTTGCGTTGGTTAAAAATCTTGGAGTTTGTCCTGCTAAGGCTTCTAGACGTGGACATGATAAACTTAGACGCAGAGTGTCTGTTCTACGTGAAGGTGGGACATGGGACGATGCAAAGAAAGCTCATCCTAACTAATTTAAATATAGTAAAGTGTGGGAGAGATCCCACACTTTATAATTACTTGTAAATAAAAAAGATTTATATGTGGGGAATTACCCCCACATATATCATCGGTACTATTTTTTCACGAATGCAAGATCAACCATTTTGGAGAGAATCTGTGGTTGATATATGAAATCGTGTTCAACAAACTGACACTTTTCGCCAAGTATCTTAATTGTTGAAACTTTAGCACCTTCAGAAAGTTGCATTGGCGGGATATATGCCGGTGGCATAATCGTTGAACCGAACAGACCATTTGCCCACAAAGGATTTCCGATATACGAATCGATTGTGAAATCAAGACCGAGAGATTCGAGAGATACAACTGCAGAGTTCGAGAAGTCGATATCATCGAAATATCCATCAGCATCGCCCATATCAAGATCTTCATTCGTAATCATAACTGGAGCATTACCAAGATCGTTAAGGAACTTAGTATACTCATCTTTCATAGGATCGTTATCCGAAAGAAGGTTGTGATTAATATTGATACTGTTAAGATACCCAAGTACCTCTTTTGTAACTAGTTCGTCAGCTCGAGGTGTAATCCCACCCAGATCTACGGGATCAAGAGGCGTAATACTCTTCTTCATAGGTTGCTCCTTTTATGAAAAGATTGTTATATAGTACGTTCTCATCATACTATATATAATTCTAACTATCGTTTAAATATTCTTGAAAATAAACTCTTCTTTGGGTTGTTGACTGGTTTATACTTTTCAAGAAGTTTCTTACCGTCTTCAGTTGTTTCAGCATACTCGAATACTATAGAACTGATTAAATTACTATACATTCTGTCAATGAATATAAGTTTCATTTTCTCAAGATGTTGTACTATAAGTACATCATCTATTTCTATAAATCTTCTAACCGAATACTTGTCTAATAAGTCGATTTCATGTTTAGTCATTCCCCGCCACCACTTTTAATATGTGATCACGTTCCACTTTAACTCCATGATTTTCAAGTATAAACTCCATTGTCGCTTCTACAAAATCCATTTTCTCATACTTATTCTCGACATGCTCCGCACCAGATAATCCTTCTTCAGCTTTTAATTCCTTATGAAGTTTTCTAGCATATGGTTTGTCGATAGTAGTTTTAAGATTACTTTTTGAGAATCCGACAATATCGCTTAATCTTTGAGAATCTATATCACGATCAATACGTATACGAAGTTTAAATGATTCATCCGCATACTTCTGTAAAGATTCCATTAGTCTATCTCTATCTAATGGAAGATCTTTTTCGATAATTGTTTTGAAAACTTTAGCGCCAGTGTTGACAATAAATTCTCGTTTAAGAATAGTTTTGGCAACAGTGTCGTATTTGTAGAATCTAAAACCTTTATCTTCTTCTTCGCCATGATTATATCTTCCAAAACTACCATTTGAATCATATCTATCCTTACTACAAGGAGTGTGAATATGTCCAAAGTTAACAGTTCCGTGAGTTATATTCTTGAAATGCTTCTCATAGTTCCATATAGGTGAAGTCAGTTTCCTGAAAACTTGTTTCTTTTTTCCTGTGTACGCTAGATGGTCAAACATTCCATGTCCCATAACATGGTCATATTTGAAATCGATGTTCAGATATTTAGCGTAATATTCCTCAGGATCTGCCATATATTCTTCTGGGATAAACAATATCTTCATCCCGTAAATCTCATCAACTGCAACCTTACTATATATTCTAAATTTCTCAGAAATTCTGTGAGAGAATACATTTATTTGATTATCGTCGTGTGATTTTGTACCTTCAACTATTACAATAGTTGCTCCGGTATCGATTAACTTATCTACAAATCTATGGAAAACTGACGCTGCTGCAGAGTTGACATTAACTCTTTCATCTACAACGTCACCATTTACAAAAATTATATCAGGTCTTAGTTTTTCTATAGGTTTGAAAAAGTTATCTAAAAGGTTTTCCCATTGATATTGAGGATCTAAAGCTAATATATGTATATCTGAAATTGTCGTATAGCTAATTATTGACATATCTTGAACCCTCCCAATATAGTGTTTAGAGGGTTTTATAAATATAGCGAAAGATGGGGATATCCCCATCCTCCAACTATATTTATAATTGTCTCACCTATATCTAACTAGTAGGATTTATATCATCACCACCAGTAGTATCGATTTCAGGTCCACCACTCCCAGCATCAACAATGGTCGTTTTATCGTCAACTTTAATTCCTTTTTTACCCAGCCAACTAGCAGCTAGCTTGGTTAGAAGATTTGGAACGGTATCTCCTTTAACTTCAATACCGACAAATGAAGCTAGTATAGAAGGACTCAATATTCCCCAAAATCCTCCTACTAGGAATTTTATCCATCCGTTCTTTATCCAAAAGAGAATAAACGACAACGTTGCCATTGTTAAGATAATCCCAAGAAACAGACACACGATAAATAAAGCTAATTTTACAAAGAAATAATTTTTGTAATTTTTAAGCTTCATCAAATTCTTTGTATAAGTATCTACATTGAATTTATTTGAAGCAAATTCTCTAATTAACATCCATAAAAATACGCTAATAGTTACCAGAAAAATGTCAGATAAAAGTGCGACATCAATTCGACCAAAAAGAACGGTGCCAATGGTAGTATTAAGAGTTGTAATATCATCACCCACACAATCCCCCCTTCCGCGTCTATGTCGCTTTCGTAATTAATGTATGTCGTCTGTAACTTCAATGTGGTTTCCGCCGAACGTTCTATCGTTAACACGTCGTCGTTTATTCGCTTTACGAATGCTATTCAAATCATATTGTACTAATATAGTAATTCCTATTAAGAAAATCAAGAAAGAACTTATTAAAAGTATAATTATATGATACGAATCATATGCGTCAAACGTAGAATCGACTATCTTAGAGTTTCTGTTAAAGTTTCCTAGATGTTTTATGACTGTAGGATTTGAACTTAGAGTTTTAACGATATCGATTTTGGTTAAAACTATAAGCTGTCTAACATCTGGATTAACTCTACCATCATATAATTCAACTTTATCCCCAAGTAAACCACGTTTCCAGTTTATATAAGTTGCACAAAGTAATATTCCGCTAAGATCATTTACTTCATACGTTCCATCTAGAAACCGTTGTTTAAGAGAATCGATATCCAATTCTCGAGTATCTTTGCCATAATAATCGTAAATATATTGTTCAAACGATTCAAAAGTCGGGGAAGTGTTTTTGAGAATAGCCTTTGCAATATCGCTATACTCTTTATGATCATTTCCCTTATAAATGCTAATTTCTGTACCTTTAGTTACATCATCTAGAGGATATAATTTACTCCCATGTCTGAAGAAAACAATTTTGTCCCCATATGGGTCAATTTGAGTTCTTATCAGATTAGAAATAATTGAGGTTTCCCCTAATACTGCTTTATCGAAATCTTCTACAAGCTTGGCGCTATCGTTCTTAAAAACTTCATCAACTTCTCTAACGATCGATGCCGATGCAATTGTATTTTCTCTTTCCTTTTGAGAATACTCTTGCAATAGCAATGATGTTACATAATCCCATGATGACTCTTTAAGCATCAATTTGTGAACTTTAGACCTAACGACACTATCATTTGTTAGTCGATCTTTAGTCATAAATGCAACAAAAACTAGCAGCCCGATTGTAACTAAACCGATAAAAAATAGTATCGATGTGCTAAAGATGTTGTTAAATACACCTTTAATACGTTCAAACATTTCATTTTACTCCTGAGAGAACAAGTTAAACATAATTATTACCATTATTATGTTTCCTTACGATGAAACATATTAGTGTGATTAAAATTATTAGAGAGGTTCCAATGGCTGCTAAAACTACTAGAAATGAAGTTGAAAGAAAGGGGTTATCTAAAGAATACACCCTTCTTAATATGATCATAAAAGGGAATGAAGTTGATATCGAACGCCATACTCCAGGTATCATAAAACACATAGGCCCACATATACAAGAGATGTCTGCAGCTATGTCTACATCTGGTCCTGAAAAACGTATCGTGTTTACTAAGGTTCATGAAGATGCGTTTATTAAAGAATCCGGAGTTAAGGTTCACGAAATTGAAAAAGCTATTAAAGATTGTAAAATAATCGGAAAGAACTTTATCACATATTCAAACCCATTTTATATACTCATGTCTAATCTTATAAGTTATCATTATAAGAAAAAGACTATGGTTGGAAAAGGTGAAGTTGCAAAAATACTTACACTGTATCTTGCTCTTCGTATTTATAAAGCTGCATTCGGCGCGTTCTTTCCAAACTTTATTCCGAATAAAGAAACTATGGATGCTACGATTGAACGACTCGGTAGTAATAGATTTAATGTGAAAAAGTATAAAACTATGTTTAACACGATAGTTTACATTGCTGAATCGCATTATGAAAACTTCCGAGACATTCTCGAAGATCCAATTGATGATAATATCATATACTACATTTCAAACCTTTATGGTCGTATTAAACTTATGATGAGACTTATCTCCAATAAGTATTATGATAACCATAAGAAAGGTATCAAACAGACTACAGACTCATTACAGTCTGAAGCTGAAGATGGTGAAATGTATTTGAATGATGTTGAAAATGTTAGTACACTGATTGCTGTAAATAGTCGAAAAATATATTTATCGTTCGTATCAGATACTTGTGCTAACCCTAAAATACTACGAGGGGTTTGTCAACAAACCGAAGTATCTTATTCTAAGATGACTCTCACGATTAATCTCATACTTGAGAATCGTGAACCACTTGTTGAATCTCTCCTTATAAAGATGCTTAGTTATTTTTATCAGTCTGGTGGGAAAACTATCAAGTCTGTTAAGTTTATAAATAGTATGATTGAAATCTACAAAGTTTCAAATACTTCCGATGAGACAATTCTGGCTATAAAAGATGTACTTCACCAAATCATGGATAAGTATAGCGACAGTTATCGTAAAACTAACCACGCTGGACTCTTGTCAAACTTAAAAAAGACACTTCACATATACATTGCACTCTATGCAGTGGATTGCATGTAAAAAAATATAAGTATAAGGGGATTTCTCCCCTTATACTTATTGTCTATAAAATATCCACCTAGACTCGTCGTGGGCCTACGTTAACTCGTTAGAGTTGTGCAATCAATGCTCCCAATCTGAAAGTGTGCTCATATTTACATATGGTCGCATCAGACATCTTCGATTCTTCGCCAAGACTTATGTTTTAATGTTGCTGATCTATAAGAATGTCAACTGAACACGCAGCCCTAGTTATAGCAGTGTATATCCATCTACTATATTCAGGTCTGTACTTTGGCATCTCATCGATCACAAGTACGTCAGCCCACTCACTTCCTTGAGAAGAAGTTGTTGTAGCAGCCCATGCAAAGTCGCAGAATACCGAATCTCTTTCGCTTTCAATATCATCTATTCTTAAAGTTTTAAGATCTGGGACGAACTCTGTGTATCCATCAAATATTCTTCTATTGCACGTCACATCAAAATATATATCATTATCGTCAACAAACATTGGACGAGCTTTTATATTTATTTGATAATCATTTTCTATAGTTGAATCTTCGATAACTTCACATTCCATTCCATTTACTATACAAAGTTCTATTCCAAGATATTCGATAGATTTGTCATACCTATTTCCTAGAAACATAACCTTCTCACCTTTAACAGGATACTTTGAAGTTATACCAAGTTGTTCACGGATATGAGAGTTTAGATGTTTTCTAGTTTTATTTGTCCAACATAAAACCTTATTGTAATCTAACATTGGTTTTATCTGAGTTCCAAGTTCTAACGCTCTAGAGAACCCATAATTTCCAGGAAGAATTGGTTTTTTATTTCTAGCTATCATTGCTAAAGTTAATATTCCTGAAGTATCATCGGTTCTCATAACTTTATCTAGAAACACATCCAAATTTTCTTCATTTTCAATAAATGTATTCTTCTCGAAGACTGGAGGGAGTTGCCCTGGATCCCCTAATGCAATAACCGGAACTCCGAATGATAGTATATCATTCGTTAGTGAATCTCCGACCATTCCAAATTCATCTATAACTATAAGTTTTATGTTTTTTGGAATTAGTTGTTTCTTGGAAAAGAATACTGAGTTTTTATAAGGCTTAGCATTGTAAAAACTTCGATGTATAGTATTTGCCATATGACCCTTCATTCGAAGAACCGATACAGCCTTACCTGTTAATGCGCAGTATAAAACACTATTTGTAGATAAACCTATTGCTTCAATTATAGATCTCAAACATGTACTTTTACCAGTACCTGCCAAACCTCCCACGACAAACAGTTGTCGTTTGTGAGATTCAAGATAGTACCAATTCAAAGCTTTATATACAGCAGCTTCTTGTTGATCGTTTAACTTGAAACTCATGTTATTTCCTTCTTTTTATAAAATAACTCTCACATGAATGTTAATAGGTTAAAAAAAAGAAATAGGGGATTTCTCCCCTATTTCAATCAATTTATTGAAAATTCCCATTCAACTGTGTAATACTGATTTTATCAGTGCCACCAGTGATTGCAATCTTAATAAGTTTCGGAAGAAATTTGGAAACTTCAGTTTGAATTCGAGAAATAAGTGGACGAGCGCCTTGAGAAGGAATTACTCCTACTTTATAGAGGTGATCTACGAATTTCTTAGAACGAAGAGAAACTGTAATATCCGTTGTACGTTTAGTATCTTCCTCAATCAGCTTGAGATTATCATTAATGATTTGCTCAAATGCATTTCTTGAAAGAGATGGATAAACGATATGGTTTCCGCCAAGACGAGCGACTTCCTCAGGTTTGAATACTTTGAGAAGTTCATCACGGAGAAGATCAAGCGAAATATCATCCGTCTTTGCATGAAGTTCATCAGCATCAATTTCGATATTCTTATGGTCTTCGTAAAGACCATCAACATTACCGGCAATGAAGATAAGCATTTTGGAGAATACAAGCGGATCGCGTCCTCCTCCAACTTCACTCATTTCTTTGATAGTTCTTTCGCGAATATTCTTCACCATCGCAAGAAGGGGTTGAACATAAGCGATTCCCGGCTGTTTGATAATATCTGTAAGATTTTCGAAGTTACCATTTTCCCAAGCAGTACGATACATTTCACGGATCCCGAATGGGAACAGTGACGTCTGCGGATTACCTGAAAATTCGATGAAATCGAACAGAGGGTTAAGATCTTCGAACTTATTAACGTCAAGGAACTCTCTCAAAATATAATACCGTTTATTTCCGGGAATAGGTTGAGTATAAGGGTTCCATTGATTATTCATGAACGGCATCATCGGGGCGGTATTACCAGCCATTGCAGCCTGTTTAGCTTCTTCCATCATTTTGTCAAATGCGGATTGACTACTGTTCAAATCATATTTGTTCAGTTCATCTTCAAGATCTTCAATGTACTGATCATACTTGGAAAGAGTTGAAACTCCATTACCAAGACGGCCGTCACTAAGAAGGTTCCAAAGATCTGAGAAACGACCATTGTTATTTTTGAAGTCAATTTTCGTAACTTCATCAACAAGAAGGATACACTTCTCACGAGTATCATCAACCACATCAAACAGTTGAGATGCAATACTATGAGATTCTCCATAGAATCTACGATAGTTATTGCGACGACCATCTACAGCAGCAGTTGTACGGGATACATCGATCTCGCAGAAAACGTTATACATTTCAAGGAGTTTGACAAGGTCACGGATAAGTCCAGTCTTACCAATACCTGTTAATCCCCACAAACAGATAACTGTCGGTTTGTACAGTACGTCGTCAAAGATATACCACGTTTCGATCTTTTCCATGACCGAATCGATTTGTTTATCAATTCCACGATACTGTTTCTTAAGGATTATTCCGATCTCCTTAAGCTTCTTCTGCTTCGCTTCGATTTCCTTTATCATATAAACCTCCAAAGTTTAATTAAAGGACTTTAATTAGTTCACAATTGAAACACTTTTCATAGTGAATTTGTTAGATTCATCTTACCAATAACTATGGGTTCACTAACATCTCCGAAATCTTTACTTGCCAAGTTAACAAACGCTGTAACTTTAAAACTTCTTCCAAAACCCATCATTGCATGAGTGATCTTAGAAAAATCATATTCTCCGATTTTCTTGACACCATCATCATTATCGAGATAAAGATTGATGGATGCACCAAAGAACCCAGATATAGACAGAGCATTCATAATAGATCTTCTAAAAGCTCCTATAGAATTCGATGCAACGTATATCGCATTATTGTTATCAAATTGACTATTATTTAAATAGATTGAAATGATATCTATAGGTCCTTCTGAAACATTTATTTTTGGATCCATTGTTAGAGGATCAATGCTCGTCGACGGTATATATAGGAACGATCTCTTAATTGATCTATTGATGACTACTGTTTCATATCGTTTCAGTTTCTGATCGGTCCCATCCTCGTAATCAAATATTCTTCTGAAATTTATTATGTTTCCAAAGTATGATAAAAACCCTACATAATAAGACTCTATCATATCGATTTTACGTCTATCAACTTCTTCAAGAGTTTCGATATCGATTTTGTTAAGCTTTAGAAACTTTTTAAACGATGAAACAATTCTAAACTTTTCTAATTCTTCAGGTTTAGTAAAATCATGTCCTAGTCTATCATTAAGATATCTAAGTTTATTAATTTCATGATTTTTAATGTCCGTATGAATTCTGTAGTCAAGTTTTTTATTTCTTTCATCAAGATTAACGATATGTGTATGAATTTCCTTATAATTCTTCTTTACATACTCTAATATCTCAGAGTTTTCAATATTCAATTTAAGGAGTAATTCAGGAGTAATTGTCATCAATGCTAAATCACATTTTCTACATGAAGAAGGATTTCCTTCTTTTTGTTTATTAATGTAGAAGTGACCTTCTTTATCATCAGTACGATGAGTTTCACAGTTTGGACAACGAACTCTAATATGTGAATTATTCTCATAGAATCCTGGAAGTAGCTTACATTCATCTATCAATAATTTCGTAAATTCTTCGTGATTCATTTACTTACCCTTCATAATAGTTCTCGTATGTTAATATATAGGTATGTCTTGAGGTTAATAAATCTATATTAAGTACTCTTGAAACATCCTAATGTGACAACTAAAGAGGTAAATATGAAATTAGCAGATTATAAAGAAGCTTTGTTGAAAAGATCTTATGATCTTTATAGAGATAATAGTCTCGGTATAGTTCTTAAAACTGCCGATGATGTTGGTGAAAATAGATATGGGATATATATTCCTCGTCTTATGATGGGCATTCCTATAAAAGATGGAGTATTTGAAGAAGAAGTTAAACTCGATATATCTAAGTGTTTGAATAAAGTTAATACGAAATTTGGAGCAGATAAATGCTCGACATCAAACTTTGTAAAACTTACAATGTCTAAAGTTTATGGAATGTCAATGCCAAGACTTATTGAAGGTGAACAAGTTACAATTGGTGTTTTAGATCAGGATATCAATAGTTTATATATAAAACCATTCTGTAGAGATCAGTCTAAATTTAAACCATCCGATATAGCACACTTTGCAATTCCTGCTAGTGGAAAATATGCTGGTGAAGATATGTCTGACGATAACACATATTATCATAGATACGACTCTGTTAACCAAGTTATCAGAATTCACATGTCTAAGAAAAATGGTGAAGTTTCAGAGTATGATATCATCATAGATGGTTCTACAGGACAAATGTCATTGACAGATGGTAAACGAACTATATCTATAACCACATCGACTGATGAAGTTTCAATGATAAATGAAGCAGAGAGTACAATACTTTTAAGTGGTGATGCGATTCACATTAGTGCGAAGAAGATGTATATAAGTGCTGACGATAATATTGAAATTGAAAGTAAAAAAGGTGTTATCAAAATAGATAATGTTGAGTGGGAGAGTAAGAAATTTGACGGTAAGATTACAAACCTTTCACTTAAAGGTACAAAAATTACCGAAGATTATCAGAAAGCTGACATAACCAATAAAATGAGAACTGTTACATCTCCGACAATAATAGCTGACGCTAAAGTTTTAACTGTAACGGGTATGGTTGTTCCTGGAGGAATGGGATTTGGAGCACCTAGTGGTAAGAAACCTCTACCTCCAAAACCTCAAATTGATAAAAATGGTACAGCCAATTTCAAAGGGGCTGGAGGAAAACCTTTAGTTAAAGGTCCCGAATTAATCCAACTACTCACAGTCATGTGTGCACAATTGGATGCGGTTGCGGCAGTGCCTATACTTCCTGTTCCACCTATGGCAACTACAACACTGTCTTCTATGAGTTCTAAACTTATCACAACAAAGGTTAAAGGATAATATGAAACACAAAGGTATAATAGAGGGAAATTTCACAAGTACGTATAAACAAATTGCCGGAAATTCCCTACAATTTGAAAATATTTGCGAAACAACTTCAACGCTTTCTGAAGGTGAAGGATCTAGATACAATTTGAAATTGTGGGATATTGAGTTATTGACTACATATCTTCCAAGTATAATTGAGTCTGCGCATACTATGACTTTCAATTCTAAAGGAGAAGCTGAGAAATATTATCAAAATCCTCAGCATTTATCCAAAGCATATTACTCCACTACAGATTATTGGTATCTTATACTTGCAATGAATGGGTATACGTCAAGGTTTGATTTCAAAGATTTCACAGGATCAATATTGGTTCCCGATTCAGATTTTGTATCAACTCTGATTACAAAAATTGAAAGAAACCGGGACAAGAAATGATTTACCACGAAATGGATAAAGATCAGCTTGTTCAATATAAGATTGATTTAAAAAAGTTTGCTGACACTGCATCTAAATATCAAAGATCTGGACAAATTGTAAATTTAATCCACTTCATAGAAAAGAAAACTAAAGAAATACATTTTGCAATGTACATTCCAAATAATATCGATTTAGATGAGTTTGGAGATAACGATAAGAATTACTCTAGAAATATGATAACTAAGTCTGATAAACCATATATACTCGATACATATTGTTGTCGACAATATCATTATAAGAGCGATTCATTTAAAATTGTTAAATATCTACTAATGTCCGCAATAGTTGTTGAAGATTTGAAGGAATTTAGAAAACAAATTGATAAAATTTGTAAATTTGAAATACATGCTCCTGAAAAGCCTCGAGATACATATAGAATTGATTTAGGAATCGATGTCGTATATGGTACAAATTTTTCTAAAAATTATCCTGATGATCCAAATACTGTAAACAATTCATTGTCTACATTATACTGCGATGAGTTTGATAGGTCTGTGATTGATGATCCTGAAACTATAAAATCTATACATGACATGTTTGACGAAAATGGTTATGCTGATGTATTTATAGGATCTGAGGATTTTAAATCTCCTATACGATTAGGATTCGAACACTTTCCTATAAAAATGAAGAAGTTGATAATTTATAGATATCTTAAAACATTTATAAATGGTACATCTTTGAATTTTATATCTACCGAACAAACATTGATAAATGATGTCTTTGTCGAATCCACATACTTAAAATAATATACTGCGGGAATTCCCGCAGTATATCTATTATCTGAATAATTCTCTGAAGTATTTGAAAGTAATATCGACGATATAACCTTCAGGAAGTTTTTTGAAGATAGGATGATTCTCGATTTCAGTTTCGTTTACATGAACTGTATCACCAATTACAAGACGAATCTTCTCTTTATAGTATAATTCGCCAAGTTTGTTTTTCAGATTACGCATAACCCCATTAACGTCAGTAATATCATCTTCAAGGACAAGTCCGATGTTGATACATTTGATGTACGTATTACTGTACATGTTTTCTTTATTACGGTAGTTTCCATTAGTTTGCCATCCAAATGGAACTACTTCAACTATACTGTCATTGTCTCCAAGATAGTTGAATGACATATTATTTGTGATAAGAGTTTCCAATAGGTCAGGTTTTTTGTTCAACATCGTCACGATTATGAATTCAACCTTACCGTCAAACTTCTTGTTACAAAATCCTTTGAATAATTCTTTTTGCGTAGGCGTTACAGTTATCATATAAATCTCCTTATTTATCAAAAAAATAGAGTAGGGATTACCCCTACTCTAATATTCTGATCTTATTCGATAATCATTTGCTTTTTGAGCAACTTATCATGAACTTTCGTTCCGACAATTTCAACATATTCGTTATAACGAACGTCGATATCGTAAAGATTTTCAGCATCTTTATCAGACCATTTTGGAAGAGCTACGAAAAGAAGGTAACTTCTAAGCATATGCTTTTCGCCAACGTTGATATGTCTGCCGATAACTTCGGAAGTTTTAGATACAAGTCTGGTAAGCTCATCAAACAGGAACAGGTAAGAATAACTGTTGATTGTCGCGATAAGTACTTCACGAGCATCATAAGAGTTCTTATCCGAGAAACGTTTAAGGAACTCATCACGATCGCGCATAACCGCAGTATCGTTATACATAGTGAGAGAGAACCAATCTTTCATGATAAGTTCTACAACCGTTGCATTGAAACGATCTTTCAGATATTTGTGATCAAGATGCAAATCCTGTTTTGCACGTTTATTCTTTTTCTTCTGCTCTGCACGAATTCCAAGGAATTTGTGTACAGCTTTACGACCAACGAGTTCATTAAGATTAACAACATGATTTGTGAGAAGAAGATCTCCACGAAGATCATCGTATTCACTCTTAAGTCGTTTGATCTCAATAGCTTTCATTGTACGAATTACACGGGTTGCAACTCTTGTAACTTCACGTTCTTCGAATGAAGGTTCGTTAACATCACGAGAATCACGGTTATTTGACACAAAGAATGTCATCGTGTTTACAAGTTTAAGAACTTCATCTTCGTAAGTTTTCTTACCTGTAGCGAGAATATTTGCAATATTATCATCTTCGCAATTAGATGCAACACGACGTTTGATATTTGCTGCGATAAGGAATGACATGAGAGTTCCCTCTACATATTCAATTCCAACTTCTTCAGCAAGAGTGTCAACGTACTCTTTGATAACCTTTGAGATATCATCGTTTACGTATTTGAGAATCTCTTCCTGATTCTCTTTAACGTATTCGATATATTCATCGTAACTTTTCTTCATTTCAACGAGAATGTTTCGTGAAGAATTGTATACGTTCATCAGTTTACGAAGCTGTTCATCGCGATCTTCCGCATCACTTTCAACATCTTTGAGATTCTGGCGAATGTCTCCCATGATATTTGCATGCATCGTAAGGAAACTTGGATCCAAATTCAAATTGTTTTTGATGACATGGAGTTCTTTAGCTGTAAACGTTGGAACTCCGAGAATCCCATCATCTTCGAGAGAAAGATTATTATACTCTATGGCTTCAACAACTTTACCGTCATCGACAACGTCGCCGTTTTCATCATATTCGATTTTATCGAGATCTTCAGCATCTTCACCTTCAACCACGACAGTTTCTTCAACAGCTTCATCAGAAGAAGTTGCAGTTTCGATTTCAGCAGTTTCCTGAACGATAACTTCTTCTTTAGTTTCGTTGCTCATATTCTCTCCTAAATAAGGTTTAAATTAATACAATAGATTGTTTTACGTGTAATAATAAAGTAAGAATTTATCATCTATACGTAATATGACGTCTCATCCAAATAAACCATACATAAAATTTATCAACAATGAAAGAATTGTCGATACGATTTTTGATAAACTCTTTGGAAGGAATATCAATTATCGTTGAGAAATTATGTCGTCTTTTCGAAGGATACCCATATTTACAGAAATTGACCACTACATCTTCAAAGTACTTAAACTTCAGTACTATCGGTTTATTGATATCATCGTTATCATAAAACACGATACTGAAAAACATCGGTTCTTTCTCTGGACCTGGAGTTATTAATGCAAATTGTTCAAGTGCATTCATAACCACACGTTTTATAGAGAGATCTTCGTTTAATTCATTTACCGTGAAATCTATACGATGCTCAACAAGTTTGTCAAATAGTTCGAAAATTGTACAATCAAGTTTCGCAAGATCCGGAGTTTTAATTTTGATTTCTGGATTCATTACGTTTTCTCATTTTCTTGAACAAGTTTTTAACTTCAGGATCATTGTCATAAAACCCTTCATTATGAACTGCCTCATGTAGAGTATGTCCAGCCAATCGTACAATAGGACAATGATCTTTTAAGAAACCAATGTCAAACTTATTGTTACGATAATAAATTGCTCGAATTCTCGAACAGGGATCATACTTAGCACGCTTATCAAATCCTTCAGTTTCAAGAATTTGAAGACGTTGATCTCTCGGAAGTTTTATATACGACATGTCTTTTTCAAGATCATGATGTGAACTATGTTTCCGAGGGCGTTTTTCAAATTTCCACGCATCGTCTTTATTAGGATATCTGTGTGAGATATCCTCTCTTGTTGGATTTGGACGTTTATTAAAGCCTTTTTGAAATCTTTCACTAACCATTTTAATGATCTCCTTTTAAGAAGTTTTCTAAATTTGTTTCAATTCTTATACCAAATTCCAAAGCTTTCTTAAACTTCGTATTTGATTCACCGTCAACACCTGCAAGTAATATTGTTGTACTTTTGGTTACACTGTCTGAAACGGTGTATCCGCGAGATTCTAGTTCTTTAATTAGATCTTTGCGACCTATATCAAATGTACCAGTCATTACAACAATCTTACCATTCTTATTTACGCTAGATGATTTAGATCCCATAATCACTTTAAGTTCTTTAAGTAGATTATAGTTATCACCCTCATTCAACCATTCCAATAGAACTCTACAAACTGAATACTTCTGCTGATGCTGAAGATCATCTTTGAGAGTATCAATTGAAGTTAGATTGTAATTCTCAAGAACACGACGTCCGATCCCAGTAAGACCAATACCTTTTATGATATCGACATCTGAAACATTAACCTTTGACAGATTAATTGCATTCATAAAGATTCCGACTTTACCATCAGCAAATCCATCGATAAGATACAATTTTTCTTCAAGTCCTGGTCTATAGAGATCTACGATGCTTCGGATAATTCCAAGATTGTACGCCGCTTCAATTGCTTTGAAACCAACATCTTTGATATCCATAGTTTCAATCCAATGGCAAATTCTAGCTATTGCAATTCCAGGACAACTTAATTTATTTGTGCAGAATAAATTTCTACCTTCTCTTATAAGTTTAGTTCCACAAGATGGACACTCCGTTGGAATTAGTATAGGCTGAGTCCTATCCCCATCATCTGAAATTTCTACAATTTTTGGAATTACATCATTTGCACGTTTAATTACAACTGATGCATTTTTGTAAAATACATCGCCAAATTCTTCCATATGAGCGACATTGTTCAACGTTGCTCTTGAGATTTCGATATTTGCAATTACGACAGGATATACAATTCCTGTAGGAATAATTCTTCCAGACTTTCCAATACTGATTTCAATAGTATTCAATTTCGTTTCCGCAGTTCTCGCTGGCGGTTTAATTGCGATATTGTAATGGTGATAAGCTGAAACTTTCTTTCTAGAATCAATCTTTTCTTGAAGTTTCTTATCATTTACAATAAAAACCATCCCATCGGTTTCATACTCGAATAAATCTCTACCTTTTTCGATATAATTTCGCATCACATCTTCGATATCATCTTTACCAATGAGTAGATGATCCACGACTTCAAATTCCAACAGTCTTTCCAACATATCAAAATCAAATATCTCTTCGCCATAATTTTCACCATCCATAAATGGTTTGTCATCAACTATAGCTTGATATGGCATGAATTTTAGATACTCAGTGTTTTCGCCGGATTTTATTATCCCTGCGGCAACGTTTCTCAAAGGCATATCTTTGAAAATGGTTTCACCGTATTTAACTGGTATATAGAATTCGCCTCTGACTTCAAATTTCTTGCACCATTCGCCATCTCCTCGGAAATCTAATTGCATTGGCACATTAACAATTTCTTTTTTGCCTATGAAATTTATAAGTTTTCCATTTTTCCCGTCGCCACGAGTTGAGCCGTAAATAAGTTTACCACTCCCAGAGTATACTATAGATCCTGCGATACCATCGATTTTAGGTTCAGATAATATATCTGCATCGGAAGGGATATTGTTTGATATAAACCATGATTCAATATCATCTCCAAATTTCAACTTACTCATAGATAACATTGGAATTCCGTGCACAACGGTATCACTTACGGTACTTGCCTCACTTCCAACTTTAGTGAAGTAAATATGTGTAGGATTCATACTTCTAAGAGTATTTTCCATTGCATCAAAATCTATATCCGACATAAACGGTTTTCCTTCATAGTAGGCATCCTTAGCCTCCATGAGCATTGTATACAACTCTTCCTGATTTTGTATCATATAAACCTCCAATATTAAACTCGGTCCTAGTTCCCACTATAGTATATACATTTAGAAGTTGTTTTTAAAATACTAAAACATATGTTCGGCTAAAACATACTAATGTAAAACTAAATTAGGTGGTTGAAATGGCTATTTTAACTAAAAAGGATTTTCAAAATCCTGTAGATCTGCCTAAGAGAAATATGGATGTTGAGCAAAGATTGCTCGATGAAGCGCTTATTGAAAAAAGAGATGTTAAGATTACCAATCTATCGAAGCTTCATGGTATACGAACTGAGGTTGTATACTATGAGCAGATGATTAGTAATCGACAAGGCAACCTTGTAAACACATCTCCATTGAATCAATTTGATCAAAATTCTACTAGATTTAGAAGAATTAAAGATTTAGTTCTGTTAACGGAGCCGCTTGATTCAAGTGTCGATAAAGATGCGTTCACTGATCTTACTTACGAGGGAACTGCTAAACTTCTTCCTAATACTTTAATCCCGAATATTGGGGATTATTTTATCATGGAAGTATTTAAAGTTTTCCATGTATTTCAGATTACTGAATCTAATCCAACTCTTATTGAAAAAGATTCAGGTTATGAGATCCGGTTTAACATGTGGAGACAAGACATAATTCCTGAGAATTGTGAGCTTAATCAATATGTTAAGGAAGACTATTCGTTTGTATACAATCATGTAGGCACAGAGTTTAGAACTATTCTTAGAGATGATGAATATCGTTTCATTCAGAGTTCTAGAACTGTAATGTATGATTTGATCAAAACGTATACTTTAGAGTTCTATCATAGAACTCTAAACACTATCATGTGCGATGTTAAAGCTTTGAAAGAAGACGTTCATTCTAAATTAATGGCGTGTGTTTCAGAGAGTTATACAAACATGATCGGAAGTGTTTATACTGAAGGTCGGTCAATCTACGATATTGATCTTGTCAGTTTCATAGTTAGAAATGAATTATTTTCTGCTAGTGAATACCTCCACGTTCTGACTGAGCATCTTAAATCAAATAAGGTTCATTATAATAAATCTATATTTTCAGCAATGGAACGTAGAGATATTAGAAGATTCTTGTTCAGATTTCAGAGAATGGCTTATATGACTTCAAATCGTCGAGATACTTCAAATCTCCTTCATGGAAGATTTGTTATAGAGCATGATATTGAATGTCAGAATAACTGTAGTACGTTCAGTTTATTCCCTGAAAACTTTGTTCAAAAACTCACAACTTATAGTAGTGATGTCATGTATGCGGCAAATCCTACTTATACAAATGTGAATGATGCGTTTATAGATATAATATCTACGTATCTAAACGAACCCGATCAAACTAGAAGATTGAATATAATTGTTAAAATTATGAGAATCGTTATTGAAAGTAGACTTGATAATTTCATGTTTACAGACGATTATGATTATTCATATTTGACATTCTATACATATCCTCTGGTTATTTTTGCTCTTAAGTATGCGACGAGAGAGTTATCTTTAATTAAGTACGATAAGGGGTAAGATATGCGAGTTAGTATTGAAGATCTTGATCCTAGTAACTTTGATCAAGTTATGGAAGGATTGGATATATCGACATCTCCGGCTGCTATGGCAGGAGGACCTTTCGGTGGAGGTATAACTACCGTTGGAAGTTCAAGCGATAATAATGTTTCAACAATTACATCTGATAATAGCTTGGACAATACTATAGCTGAAATGTTTGGACCATCTGAGGATGATGAAACTCATTCTATCGAAGATAAGTCTGTCATTAAGCTATCTGAAGAAAGTCTTAAAGATTTGGATAAAGTTCTTTCTGAGTTTGAAAATACTGAAGAAAGTTCTGATTTTGCTCAATTAATTAAAAACCTTATTGGTTAACCCCGATAAAACAGAAAGAGGCTATTATGTCTACAAAAAGAAGACCTGGAAACACTGGAACTGCAATCCCTGCAACTGTTACCGTTGAAGGTACTGATGCTCCTGTAGTTGAAACTGCAACAATCGAAGGAACCGAAGGTCAGGCTCTTGAAGCGGAAACTTCTACAACTGGCGAAGATGCTGCTCCAACTCCAATTCTCGGCGGTGAAGGCGTTTCAGCAACAGTTGAAACCACAGCTACTGATGCGGCTCCTACAATCACTGAAGAAACTGGTTCTACTGAAGGTGAAACTACTGCTGAAACTACATCTACTGATGCGGCTCCCGCAATTACTGAAGAAACTGATTCGGATGAAACCGGTGAAGAAACTGGCGAAGATGCTGAAGAAGAATCTGAAGAACTTTCTGAAGATGACAAAACCTTCCTTAACTCTTCAATCTTTGTAAGCGTATGGAACGGTAATCTTCGCGAATACTTTGGCTTGAAACTTGTTTCAGACATTATCAAAATCGTTACAGAAAACGATCTTCCTTACAAATACGTTGCAGTTGAACAGGCGTTCATCAAAGAACGTATCGTAAAGCTTGCAGGAATTTCTTCTGAAACAAAGAAACTTGTTGTAACTTCTAAATAAGGTTTGTTATGGCTTCTATGAATCCTAATCCTTATAAGGATTTTCTATCTACAAGACTTCCCGACATCGACGAATTAGATGATAGATTTTATGATATCAATACCGTGTTAAACGTGGACATTGATCATCGAGGATATATCTACGAAATAGATGCTCATGCTCCATTTAGAGGTATTGCATCTGTTAGAGCGGTTATAAATATTCTTAATAGAGATATTAACGTAATTGTTTCCGATTCTGATTTGGTAAGGTTAAGGAATAGTATTGTCTTCTTCAATGAATACTTCTGTCCTAGTAAGGAAAATACTACGAGTTGTAAACCAGCGTTTACAGCTTATGATCGTGTAGAATCAAAATACAGATCTATGGTTGGTAGAGTTGATAAAGATTTTGATATTGAAAATCCTTTTATTGACAACGTGTTACTTGGTATTGTCGATGAACAAGAATCTGAGAAAAGTTATTCAAATTCTGAATTCGATGATGCTATAGAGCGATACATGTCAAATCAAAAGGCTCAGGAGAATTCTATAAAATCTAATATGTATGGAAATTCGGGATCGCAATATGCGCAACCGTTTGTTAGAATGCATACTTCGTTTTGTAGAAATATGCATCATGATCCTGTAGATTTTGATGTGTATGAGAAATGCTATGAGAACGTAGAGTACAAAGTTTGAAAAAAAAAGAGAGAGGGTTAATACCCTCTTTCTTTTTTCGCTGATGAAAATCTATTTAAGATCTTCTTCATTGTCGGTAACTTCTGGCTTCGGATCTTCACGATCCGTCTTTTCATTGAAAGAAGCATTGCAGTTCCCTGTAACTGCGGTTTCGAACGATAGACCCTTCACATTCAATTCCCCGAAGGTGATTTTCACACCTCCGTTAAGTTTACCGTTTCCGCTCACATCCTCTGTGGACTTGCGTCCCTTTGAGTAATCTGCATTGGTTTCGGCTCCGGATCGCATATTAAAATCCGAAGTACGGGAAACTTTAATCCCGGTTATGGTCATCGACTCCATTTCAAGTCCTTCAACACTATCGGCATCGATATCCAACTTGAATGAAGCGAGGATTGAGTTCATGATTCCGTTCGCGATTTTGTTCTTGATACTCATAGTAGATCCTGTTCCTGGTTACTTTGAACCATAGAAAAATTTAAATTAGGATTATAAATACTCTTATCTATATCCTTTATCGTCACTTAATATAGATATAAAAAGCGAGTTATTACAGAAAATATATAAGTAGGGATTTCTCCCTACTTACACTATTATTTAACTCATGCGTATAGAACTATACTTTTCCCGAATCTGTTCACTACTTAATCCCGAAACAATTTCCTGAACAGTGAAATCGTCTTTATTTGGAACTTTTATTTCTTGATCATCAAATCCCATCGACAATACGACTAATGGATTAGTTTGAACTGGAACACGAGGGGTTATAAGGTTCCCAGTTTCCAAATCAACATCGTCAAGTAATTCTGCAGCTCTTCTATTAAACCCTTCAGTTTCAGGAGTCTTCCACCGAATTGTAAATATTCGGGTAATATCGCTGCAATCGTACTCAATAGTCACATGTTTTTGGAAGAAATCATTTCCAAAGATTTCTTTAACAAATTCATCAAACTTATTCAGATCTCTCACAATCATCATGATATATGGTAGAGATCCGCAAGAACCATCTTCACTTATTGGATCACCTTCACACGATGCCATTGGAATTAAGAATAAAGGGTATTCTTTCTTCATATACTTGATTATATGATAAACACCCTTGTCAACATTAAACGAAATTGGAATCTGTTCGTGATGTGTTTTACCAAATGAGTCTATTACGTGTTGAGTATTCATCCGATTTTCCCATTTAAATTTTGAGTAATTATTATAGAATCTTGCATGCCTCTGGACTTCAAGTCAAGAGTTGTAGAGTTGCCATAGCAATTCGCAATAACTTGACGACCTTCAGTTCTGAAATCAATAAATCCTGCAGAGATTGGTTTACCACTACATTTGCCTTTAGCTGCATCAGAGTGGTTTATAAGTTCTGGGAATATATAATATTCAGATTTTTCATACATTATATACTTCATCTTCAGCATTAGAACTCTTCTCCTTGGTATAAATGGCGTTTAAGTCTTTCAACGTCAGCATTAGCATCAAACAGATTGAAGTATATAACTTCCTGAGTGATAGTCTTCATTGTCTTATTGTTTGTATCACTTGGTTCATGAGTAATCTCAAGTACAACACACTGCGGGATATTTCCATAAGCCCGTTTTAAACTTTTAATGATTTTATCATGACTCAAACTTCTTGGGTCACGACAATGGAAAGATGTAATCTTACGACTTTCCAAACAAATTGAAAGGGATTCATTAAGAATCCCCATGTTATTCTGTGGAATTATTTCCACAAAGTTTCCCATTTTTCTAATCATCTTAAACCTCCGATATTAAGATAAACTGTCAATACTTATTTCAGACAAGTCAACTAAAACATTCTTATTAGCTAACGACTCAGGATTTTTAAATGCACCTGGCATTATAATCATATCACTTGCAACTTCGTCAAACTCATCACTATGAGTGATGATTAAACATTGTCTAGATTCAATTTCTTTTAAACGATCTTGAATCATTTCAATGTATAACTTTCTACGTCTATGATCAAGAGTTGCATCCATCTCATCTAAACGTAAAACTCTATACGGTTTATTTTCGGAAGCTACACTTATAACTGCCATAGAGATTGCTAATGATAACAAAGCTTTCTCTCCAGCACTACACTGATTCGCATCAGGAATTATAGAATCATCCTTTCTAATGATTATAGGAAACTCTCTTGCAGTCTTACCTATCTCAAATTTTTCAATTTTAAGATCTTTACCGTTTAGAGATTCCATATATTCATTAGATTTGACATGAACTCGTGTAAGGAAATTGTTTATAAACAATGATGGGATTCCTGTTTTAGGATTCCATGCATCTTGGAATAGATCCAATTCTTTTATTGTACTCAACAATCTATCTCGGATATCTATAAGAGATTGTTTTGTAACTATAGAATTATTTAAAGATTCAATTTCTCTAGAGCAATCGTCTCTTTCTATAATCAGATTTCGAAGATTTATATCCACCTGATTTATATACTTTGAGATCTTTTCACGATAATACCAATCCTTACAGATAAGCTTCATCTTCTCATTTGTCTCTTTGAAACTAGAAACTTGTAGATTGTATTCATTTACGCTATCTCGGATAGATCCAATTGATTCGGATAATTCCTTAAGAGTAGAATGATCTTTAAGAAGTTGCTCACCTTCAGTGTAAAGCTTACTTCTTTCAATCTGTAATGAGTCGATTGAGTTATTTAGATTAAGAATGTCTCCATTCATATTTCGTATAACTCGAAGAGAAGATTCTTTTTCTTTAAGAGATTTCAGTTCGGATACATAGATCTTCACCTGATCTCTTAAAGATATGAATTCTCTAATTGATTCCATATCTCTAGTTAAAGTATTTACATGCGAGATTATAGTTACAATCCCTTCACTTAATACATTTCTCATATGATTTGGAAGCATTACTATGAAATTTTTATCTCTCATAATCGCATGATCTACATCACTAGAATGACTTACAGCAATTGCAATATTGTTATGCTCATCACTCATACGATCCAGTTCAGCAGCGATATCGCTCTTACTTCTATACAAATCATCAAGTACATCTGAAAGTTTTTCAACTTCTGTATCAGGCGATAACAATCTTTTTATTTCAAGTACAACTCCACACTTAAGATTCTCGCACCATTCAGGAATCTTATTTAGGATTGAAGGATCTAGAGGACTATTCTTCAACAGAGATATTCTTTCAAGAGTCTTACTAACTCTATCTTCAATATCTCTCAATCTAGAATTTACAACACTAGTTTCTTTATCTGAGATATTTGAATAGTCTGAAAGATTGTCCATCTTCTCCATTGGAACTAAATCTGTAATACGTTTACATTTATCAATGATAGTTTCGATTGTATTGTAAACGATATTGAATTCGTTTATCGTAAAATTGTCAGATAGTTCTTCTAAGAAGTTGTAAGAATTGATATAATTCTCAATAACTTTATTAGCTTCAAGAATCGATTTCTCAATTCTTTCCATCATGATCCCGATTTCAGGAAGAGAATCTCCAGTATCATCCAGCATTCCAAGAGTATACTCGACTTCTTTAAGTCTCATACGTTGATCTTCTATCATTCTTGAAACATTTCCTAATTCAGAATTAACGATCGTTATACGATTTTCACAATCTTTAACATCATCTATTAACTTCTGTGGACCATCTGCTGTAAGATATTTCATACTTGCGGAAGATAGCTCAACTAATCTTTCATAATGGGAATTGAGAGTTTTACGATTCTTAGAAATTGTTTGAATATTCTTTCTAATGAAATCATCTGTCACATTCGCTAGACCGTCTAGAATTATCGAAGTTCTCATACGAACTTCTTTAAACTCTTCAATACGATCATTTACAGTTTTAAGACGAACTTCAAGCATTTTCTTATCGGAAGTAACTTTCTCAATTGAAATTCCTCCAATATCATTTTCAAGCATTCTAACTTGTCTGTTGACGCTGTTGATACGCTTGAACACTGCTTTATATGCATCCATGTATTGGCTGATATCCGGTAACCATGTCGATATATATTCATACCGAACGCTTGGAGTCATAGAGATAAGAGAAGTTATTTCAGGAGATAAGTATCCTACATTCTTATAATTTTTACTTATACCGAATGTACTTTCAAGAATCTCCTCATATGCCGATACTAAACCGCTAGGATTCAATTCAACTTCTTCTCCTGATTCCCTATCAACACGAATCATACTACAGTTTGTAGATTTTTCTCCATAGATTATTCTACACTTATAAAGGTAAGGGCCGTGATCTCCATCTTCATCCGTGGTTAGCAGATCAACTTCTTTCAAACCTTCTTTACCTGGAACTATAAGGGTCTTCTTGCGATTGTTTGTACTCTCGTTTGGTCTTGGACTCCAAGAAGTTATAAGAAGTGATTTACCACTACCGTTCGCTCCGATAATAGTTATGATATTATTTTTACTACCATACCTATCTATCTCAAAATCATCTAGTCCGAGATCCGAGAAGTGAGCAAAGTTCACTAATCGTAATCTTACTATTTCAAATGAATAAGACATATATTCTCCATTGTTTACTCTAATAGTGTGTCCATGGTTTAATATATATCTATGATTCATTTTAGAAAAAAAAGAGGCGTGAATAATCACACCTCTTCCGAATTACATCATTGGAGCAGAAGCTTCATCTTCAGGAGCAATAGTCTCATCTGCAGCTTTAGCTTTACGAGCTTGTTCTGCATCATATTCCTGACGAGCCTTTTCAGCGGCTTTACGAGCTGCATCTGAAGCTTCAATTGATTTTAGAAATTCTCCATAAGAAGGGTAAGAAGGGTTTGGGTTTGTGAAAGGATTTCCTCCAAATCCATTTCCAAAACCTCCACCGAATCCTCCCATTCCACCCATCATCATCGACATTGGGTTAGGAGGAAAAGGCATACTTGCAATCACTGCTTTCGCCTGTGCAGCGGCGATTTCGGCATTCGTCTTTTCAGAGTTAATTGTGTCTTCTGGGGTTGTAAAATCGATTTCGATTGTAATCCGTTTACCAGTAGAACTGATCTGTACTCCTGGTGTAATTCCTTCGTTTGATTCCTGAAGAGCGGCGATTGCAGCAGTAATATAGGTGATCAAAGTACTCATAATTGAGCCTCTTTCTTTTAATAAATTATTGATGTATTACGACCATTGTAATACCTCTGTCATAATTAAATATATATCTATAATCTATTTTGATAAATCATTGTACAATATATCGTAATATTAATAATTGGAGAATACAATGGAAAATTTACCATTTGTTGACAGACTTGAAACTATTGAAACAAATATCGAATTGTTTAACAAAACTAGAGCTAATTATCTAAATTCAGATTTTTTATCTAAGGTTCATGGGGAAATTGATCATAATACTGAGAAATTTCTCGATTTACTCAAATATATTTCTAAAATATTGTTGGAGGATTTGAGTTTTTCAGACGATAAGAATTCTAGAATGCTTAAGAAAGAACTTGAAGGATATGTTTCAAGTTACCCTTATGAAGTAGAACTTCAACAAGCTTTTGATTCCAAGAACCTCGAAATCTATGAGGATCAGATAAAGAAACTCTTTAGACACTATAAATCTGAAGGATTTACTTATGATGACATGATGAGACGTCAAGGGGTTATCTCTGGCGATGACATGTCTAAAGTTCATGAAGTTATGGAATTCTTTAAGACTTTTAAGAGTTCCGCAAAACCATTAGAACGATCTACAATCATATCAATCGATGAATATCGTAAAATGGTTCTTGAGAAGAATACTTTTTGGTCCAATGGGGTAAAACGATATTCTGCTTCTGGAGAAGGTAACTTCTGCGGATATCTTATGGATAAATATAAAGGTAATGTAAATGCTCAGTATCATCCCGCAATGTGTACAAAATTCAATGAGACTGATGGGATTAAAACCATTCAATCTATTCAGCATGAATTTGGACACCTCATGTTGAGGGAGACTCTTAGAAATCATATAACTGATAATAAGATTCATTGTATGGATATCGTTTCTGTTGCAATGGATGAAGCTCATGCATTCCTTAATCAGTTTTATATCTACCCAAATAGTGGTCAGTGTAAGTATAGCGATTATAATAATCCTATAAAACATGAACGTAGAATATTTAATTCTCCTCATTTCTACAATGAACACGTTTCTGTAAGATATGAATTTGAAAAGAGTATGATGGATAATCCTGAACAAGATCCTCAGAAACTCCTTACAGATATATCTATGACTATTCTTGGACATGATACATCATTGTTCCAAGATGTACATTGGACACATGCACATATAGGTTATTTCCCTGCATATGCTGTAGGTCATGTGATTGCTGCTCAATTGTATGAGTCTAAATACATTCCGTTTAAAAATGACATTGAAAAAGATTTTAAGTTATCTGAGGAATTAGATATACTTGATGACAATGAATTTATACAGTTTGCAACTGGGAATGAAATCAACGTTTATAGTTTCGAACGATTTTGGAGATAATTATATAGTAGGGGAGAAATCCCCTACTATTAATTTTTTAAAATTTAATTCAAGTATATATTTAGTAATGAGTATAGTGTTAAGTGAACACTAAATCTATTATTAGACAATGAGGGATTTATGCCTTATATAGACACCATTGACATTGGAAAACTTTCCGGTTCTATCAAAAAGTTGAAAACCATCCATGGAATTGGTCACAAAGAACGTAAAGTTATTTGGATCGAACCATTTATAAAGGGTAAAGATAAAGATATCGTTGTAACTAAAAAATATGAAGTTGTTGAACGAAAGAAGGACTAAATGGAAAATTTTGGAGACTTTTGGATCATCGCCGCATTTGCCACTACTGTCGTAGGTCTTTGGAAACTTCTCCCGAAGATGTCGGATCAGACTCGTAAACTATATTCTGGTGCGTCACGTGCTGGATATATGTTTGGAGCAACCGTTGCAGTATCACTGTTTCTGTCATTGGTAAACATTCTTATATGGCCTATCGTGATGTATTTTGAACTCAAACATCCCTCTAATAAGGCGTAGGGAGAAGAAGAGCGATTACTCGCTCTTTTTTTATATTGCTAGGGATATTATAGTGCTCGAAATAAATAATTCAAACCTGCAGTTTGATTATATATTTAAAGATGATACATGGTAAAGTATATCATTTATCAGTCTGGTATTTTTAACAAAATCTATTTGGAGGGACATTCTATGTCTAAAGTTACAATCTCTTTCGAAGAACAACTTGCAAAACTCGAAGAAAAATTCGGCGTGCCATCAAGTGATGCAGCAAACGTATTCAGTAAATACAAAGAAACACTTGTTGAAATGTGCCATGAACAGGCTGATGCTTCTGCGAAATCTGTCGAATTCCAAACTCTCTTCGGTACATTTGGTTTTGAATGGGTTGAAGAAGAAAAACGCGTAAACGGTTCTGATGGCGTTGAATACAATGCTCCAAGCCACTACATCGGGGCATTTGCATGGCCTGTATTCCTGTCTGATGCTATCAACTATCTCGTTGATTTCTCTGAAGTACCTTCGGCTTCTGAAATCAAAGCTTCCAAAAAAGCTGCTTAGTATCGTAAATGTTAGAGGGAGAAATCCCTCTAACATTTTTTTTCAATATAATCCTTTGTTTATATATAATATTTAGGGAGTTATAAACATGTATGAATGTGAGGATATTATGAAACTTGTGAGACCCGTTGTTAAGATTGATCCTAATGACGGATTTGTAGTAGGGATATTCGATTCATCTGTAAGAGCGTCTGAAGATTCTGGAGGATCTCCCGGAAATATCAGGATTTCTTGTAATGGAACATCTTTAGTTAAAGGATTCTATTACCGATACTTGGAGAACGTGCTTATTACTGATATTTTTGGAAATCAATTTATGAAAGGATCTCTATACGGACCTATACAGTTAGCAACTGTCGGAGTTAAAGTCTGGTGCTTAGATACTGAGGTTGAAGTTCTACAAGTTATTGATTTGATTAAGGTAAATCCTTATACCGGGTTATTTGAAAATGAAATATGGCATCATATCGACGATCATGATGGAGATTATTATATATCCAACTTTGGGAGAATTAAACGTAAATATTTTAATTCCTGGAAATTATTGAAACCTTATTGTAACAATAAGGGTTACCAAAATATTGATATTTTAACTACTACACTGAAGGTTCATCGTCTAGTCGGAAAATATTTTGTCAATGGATATAATGAAATAAATAATATTATTAATCATATAAATGAAATAAAGGATGATAATAATTACTGGAATTTAGAATGGTGTACTCAAACCCATAATGTAAACCATGGTACAGCTATAGAGCGTAGGAGTTACAGAGTTAATCAACTCTGCAAAGATACTGGAGAAGTTGTTAATACATTTAAATCATCATATGACGCATTTAATGCTACAGGTATAGATAATACATCTATTTCAAAATGCTGTAATAATGTTAGACATTTTAATACTGCAGGTGGGTTTAAATGGGAATTCGCAGATAAATGAATACTTATAATGAATTAAATAGTAAGGGGAGAAATCCCCTTACTATTTTTTTCTATGGTTCTAAGCTTTCAAATTTGAATAATTCCAGATTTCCTCATATCGATCAGGATCTTTGAAATAATCCTTCTCGAACATTTCGAGAAGATCGTCGCGTTTACTTTCATAATCTTTGAAATCTGAGACAAAATCTTTGAGTTCTATACCGCCAAAAGTGCCGCCACCTTCAAGTTGATAAAATTTATAATAAAGGGCAATCTTACAATCAGCTTCAAATAACTTTATAAAGTTTTCATGATAACCGGTTCTTATCTCGGAGAGTCTGGGGACTCTGTAAAGAGAAACATTGAAATCTTGGTGAACTCTAGGTGCCGGAACAACTTCAATTATATTTGGACCTTCAAAGTTTCCAGTGAAACGAACTTCAGCTCTATTCATAGAACTTGTTACAGTAGATATTACAGCATCAATTACTCCAGGATTACTAAAGGTTCCTCCACCCAAGAAGTTTCTTGGATAGAGGAACTCAGAGATAGCGGTATACGGATATAAATCATCTACCATCGGAATGATGTATTTAGATGATAAATTCAGTAAATTATCACTATCTGTTACCGGTAGTGCCATATTACTAGTAACTCGTATACCCTTAACAACTCTAGGATAATATGCTGACATCGCCGCAAGAGTTTCTCCAAATAAGATATCCATAAAGAAATCTAAATCAACCGCATTAAATACCGGTTTTGGCAATCTTCTTCTCATTCTTGCAACGAGAATTTGCATTGATAGCATCTATGCCTCCTAGAGGATTGTACTAAGGAGTGTTCTCGAGAGTGGAAGATCAAGCAACTGACCTTCAGAAGATCTTACGGAAAGAACGTTATCTGAACGAAGGAACATGTCTGCATTAGCTGCATCAATTCCAAACATATCTGAAACCATTTTAGCAGATTCCTGAGAAGTCATCATATCGCGAAGTTCGGCAATTACATTGCTATATGCGATTTCAGAGAATGCTTCATTCGATTTTACAAGTTTGTCACCATACTGTCTAACGGTAAGTTTGTCATTTCTTGTAAGAGAAGCGTATTTTCCAGGATTCATGATACGAGCACCTTCGAGACCAGGAACCGTTACACAGTCATATGAAGCAATAAACATAAGATGTTTTTTGATAACATATTTACCGTTCGCATCATCTTTTTCCACATAGTTTGGAGTATATGCACGGATAGATGCTGCAAAGTTCGTACCTCTGAGAAGTTCTTTCTGATACATTTCACCGTATTTACCAGCCCATGTAACAGTTCCCATAATGTCAGAACCTTGAACTCTCCAGTTGTCAATTCTCCATACCCAACGAGATGGTTCAACGCGCATCATACGTTTGAGTGGAAGAGGTTCTTCTGTATCAGAGCATGGGTGTTCAGCTTCTCCATAGAAGCATTTATTTTCAATTCTTTCCTGAACACGACGGTCATTCATAGAATTTACGATATCTTCAAGAGGATACATTGTGCGATTTCGTGAGATAATATCGCAATTGATAAGACACATATCGAACACTGAACCATCATCACTTACAAGGTCGGCCATTTTAAGGTGAGCGAAACTTTCCATTGTAAGGAGAACTGGCTTTCTAAGGTCTAGAAGCGGTGTCGCAGTTGCCATTTTACTCTCCATTTTTTTGAATTTTTATACCAATACGGTATGATTATTTACAATAGAATGTTCAACAATAGTCTAATCGACTAAAACATAGTAATGTGTTAATAAACTTACTTTTATATGGGAGAGTGTTATGTCAAGATTTGATTCAATGGATGGATCTAAACTTGGATTCGATAAGCCTCTTGATATAGCTACGGCATTCATGTATACAAGGTTTCATGAAGAATTCGGCTATGATCCTGAGAGACCTATGCACAAAGATTTTAAAATCTATGAATTCTGGAATGTGGATCGTGTCCGTAAAATCAGTGAAATCATTCATACTAAATCTGATGATAAGATCACAAACTACAAAGAAGATCACTCTATAATCTTCTACAATACTGGTCGTTTGATTCTTACAAACCTTGTTGCAGGGTTTATTGGAGTTGAAGTTGACAAATATGATGCTGTAACTATCGGTGAAATCAAAGGGATTATGTCATATCTCAACGATATCGCATATAGCCTTAACGCAAAAGTATCTAAAGACTTTGCTAAAGATCAAATCGATGATACGGTATCTCCAGTACTTTTCGTTACACCATACTTCGAGAATGATATCCGTTCGTGTAATCATGCGGAGCTTTTCCCTATTATGGCGACAGCATTGTATTATGTAATGCTCGGTTTTGCGATGAATAATATGGAAGATACCGCTTTTAAAGAGTTCTTTGAATACGGTGAAGATAGTTCAAATAAAGATGGAAAGAAACTTCTGTCTGAAATTGAAAAAATCATCCCGGATGCAAATAAATTCTCTGCATTTGGTAAATTTGCCGACATGTATTACTCAATTATCTCTCATCTTGAAGTTTCAATTGGTAAAACATTCGACAACCGTTTCCATAATGTATTCTATTCAATCGGTAAAGCTGTCCAGGATCTATTCAACACTGAGTATAAAGAGACTCCTGAGTCAATTTATGACGATATCATTGATGAAAAATATGATATGAATAGTGCCGCAATGCTTATGGTTCGTGAACTTCATAGACCTGCAAGTCCTTTGTACGTAGGAGATCATCCATATGACCTCCGTAAAATGTATGTAAAATTTATTTATGGTAGTAAACCGTATAAATCTTACCTGAATACAAGACTTGACGTTTCAAATCCTGAAGAAGAAATCAATCTTGATTGGGCAAATCTTAAGGAATATCGTTCGGTTGTGGACTGTCATGCGTATGAAAGAGCTATCAAGAAAGCGATTCTTATTGGTAGAAACCTTAAAGAATCTAACAGTGAGAAGTTTGTTAAAGATTTCTACATGCTCAAATACATTGAAAGACTTATTTCAAATGCGTATAAGTTCTGGTCAAATCTCGCAACTCCTCTTAAAATTGTCGGAGTTGATGATTTGTGTGTAGAAGTTGAGATTTCAAGAGGAACTACTCGTAAAGAAGTGCGTAATATCAACTCTTTGAAATGGTCTATGGCTTACGAAAAAGTGAGAGAAATCCTTACCCAGTTCAATGCAAGATATTGTGAAGCGTATGAGTTCTCGTTCGTCAAAGGTGAAGATGAAAGTTTGTCAAACTTCTATCGTAAAACTGAAAGACTTGGAACTGATGGTTTCCATTTTGAATCTATCGAAGATGCTGTCAATGCGTATACTGTTGGTAAACTTCCATATCTTGTAACGATTGGGGCTATCAAAGATCGTGAAATGGTAATGTATCTTGAAAACAATAAGACTGATATCGATTTTGAAAAACTTCGTAAACTCAATCTTATTGATGGGACTATCTCGGATAAAACTGAAGTAGATCCTCGGTCGATATTTGATGTAATTTCAAATAAAGATTTTTCAGATAACGTTCTTTCTGGTGAAACTGCAACAAAAGTTGCTGCAGTTCTTAAAGACCTTACAAATGCGGAACTTATCTATATCATTAGATAAGTTTGGAGGATAGGTTAAATGGAAAACGTTGGAATGTTTTACAGAAAACCTGCCAGTACAAGAGTCGGTGAAGTTGGTTTAGATGGCGTCTCTCATTCAAATGGTGAAATGAGAGATGTCACTAAAACTGGCAACATAGATTGGCTTTTGATTCTTGGACAAGGTAATCTTGATATTCAGAGCAATATCAATAAAAAAGAACAAATTAGTGGATTAGAGGCGCTTGGTGACATTGCTACGAGTGGAGATACTGGTACACCTATGGACGGTGATCAGGAAGACAACGCTCCGAATGATCAAAGTCAAAGTGGTGTAGACCAACCCAATCCAAATAACAGTAGTGATGAAACTGGCGAAACTGATAACGCCGACGGTATAGCTGAGGGAGATAACTCTGACGGAACTTCTGATGACTCATCTAACGATGGTTCAGAGGGTGCTACAGATGATACTTCTTCTGATGATACGTCGGATCAGAGTGTTGATGATCCAGCAGTGGATCCTCACCTTAGTTATAACCGTCGCGTATTGATATCAGAGAAACTCTTGCAATTATATGATGCTATCAAAGATAGTATGGACAAAATAGCAAATGGACCGAACTTCGTTAGAAAACCCGTCAAGTTGGAAGCGTTGGGAAAGTTGCTAGATAGCGTTCGTCTTATCAATGAATCCGTCAATAAAGTGAAAGATGTGGATGTAATTCTTCTCAGATATGCTATATGCGTAAAAGCTTTTGCTGGAATCATTGGTAAATAAGTAAAAATTTTTAGGAGGAATACGATGGCAAAGATTGTTGATCAGCCGATTAATGGTCGCATCGATCAGCTCCGTCAGACTTTCGAATCTGAGTATCGTTTTGACCCGTTCAAAAACGAAAACCTTAGTCGAATTTTCGGCGATGCTGTAGCAACAGAGTCATACCTCGATGTGCTCCTTGCAGATGTGTCTGAAGAGAGCGTTCGTAGTTTGATTAGCGGACAGATTAAAAATTCAATGAAAACCCACTCTACAGGATCTGCAGCTTCATTGCTTCGTTCTGAAGAAGGTTTCGACCATACAACTCAGCCAGGTACCAACGTTGGTGCACTTGACTGTTTCGCGCCTGCAACAATCCTTGGATATAACGCTAAAGCACTTATGCTTGACGTTTATAAACCTTTGGATCATGACAAACGCGAATTCCCTATCCAGTTTGAACTTGCGTACGCAATTGATAGTAACTCTACCAATCCTGCAGACCGTAAGATGCTTCCACAGGCTATCCGTGATGGTTCCATCTCTGGTATGCTTAATGCGCAGCATGTAACTCTTCTGGACACCGCTGGTAACGCTGGCGCAACTCACGTTATGAAAATCAGTTCAAAAGGTTTTGCAAAACTCGGTTCAAAGGGTAATGCAATCACTGAATCTGGTAAAGATCTTCGTGACTGGGCACTTGCTGAAGACATCCGTGTTGACTCTATCGTTTATGACGATACAGTTGCGGGTAACGGCACAGATCCTCTCGCTTATAAAGAAATGATCGTTGCTGCTCGTGCTGAAGTAAAAGGCTTCGGTGGAGACGTTGTTTCTGTACGTCACGTTGGTGTTGAAGTTCATCTTACACTTGCTGATAACTCAGTAGTTGAAGATTTCTTCACCGTCTATGTAAACCGTGACTCGGGCGAATATCGTGCTACAGCGTGTTCAACCGGCCGTATCAAAGGTTTCACTTTTGATATCGCATTCCTTAACCCAACAAACCAGGCAGCTACTGTCCGTCACGGTCGTGATGTGATTACTGCTCGTATCGTTGCGAATCCTCGTAAAACAATGTCTTTGCCTCTCGCAATGGATACTGTTATGGATGAGTTCACAGCGGTTGGTACAGGTAATGCTGACATCGTTAAATATGTATCAAATGAATTCTCAACAATTCTTGCCGGTACAAATGATAACGATATGGAAAAACATATGATTAACAATATTAATCAGTGTATTTCTAACCCTGCCCTCCTTAACCGTTATATCGCGACACGTAAACTCGGTGGTTTCGTAATGGAACAGAACATCGACCTTACACTCCGTGGTATCGGTGGCGAACGTCCACTTAGCTGGATCGAAGAAGGAATCAAGGACACGCTGTCTAACATGCTTATCCTTGCTGAAACCGATACATTGATCTCTCAAGAAGCAGACCGTGAATGGGTATTCGTTGGTTATCAGCGTGACGTTAAACGTTTCGTTGACACTAAATATAATACTGAATCTGGTGAAGCTTCTGGTGAATCTCGTTTCGGATTCAAAAAGATGACTACTTTCGCATATTCTGACAACTTCGGTCAGCGCGTTAAGTTCATCGGGTCTTCGGACAAACGTTGGGCTAACCGTCCAGTATATGGTTTCCTCCGTTCTAATACTCCTAAGGTTCAGCCTACTGGTGTATATCACGGATTCGATTTCCGTATCGTTAAGAGCCGCGATCCTCGTAACCTTGGTATCGATGCTATTCAGTATTGGTTCCATGATACTTGGGATATCCTGTCTCTTGTTGCGGTTAAGATCAATCTTACCAACCCTGTTAATCTTTACAGTGAAATCGTTGCCAAACAGGACGCGATGATCTAATATAGATCTACAAAAAAAATAAGTTGGAGGGCTTAATCGCCCTCCTTCTTATTTGTTATAAAACACTTTGTTTAAATTATCCTCAAATGAACCATATGGTGTAGACATTTTAGCTTTAAGCTCTTTAGGAATATGCGATATTACAGGTTTTGGAGGAGTAGGATCTTTAACTTCTCTACTATCCAATATACCTTGTAACATTTTTATTTGGTTCTGGATACGAGTCCTATCCCAATCTCTATACCCATAACCGCATACGCAAGGAGTTTCCCAACACTTAGGACAATCTGACATTCCCATAATATCCTCTTTATTCAGCGTTTATAAACGCACGCAACTCTTCAGTATTGTGTCTTGAGCTTTCACTAAACTCTTCAGAATATGGTTGAAATAACCAACTCTTTGGAACTTCGGTAGATGTAGCCTTATCATACATCATTTTCATAATTTCAGTTATTTCACTGTTTGTGTATGGAATCCCATCTGGGATAAACCATCTACATTTATGAACGTAGTAGAATTTGTCAAGAGTTCTTACAAGTATCATATCACTATCGTAAGTAACTCCTTTTGTAATAATTTGATTTACCAAGGTTATATTCTTGGAAAATGTATTATTACTCCATTCTTTCGACTTGAAGTTTACAGTTAACAATTTAATTCCAAGAAGATCTGCATACTTCTTAAAGTTCTGACGCTCGTAGATTGGTTGGAAATACTCTCTCTGCTTACGCATATGTTTTTCCAACCGTTCATGTCTGGACATTGGTCGCCCATTGCGCTTATTTACTTTATATTTCATATATCATCCGTTGTAAATGATCTAACCGCTTTTTCAAGGATATCAAGTTTCGTCACAGTTATCGCGATGTTTAAAGAAATCATAGCTTTGTCGAGATTTCCAAAATGTTCTATAGGTTTAAGGAATTGGAAAACATTCTTAAACTCGGTTATAGAATGATGATCATTGAGTACTTTACCGTTAGCGGTTATACATTCTTTAAGGAGTTGTACACGGTATATCATACGTTTAACGCTATTTTTAGCGTCAAACAATAGTATTTCTTCAACAAGTTCTTTTCTCAAAGGAACTTGTATATCCAAAATACGTATGACATTTGAACCATTAGTTATACGTGGAGCATATTCTGGTTCTGTGTAATCGCCAACACTTCGCGTGACAGCATTCAATGTATTACATCCAACATTTACTTCATAACCTGAAATTCCATCTCCATGTATATTTGTTATAAACACATAGCTGAAAGTTTTGAGAAGTTTACTTTCGATGACGATAACATCGCCGACTCTACATTTTCTGACAGTATACCATGATATTAATCTGTCAATTATATTTCTTAACAATTGATAATCCTTACATTTAAAGAAGGGTAGGGAGATATTCCCTACCCATTACTATTTAATCATCAATAAATTCGATAGTCTCAGATTTTCCATCATGGAGAATAAACAGACTTGGACGGTCGAACCAGTTGTCTGAGCTGAACGAACTGCGTTTCTCATTTGTACACTTTTGCATTTCCCATAACTCCTGAAGACTTTTGTCATTTGGGAGTATGTTAAATACTGTAAAGAACCAATTTGCGTCAACTTCAGTTGGCTCATCTGGGCTGAATGGGTTCATTCTATTCCAGAACAATCGAATCGCCGTTACAAGTAATACAACTTTACCAGGATTTTCACAATTACATGCAATTGCCATCAATATTGATGGTGTAAGCTTCAAACCGATTATCTCTGCACGATTCATAGCTATAACACAACCATCGCCCATAGATTTTGCAAACTCTTCAATTGAAGAACCTTTCATTGCAACGATGATATCAAGCTTTACAGGATCATCTGCAACCTGCTGCTGGCCAGTAACTTCAACGATTGCATCTTTAATATCGACACCAGTTCCAATAGATTTCTGCCAATGGTCTATCCATTCTGTTACTTTAAAAGCCATTTTTTCTCTCCTCTAATAAAACGTTTTCAATAAGTCTAAACATCGATTTATTCATTTTCGATACCAATCCATTAAGAGTGGTATGTCTTGAATATCCCATTTCCATTTGAAATTCAAATACTCCAGCTTCAATGATAGATTCTCCTTCGAGATCCATGAAACCGGGTTCATTATACCGTTTACAGATAAGATACAAATCTATCGATAAGAAAGGAATTCTCTCTTCTCTCATATATTTTGTAAACTTGTCAATGATATTTTGAACTTCAGAAGGACATGAATTGTACTTGAAAGCTGATGTTACATCTTCATCTTCTTCATTGAACTGCCAATCACATTTTTCATCATTCCGCTCACGCTTAATGACTACAGGATCTTTATCGTCGTAAAACAATACCATCCGGTATTCTTTACGAAAAATCTCTGCAATTGGATCATAATCTTTATGATATACATCGTCAAGATTTTCAGACAAATGCCATTGAGTTATATCGTTAATAGAAGTTTGATCCCATATTTTACGATATCTCTCGATTTTAGCAGATTCTTCCGAAACTTCTGGTTGTACATTATTCTCTGATCCAACATCTATAGCAGGTTCAGTTGCTTTAGAAAGGAAATCGTGATGATGAACACTTCCTTTTGGTAGAGCTTCACTATACAATTTTACACTGAAAGGATCTTCGATGATTCTCTGAGCATAAGCATCATTCAATCTACCTATATCCTTGAGTTTAACCTTGAACTGATTAACACCTCTTGCTGCAAAGTTTGATTTGAAAATGAATTCGCGATTTTCATTATCAATTCCAATCTTATTTCCAAGGTACATCAATGTTGCAGCATTCCCGTATTGATTATTTGTTGTTACAAGAGATGCTATCATTCTGGGAGTATTTATCTTCAGTTTCTTAAGAGTAAGATTCTGTATAGGTTTACCCATGAATGGTAGACCGATAGCTCTAGCTGAACCAATAAACTTGAGATTATTCCAAATACGAGAATCGAAATTTCTTGAAACAATTACATCTGCCGAACTGATAACTTTATTTCCGCAGATATGAAATTCATCTTCTACGAATACAAATCTATCGCGATCAAGCATACCAAACAGATTCTTTTCATCATTACCAAACCCGTGTAGGGATATTGTAAAGCGACTCATGTTATTCCTTTCCGATAATGTCAGGATATAGTTTCAAGAAATCATTATAAATTGCTTCGGATCTAGTTTTAAGCATCCCTAAGAATCCAGATTTCTTCAATTCAACGCTACGTATAAGATCGCACATAGAAACCCATTTTTTATGGAATTCCATAATACGAGAATTAACTTTAGCGTACACATGTTGTTTCTGCACAGGCGATACTTTACCTTTTGGAATATACAATCCATCGGCAAATTCGTTATAAAACTCCGACATGAGTTCTCTGAGATCGTTAATAATCTCTTCTTCGGTATCTCTGCACTTGTCGAATTTTGAAGCGTATTCTTTCGCCTTCATTTTTTCAACCTTGATAAAAGTTTTATTATTTTATCTATAATTCCATTCAGAATATTAGATTTTTTAGTTTCCGGTTTTGAAGTATTTGGAGATTTTCCAGTAGTGTAAATTTCCCAAGCTTCATCTGCATCCGATTTCATTTTTCTGTATGTACTATAATACACTTGATAATATGGTTTTTCGTCAGATATATCCTGACCTTTTTCAATCCTAGATAGAATTACCATATCTAAACATCGTAGAGCAGAGTCCCATATGAATTTGTCAAGCTGTCTTTTGCTTTTAAAATCTCCAGATCTTAATAAGTCCAATACGACTGAATTTTTATCATCATCCATAATATAGCTCGTATTTAATTGTTTAATGAGTAATAAAAAGATACGGGATGGCTCCAGTATCTTTAAACTTAATTTACTGCAAGTTGAGAGTTCCGTACACACTATTTTTAGTAATTTTATCCTGAAACTCTTTAACAGATTTCTCAAATGATCCTTTAGGATACATTGTACCATTTCTAGAGATACATTCCTCAACCGCAACCTCTCCATAACCTATCCAGTTGATCATCTCGTCAATGTTTTTACGCATTTCCATGAGAAACTCTTTGGTTACACCTCGATTGGAATAAATACTAACCTCAGTTTTATCGTCACAATCAAGTATCTCAACCTTTTCAAGAGTCTCTGGATCAGGATTTGAAACGTCCAAACACAACGATAACCGACTTGAACCTTCATGAATACTTATGGTAAATTCGTTACCATTTTCATCTTTGAAGCTCCCCATTTTAAAATCTGTACTCATTGTCCAAACTCCATTTTATATGGTTTCTTACCATCAACCATGAAATCTTTATTTACAACTGAAGTATCAACTTCAATAACAATATTGTTCGACCAAGTTGAGAACGCACCCTCCATAACAGTTTTGAAGAAATTTGTATAGAGTTTTGTAAAGAACTCTTCAAACTCATTCTCAAGGAATGTTAGGAGTGTTGGTAAATCGAATCTCTCAAATATGTATTTGAAATCTTCAATCTCACAAAGATTTTCAAGAAATTCCACAATTGTTGTAGACTCTCTATAGCATCTATGTACGAGCGTCGGATGATTTGCAAATGCTTTACTTATGAGATCATTACCAGCTTCAGCGTATTTATTCCGAACCTCAGATAAAACTTTCTTCGTAACATCATCTGCAATGATTCGATTTGCAGGATGCATACATGCATCGCCATATCTTGCATTTACAAATTCTTTATCAAATTTAACGTTTTCTCCATTAAGGGTATCGATCATCTGAAGAATTGTAAAATCTCCAAATAGTTTGTTTGCAAAACGTTTTACATTCATGAAAGTTTGAATTGTTCTCGGAAAGATGATATCATCTTTATCTGTACACTTTTTCATCATACTGTATACAAGATTGTCCAAGAACTCGATAGTTCCTTCCGAATCAAACTTTGTTTGGAAATATCTTGGTTGATTGATATAATGATTTGAAATGACTCTGCAGATAAGATTGAACACTTCATGATTTACAAACGCATCACTTACATAACGTCTTTTGTTTTCAAGAGATTTGTCTACTGCATTTGCAATAAACATGAGATCCATTGTAACTACTACATCTTCAGATGACGAAGCCCGTGAAATTCTTGGAATTTTCCAAGATTCAAGTCTGTAAAGGAGTTCTTTATGCTCAATACAAATTTCGCCAGTGGTTGTGTTTTTGATAATGAGATATTTCTCAAAAACATTTTCGTAATTGCCGACACCTTTCATAAGTTCTTCAAGGTTGACAATTTCGTAAAGCTCATGGTTTGCAGGATCAAAGAACTTATCCTTTGAAAATACGAGAACTTTGGGATTTACACTGATGATTTTTGCAAACTTCGGATTGTACATATCCGCGTTATTGTTTACTGGAGGATTCTCTTCTCCACGAACCTGGAAATACATTCCGAAGAAAATATAGTTTCTGCCCATTTTGTAGTTGCCGTAATTGAAAGCTCTCAAATCTGTTGTCATACAAGACTCCTTTTTTTTAATGCAAAGGATTGGGATACGCTTATCCCAATCCTCAAAGTTTATTATTGATTACAAAGAAACGTTGATATTTGTTGCATTTTCGAAAATAACTCCCGAAAATCCATAATCTTCAGCATCACGAATCGCCATCTGCATCTGAGATGCACCTTCATGGTTGTTGTCGAGAGGGTAGAAACCGTAACTACGATCTCCCATAACGAGATCAAAACCACGGCAACCATTGTCATTTTTCAGTACTGCTTTTGCAAATTTTGATTCTGACATACAAAATCCTTTGGTAAAGTTATAAACAGATGAATTAACTTTAAAACATCTTACTCAGTATTAAATATATACGTTTACTACTGATTAAAAAATTATTATTCACTAGACATCTGATTGTACGATAATTAAAATAAGGGGATTTCTCTTGAAGAAGTTTCAATTGCCTAAAAAAGAAGATGTGATGTTATACATCGCGTTAAGTCTTGTAAAATTGTTTTACACTATTGTTACGGTCGTTTTACCATTGGGTTTGATAGTGTTTATAGTCAAAGCGATAATTGGGTGTTCAACTAAGTGAACACTATAATACATCGATTTTTTATTTCTTTTAATGTTTAACTGGGAGTCTTAATGAGTGACGAAAGCGGAATCATGGAGTCAAAGAAGATGTCTAAATACAATAATCCATCGGAAATGCTCTCCGATATGATTATCTTTACAAAATATGCAAAGTATATTCCTAAACTGCAACGCCGTGAAGACTGGCCAATGCTTTGCTACCGTAATGCTGATATGCATGTTGGGAAATATCCAAAACTTGCAGATGAGATTTATGGTGTATTTGGCGGATCTGTATTGGATAAACAATCTGTACCTTCGATGAGAAGTTTCCAATTTGCCGGAAAACCTATCCTTATGAATGCATCTCGAATGTTTAACTGTTCAGCTCTTGCAGTATATACATCAGTTGCATTCTCTGAAATCATGTATCTTCTACTTGGCGGTTCTGGAGTAGGTTATTCTATTCAGAAACATCACGTTGATCAACTTCCGCCTATCACAACTCCTATTTCTCGTCACCGTAAATTCATTGTACAAGATAGTATCATGGGTTGGGCGGATTCTATAAAAGCTCTTGTACGATCTTATTTTGAAGATCGACCGTACCTTGATTACGACTTCTCAGAAATACGTCCTAAAGGATCACTTCTCAAAACCGCCGGTGGTCGCGCTCCTGGTCCTGAACCTCTTATCGATTGTATTCACAGTATCCGTAAAGTTTTCGATTATGTTATTGAATCTCGTGGGGAAGGTGCTAAACTTAAACCTATCGAAGTTCATGACATTATTTGTTACATCTCCGATGCAGTTCTTGCAGGCGGTATTCGTCGATCAGCTCTCATCTCCATCTTCAGTCATGATGATGAAGAGATGCTTACTTGTAAAAGTAATTTCGATATTGACGTTCGTGAAATTAAACATGTTGTTGGCGAAGGTCCATCATCAGAATATATGATGGAATATGAGTACAAAGGTGATATTAAAACTATCGAAATGTCTCAGTGGGATATCGATATGCTTCACTCAAGTGGCGGTAAACTCCCATGGTACAAGCTTGAAAAACAGCGTCAGCTTGCAAACAATTCTGCAATTCTTCTTAGATCTGTGACATCTGAAGAGCGTTTCCGTGAAATCATGGTTATGGTTGAGAATTCTAAAGCTGGTGAACCAGGAATCTTCTGGACTGACGATTTGGAACTCTTCTTCAACCCTTGTGCAGAGATCTCTCTTAAAGACTGTCAGTTCTGTAATCTTACTGAGGTTAATGTGTCTAACATTACTTCTCAGGAAGATCTTAATAAACGTGTTAAAGATGCAACATTCCTTGGAACTCTTCAGGCTGGTTATACCGATTTCCATTATCTTCGTGATAAATGGAGAATTAACTCTGAAGATGACGCACTTCTCGGCGTATCTATGACAGGCATCGGTTCTGGTAAAGTTCTCGATTACGATATTTCTATCGCTGCTAAAGTTTCGCTTGAAGAAAATGAACGAGTTGCTAACCTTATCGGTATCAATCCTGCAAAACGTATCGGTACAGTTAAACCATCTGGTACGTGTAGTCTTGTTCTTGGAACTTCTTCCGGTATCCATGCGTGGCACAATGATTATTTCATTCGTAGATTTGATCTTGAAAAAGATAATCCTATGCATAAACACGTCGTTGAAGTGCTTGGTTCTGAATTTGTTGAGGATAGTTACTATACTCCTAAAACAAAATCATGTGTTTCAATTCCTATGAAAGGAATGGATTCGTGGAACGCATCGTGAAGGAACTAACTGTCACAATGTATCTGTAACGGTATCTGTTCGTCCTGATGAATGGGGTATGATTACTGATTGGATGTGGGAAAACCGTAACATTTATAACGGTATTTCTCTTCTCGATTATGACGGAGGAACTTATCCTCAGCTCCGATATGAAGATATTACTGAAGAAGAATATGAACGTCTTTCATCTATATTGATGGAACGCTCTGTAGACTTCGATCTTAATTCCATTATCGAAACTGAAGATAACACATCGGTGCAGTCAGAGTCAGCTTGCGCGGGAAATGCGTGTGATACGACTAGTTTGTAAATAAAAAAAAAGAAAGAAGGCGGATTAATCCGCCTTCTTTCTTTATCAATGAATGTTGAAATCTGCGATCAGGCGCTTATACGCCTCCACAAAGTCGGCATACTTTGCCGACTTTGGGTTTGATCTGAGTGTTCTCAGATCAATCTCGCCCGAAAGTTTTGTTAAGAACTCCGGACCATTTAATGGGTGAACTCCAAAATCGAGTTCATCCATGTTCAGCAGGACCTGAGTCCCGTTAACAATCTTTGACTCCCGTGAGTACGGGAGTCCGTTTATAACAATCGATTCTTCTTCGTCACCGTAGAAATCTACGGATTGAGAAGAGAATTGAATAACCGTTCCATCTGATACCTTAACGCAATAATATTTGTTAAGGTATCCTTCGTACGAGCTTACAGCTTCATATGTCGATCCAAATACTACTACTTCTTCCATAATAAATCCTATTCCTGGTTACTTTCGAACCATAGAAAAATCTTGCGAAGTATGAGAAACCTTATCTCATATTCGTCTTTATCATAACTTAATATATACTCCAAAGTTTGATTATTACACTTCTTTTAAAACATTTTAATGTGTAAACTTAATGAAGGACTTATTATGACCGTAGAGTATGAAATGAATACCGGTCCTGAAAAACAAAATAAATTTCTCAAAGTCTTATCGAAACTTGTACTATTTGTAGTACGATACTTTGTCACAATATTTTCAGCAAACTTTGTAATTTCTACAGATAAAGAGAAGTTAAATAAAATTATAACCGATACCTATGAATTTATTATTAAACATTGGGTTCGTATACTCATAATATGTATTGGTACACCTATCATGGTTACAACTGCTTCGATTGTATTTCTAATGATTTTCGGTTAATTTAAAAGAAAGTTGGACATCATGAAACAATGGTTTTTAGAATTATTTTCTCAAGGTGGGAAAGTTTCAAGTAAGCGTATTGCATACATTACTGTAATCTTTTCATCAATTGGATGGATGACATCTAACCTTATAGTTGAGGGAATGACTCCTAATTGGGTATTGGCATTCCAAAGTTTACTTGCAGCTGTAGGAGCTGGATATATTAGTGGAGTATTCTCTGAGAAGAATAAAACTAATAAATCCGATACTGAAGAATAAAAAAAAAGAGTGGGCTTAATCCTCACTCTTAACTTTTTCCTTTATGAAAGGTGTGTGGAATTACGGCGGGGATATTGCCGACCACACATTCTGTTAACTACCCATTTAGAAGTATTCGTTAGTTACTTCCGCCTCCGCATGCATTGCTAGTTCACAAATGATGGAACTGATACAATGTGACCCTTGTCATTTCTGACAGTGTCAGGATGACCAGTAGCTGGTGCTACTACATCCGAACGTGATCCATTGAGAGCTCCAAGCACAAGTGCGCTTACAATGTAACGTACGCCATCTACGGGAGCAGGAAGATCCTGAACATCGCCGTAAACTTGAGTACATACATCGTCAACAATGGTGCTATAACTAGCCGAAACACGTGCAAGTGTTCCTGAAGCTGGAAATGAGCGACCATCGTTAAGCACGATAGCATGCGGTGTCAGGTTGATATAGGTCATCCTGAAACCTTTCTTCTCTAACTATATCCGATAGTTGCGGTGTCTAGCCCATGCTTATGACATATAATCCCTTGAGTCAGGGAGAGAAGATGAGCCTTTTATAACCGTCATGCTCATGACGTCCTATTAGAACTTAACGAACTGGAGAGTTCCTTTAAGTTCTAATACAACTGTTCTCCAGGAATTGTTAGTTCCTGAACCAGTTCCAACCCAGCAACAGGCTTTATACCTGCTGCTGTAGAAGAAACCTTATTTATATATCCTGATCATCACTTAATATAGACGTAACATTCTCATTATTACATAATAAAAAGAGTGGGAATCAACCCACTCTTTTTATACTTCAAGACCAATATCTTTCATAGCGGCTAAGGATACATTTGCCAAAGTTTGAGATTGTTCCTTTGTAAGGTCATAGTCTCTAATAAACTTTAACGATGTTGCCATCATCCCAATTACAGTGTTAAGATCTTGTGCCGGATCTCCCGAAAGATTTACAGATCTCGCTTTTTCAACGATTTTCGGAAGAACTACAATATCGAAAAGATTAGCTTCCATTATGATACCTTCTTTTGAACAATCATTATTCCAACTATAATCTGCATTACGATCGCAAATATTTGAATCTTCGATAACTTTTCCACAATTACTTCGTTTCAAATTTAAGTCGTTCACATTTAAACAATTCCGCCCGCATAGGATATGGGGGAAGATCTATTTTACGAAATCTTTTCTTTTTCAATAATTCCTTAAATATTGTACAATACCTTAGAGAATAAAACTCTGTAGAGATTGTAGGGGTCAATTCTATCAATAACTTATCATCATTGGTTATTGTGTAGTCGTACATCATTGTATAATTTTTGTTAACTGGAACCTGTTTTAAGTTTTCTATTATTATTTCAAAAATAGATTTCTCAACCTGAGTTTATACAGTAATCTCAACTTTACTATTCCAATCCATGGTTGTCGCTCCTATATTGTTTCAATTTTTAAACATCTGTAAATGTACATTTTACGTCTACAATATCCACTATATGAAACCTTATGTACTTTCATAAATTTACACCCTGCAGGAATGTTATACACAGCTCCATTTCCACCGTCAATATCTATACTTTCAGTGTCCGATGGGTTGATAATTGATAAGTGCGGATTTTGCAAATGTATTTCGGAACCAGCCCTTAATAATATCGTTGCCATGCTTACCTTCTTATTCTAGTATCTTCCCCAAAATCAAATTCAATACCGATAACTTCTTTGATAATGTTTTTCTTCTTGAATTCTTCATCTTGTATTCCAACGCTAGCATTTGCAAACAATACTGATTCATCAAGGATTTCAAATTTACAAACTTCATTATAATCCTCGGCACATTTTGCGATAACATCCGGAATTCTTGGATCATTTACATCCTTAGATTGAAGAATAGTTTCTCTTACACAATCTGATGTATACGATTCAAGTGTCGGCTTGTACATTTTCGCAACACTGGCCGCAGTTATTTCACAAAGTGCGCCTGTAACTGGATTGAATACGTGCAAATCTTTGTCAAACATCACTTGTACAGCTTTTATATTCATTGACATGGTATAGTCTCCAATTCAAAATCAATTGTTATACTTTCAACATGTCCTGTCATACTTGTTGAGACTCTGTAAGATCCACCGCCCTCTATATATATTGCAAAAATATCTTCCAATAGTTCACCATCAGATAACAAATTTACCTTCACATTTACAGAGGTATTTGTTGGGTTGTCGTGAGAATTAGTGGATATTTCCTTAACTGTAACTTCATCAGTCGTTTTCGCACACAATGGTAAGATTATTTTTGAGAATTTCCACGATCTAAAATCATGACCAGACTCGGTTAAAAGATTTCCAGTCGACCCAAGTTTCATAGTAACTTTGGAAGTTTTTATACCAACTGACATAATAAATCCTATGCTAAATTTTCAATACAAAAGTTGTAAATGCGTTTACTAAAAGTGTAAATATCATAATGAAATTTATAATTAGCATTATAATTCCGAAAGCTTTCCAATGAAATGGTTGTTGAACAACTTCAATGTAATTGTCAGGATCGATATTTTCTTCCTTCGGTTTAACTTTGACAATGTCAAATACTATCGAAACCGCATTAACAGTGTTGAACTCTCCGATATCACGGAAATAATAATCTCCTGTTTCAACGTTTATACATAGTTTAAATTTCGCGAACTGAAGATCATTGCCAATCCTGAATGGTTCATTGACATTTATCGATTTCCATACTAGCATATCGGATACAGGATCATCGATTAATTTGATATTTCTATCAACACATCTGGAGAAGTTTGTGATCTTATCAGTTATAATTAATCCTGTTATTTCAAATCCTTCAGGAGACATTCCAAAATCATACGGGTTAAATCCTAGATCATTAAGGACATTTTTTCCTTTACTGACACTACTATCAATACCATCATCAAGTCTCAATATAGCCTTTTCCATTATTGTTTCCTTGATCGTTTAAATTCTTCACGAAGTAATAAATATTGTTCTGTAACCCGCTGAACGTTGGACTTAAAATCAGGATATTGGATGATATTGGTTATGATAAAGTTCGTAAAATTGTTAAATTCTTTTAAACATTTGTCAGCTTTTTCTCTAATAATATCACCCTGTCCAACAATGTGATACTTACTTGTATCAAATGGATATTCTCCACGTTTATTGCAATGGGGACATTCGAGTTCAAATACTGAGGGAACTTTAACATCAAACACTAAAGATGCCAAATATAATTCCCAATCAACAAATTTATGAAACTCGGATTTTTTCCGAGCTTCAATATTTATCAAATCGCGAAGTTTTTCCGGACTAAGCTCATACTCAGTGTATATGAGTCTGATAAGAGAATTGTAACGTTCTCTTAACTCTCTTATATAATAATCTTTATAATCCCCATTATCATATAAATGCTCAGCTGCTGTACCATACATTATATGGTTTCCGCAATGTATACACGAGAATTGAGCAGTGATTCTTTCGGAAAATTGAGGAAGATGTCCTGCAGAGAATTGACCTTTAATTTCAGTTATACTTCTATCGTTTATTGCTAAATGTTGCATTTATTATCCTTTACGGGCGTTGTAATTTCAATCATTATAATCTCCTTGTTACTTTTTTTTATTAATATGTAAATTTATCTTCGAAAATGCCTTTCAAAAGATCACTTTCGGATGAGTCATACCAATCGGTCTGTATAACAACTTCTCCTCGATATGCCACATATAATCCATACCATTGATCATTAGAAGTTACGCAACGGTATAATCTATAGTCTTTATCTTCTAACAAACATTTTAGAATTTTCTCAGCGTCGGATATAACCTTTTCACTGAGATTTTTCTTACCTTTTAAATATTTGTCAACTAACATCGAAGACAGCTTTCATTGTAGCAGTTTTAGCAAATGTATTGTTACACCATATTGAATCGCATTCCTTACAATCCTTAATCATGTCAACACAAGTTCCATAATCGAAATAACCAGGTTTGTTAGATATCGGTTTAGGTTGGAAGAATCTGCATTCAATTCTACCGTTTGATTCTCCCAAACATCTGAATTGGATTTCACATTTATTTGGAGAATTTACACGAGATTCATCAGACGGATTCTTAAATTTAAGAATTGAGGAGTATGGCGCAGTTAGACATTTTCCTGCAGCGCATTCGAAATTTCCTCTATGCGGGATATGACATCCTTGGCAAGAATCTGGAACTTCTTGTGGGGCCTTTTCGTATTTAATTCCTTCAAATTCAACTATATCTCCGTAGGGCATAATTTTCTCACTGATTAATTTTATGTATTCTTTTCCTTAATTCTCAAGTCACGCTCATATCTCCAAATGTAACCTTTGACCAAAGTCACACTTTTTCGATTACAATAACCTTCAATAATCGCTTCATACATATCCATTTCTGATTTATCATTGTTGAATATATCTTCCAATGTATACCGATATGTATCATATATCCCATATACTGTACCATTTGGATTGATTGCAACGATTCTCTGATGATTTACGATTTTTCCAGTCTCTCTATCGAGCGCAATCATTGTTTTTTCTTTAACGATAGATTTAAGCATTTAAAACCTTCCCTGCTAATTTTCCAAGGTTTTCTCTAAATATTGCACGGCGAGCTTCTTCATCACGATGAATTATAATTTTCCTTGTAAGATCTTCATGACCACGTCTGTAATCTTCTTCAGTATTACCATACTGTTTTCGTACGAATTCTTCTTCAGATAAGTATTTCATGATATTTCCTTCTTTAATGAACACTTTTTGCAGAAACTTGGTTTAGGTAACATTGATCGATCTTTGACATGACAAATTTCTGCAAGAGCTTTACCGACAATATTGAAAGGTTTTGTCATAGAACCAAACAATCCTGTATCTACCAATCCTTTTATCGACCTAGTGCCTTCTTCTCCGTTGAAGTATTCTATCTTGTACGGAGTAGATCTATATCGTGGATGCTCACCATATCCAACATATTTTACAACACAACCAGATTCGCATAATAACAAATCGCCAGGTTTGCAAGATTGCATATCAAATGTTTTATCTTCACTCATAATTATTTATCGTCCTTATTTTTAGGTCTAAAGAATATGAATGTGATAACTGCACTTTTGAAAGTATCATTATCAAATATCACGTTGAAGTTCCCACTATCTGAATCAACAATTACCAATATTTTACGCATCCCTACATTAGTTTCAAGAGATATTGTTGTAAACATATCGGAGTAATTAGTAGTCCCACGAATAGTTTTGGTATCTGTTTTAATAACATCAATTGGTGTAGCATGAATATCAGAATCATACGTGACAGTTTTCGCAGTAATGTAAGTTCCAATGTCCCATCTTCTTATATCACGATCAGATTCAGTGAACAGATTCTTTCTCACGGAATCGTTGGGAAACGTATTGTGACATTCATAATCGAATTCTTCCTCAACGAAACATTCTTGCAACCTTGCAAATAAACCTACCAACGCCTCGGGAGAACTCCCATATCTTGCACTACCCTGTCTAGCTATGGGGTGATCTGGTATAAATTTACTCATAATTTCTCCTTTAAATAAAACGATTTAACATTGGGTTTATTGGAAAATCAAATGCTTTTATAAAACCCATATACCCTGTAAGTCCAGGATTACTTCCATCGTCTTCAAAATCTTCAAAGAGTTTAGCAATTCCGTTCATAGCCTTATTGAGAATCGCGGTCTCGTTTAAAATCTTATTTATACGCTGTCTATGAAATTTCATACGATTACGTCTACTAACTTTAAGTATAGTGACATTAGAATCGACAAACTTATACTTTGTAAGTTTGTCAAATCTCTTGAATGCTCCGTTAATAGTATTAGCTTTAACAATGACGCTAAACTTATCAGTTTGATAAACCAGACTATCTGTCTGTGTAAACTCAATTCTGAACAATGTCATAATTTCCTCCAACTTAAATATTTACATTACCGATAGTTAATATATATGTAAATACTATATTTGAAAAAAAAGAAAGTGGAGATTTCTCTCCACTCACAATTTATTCTTAACAATTCGACCAAGTAGGTAGGTTTTCGGATAAACTTCTTGATGTTACGATATCTTTACCAAATCTATAATTGGCTAGGAAATCTTCCATATGAATAATACCAGCAGATTCAAACAATTTCTCCAATGGTATCCGATCTAGGTAATTAGTGGATTCTTTTTCAATCGAATAATTGAATTCTTGTCTGTTATCATACAATTCTTTTGTGGTTTTCTGAACAAAGAAATTTTCCAAAGTCAGAATGTTTTCTTTGAGAGACTCTTCCGAATCATAGGAAACTTTGATAACTGTTGATTTATCGCCATAAGTTACGGCAAATTCACAGTAAATCTCTGTATCCGAGACATGCTGGATTGCGGAGATATCGTCAAGTTTTTCAATATCAAGCACAAGTTCCATAATAGGATTATCAATAATATTGAAGAATCTTATAACGTTTATGAACTTTCCAGGCTCTCTAATCAATCCTACAGTTACCATTTTCGAAATCCTTTGGATAAAATTTATATTCTCAACAATGAATTGTTTAACAAAATCTATAAAAAAAGTAGTAGGGATTTCTCCCTACTACCTCTTATCTAATGTAAACTCGCCATTTTGTTTATAAAAACCGTCATACTGAAACTTTTATCAATAGGTCTCCATCGATATATGTAGAATTCTGACTATAATCTGGCAGATCTCCAGTGAATTTATAACCTTTACCATTTACAATAATTACATCTCCAGTTTTGATAAATCTTGAGACTCCATCGATTGTGATATAAAATGGTCGAGGTACAGTTTTCCAAGTTCTATTATAAATTATATCCGTAACAGATTGTCTTGATATTCCAAATTTCTTACTTATATCACGTACAATCATACCTTCAAATTTGTAAGCACATAGTATTCTGAATGCGATATTTTCATTTATTACTTTATTAGTGCAGTTTACTCTTAAAATTTTAAGATTGTTTCTAAAATCTGCACTTACGTGTCTATATGTTTTGAAAGTTATTATTGCGGCAATACTTTTTCTATCGTAGTTATATTTTCTAGACAGCTCATTTATACCAATTCCATCGGTATAATAATCATTTAACATGTTTATGATAATCTCATTTTTAACAATTTTAAGTTTGATAACTTATCATTAGTTTTATCATTATCTATATGATCACAAGTTTCTGTGCCTCCATGATTCCTTGTTTTTTAATTTTCTACCTAATGATGATTCAAGTCTCCACGTTGAGGTATTTCTATTAATAATGATATTATTCTTCTTAAATCTCAATCTTGTTTTATATCTACCATCACGCTTGTTGAAACTTTCACAATTCCAAATTATGTTATCATCATAAATATTTTCTAATAATTTTATTTCATTTTTATCAAGTCCCATATTATTTTCTACCATTTTTAATTTATATAAAATATTTACTGCGGGACTATCCCGCAGTAAATACTCTTAAATGTCAACCATAGCCTTGATAAATGTTGTTAACGGAACACCTGACCCATCCCGAGCAACATTGCCGGTATACAAGAACTGTTTAACTCTGCCAACACCGATATGGTGAGCGGCGCCAAGTAACCCAGCTTTAGTTATGGTGTAACCGTGTACTTCTTTACCTACAAACCTTTTAATCTCTTTTTCAAGGTATTGTTGATTTTTCAAAGCTAGCTTTTCCAGAGCTAGCAACTGTGCATCCGCTGGAAATATATCAGGATTTCTGATAAACTTCGCCACAGATACATTCTTCATACCAATTTCTTTTAAAGCTAAATCCCCAATTTGATACAAACCTATATACATCTTGGAGCAGCTAACAGCACGTGGATCTCCACCAGACTCTTTACTTTCTATAATCTTGGCAAATTTCTTGAAATCAAAACCAATTCCAGGGTCAACCTTTACAACAGGAGTTGTAGTGGTATCTATAACCGCAATCGATTTAGACGTATCAATAGTTTGGACAATATTATTTACCGGCAAATATTCATTAGCAGATAGTACTGTTAAAGTTGTTAGTAGAAGAACTACTTTGATAGATCGCATTAAATTTCCTTGTTAAGTCAAACCCTAGTTAATTAGAAGTTTTCCTCCCATAGGCATTTCCCCTTTAGTTGATACGGTTTACATTAGATTAGTCTTTCGACTATTGGGTTGTTCAAACGCATGTTGAACTTGATTAAATCAATCTTTTCCAGGTTCAGTTATATGCACACTGTAAGGATTCTGTGTACCAATTCCAAATAACGTTGGAATAGTTTCTTTGTCAATGATTTCAATAAATTTTACCAAAGAAACATGTCCACGTTCAGCCATAGCAGATGCACTTTTTGTATACATTGATTCAGGGTTAATCTTCAACAACTTTTCAAAGATATGATTGACACCAGTTGTGGAATTTCCATCATACTTATTTTTAGGCAGTAGTTGTGGATCATGAAATGGTTGACCATTCATCGCACCATGTATAATACATCTTCTAATTCCGTTGACACCAATAGCATCAAGTTTATCAGCATCCCGAAGAATTGCACACATCATATCTGGTTGATTTATAAGATGTAAAGTTTGTCCATTCGATGATCTGTGCGACTTTATTATACATTTTACAACTTCAACATCATCTTTATCGAGCATGATCTCATAAACTAGATCCTTCTCAACAATAGTAAATACCGATTTTTTACCCGGAACTGTTTCGGAAATATCGCTGAAATAAGATTCAAACAATTTTGCGCCTTCAATTTCATGATTATCTTTTCCGCGACAAACATCGTGGAAAGCTGTTGCGATCACCATGATATTAATAATTCTTTGGGTCACAATCAATGTTGGTGCTGGTTTTTCACTCTCCCAAGTATTGAAATCTACATACAATCTACCATCATCATCGACACGGCTATGTAGTATATTCATACACGTATTGAATACTTCCCTTGTATGATCAATCCCGTGGACAGGATCATTAGGTTCCAGCATTACTTCGGCCATAGTTTTAGATATCCCATTATCAAATTTTGGGAAATATAACATGATCATTTTCCTTTAGTTAAATAAAACTTCCATTAACACACTTGACCATTTTTGGAGGACGTCTCTTCTTCGGATCCAAGAAGCTTTCACAATTATCGATGACTAATACATCAATTGGTTCACGTTTACGATCAGCTTCGTCGCTTATCATACCCGCTACAAATTCCAATGAATGGTTTAACAGATCGATTTGGATATACCTTTGTGAAGTTTGAACGTAATCTTTCCGACTTTTTGTAATCGAATGATCCCACAACATGTCCAAAAATTGAGGAGTTAACCAATTGCCATACGGAATTTCATATGCTCGGCTGAAAGTTCGAAGATATACTACTTCTCTGTCAATATCTTTAATATTGACAAATCTGAATTGAGCATGCCATCCACCACCGCCAGTATATGAAACAAACATGTCCAATAATCCGCCAAGAGTATTCTTTTCAAGCCAACATGGAGCATAGAATTCACCTTCAAATTCCCTTACATAAGGATTATCTTTCATCGGGTCCATACTGCTCCTCCAGTATTTGGGATCTTGAAATATGGAAAATCTGTTCTCCGAGCGGTTGAACTTCTTCAACACCATGGTGCAGTGTTCCATCATCTCCCAAGATAATAACCGATTGTTTTACAGGTTTGGTGATATTTTCAATCGTTCCACTATCGGTCAAGATAAACGTTTCATCGTCAGCAAATTCCGCAGAGTATCTCACACTCATTCCAAATGATGGGGCTTTATTTACCAATTCAAGTAATTCCGGACTGGTTATGGTGACTTCTGAAACTCCATTTTCATCAGGAGCTTCACATTCACCAACAACTATATCTCCAAGTTTCACAGGGTATTTTTTCTTTTCCATAGTAAATTCTCAGTTCTTGTTAAATTTACGCCAATTTCTTCTATCCTGCTTTGTAGGATATCGAGTATTAGCAATTTTAATTTCATTTAGCTTGCACTCTTCAGCTAAGATATCAAGTGAACGACTTATACTTCGACGTTCACTATAGAGTAAATTAGATTCTAAACTATCAACTTTTTCAGGTGGACAAATTTCAATTTCAAATTGGTTTGCCAATGCAAATTGTAACAATTTTTGAGACGGATCTCCAATTATTATTATTTTACAAGACATAGTTTTACCTACACCTATCTCTAATCCTATTACAGATAACATTGATCGATGATTTTGTGTGGGAGTTTGCATCGACATAATATGGAATTACAAGATGATCGTATCTGTCAGATAATTCAATACCTTCAAGTCTATGATTTACTTTTATAACCTTAAAATCAATATCAATAAAATTACCATTCTTAAGGGGAGAATACTTCACAGTTATAATATCCCCAACGTTTGGAATCGATATAACATTGTGCGAAAATGTATGCTCCTTACCGATTTCACTATCTGATAGAGTTAGATTTATTGCTATCAACTCCATAATGACCTCCCAATTATTTAAACAAATTCAATTACAAATTGTATACCAAGACTAACATCTAATATGAAAGATTTAGGATCAGGTATTATAACCTGTCTAATCTTCTTCGCATCGATAACTACTGTACATTCATCTGTTTCATCGGGTGTATCTTTATAACACTCATCAATCGTTCTCTGAGCAGGAAACGATCTGAAACAGAATTTGTCAATCAATAAATCGGAGTTTTTTACAACCGTGAGGATATATTCATCCTTAACGAATGATTCAACTTGTCTGATAGAAAGTTTTACATTTCCGCCACGAAGAATCATTTCCAAACATTCAATATTACTCATCCCATAAGGAGTTTTCCATGGTGCACGTATCAATTTATGCTGATCAGGGTTACTCATTTGAAACCTCCTCAAGTTTAAGACGTTTGAGAGTAATCAACGTCGGGTAACCATTTTTATTTTCAATAACCGCATGGTGAAATGCTGCAAACACTTGACCTTTATCGAAAAACCATTTCAGAAGATTTTCATTAGTTATGAAAGTTTCATTCCGGTTGATATATTTCAGTAGCGCCATACACACTCTTTCGTCGTCTCTGCGACAATTTGAAAGAGCTATGTATTTTGAAGAGTTTGATATAGCTTGTCGTATAGATACAACTCCATCGCCACACATGAAAAATGGGATATCTAGAGAGCAATTGTTATGTATAAGCTGTAGATCATTTGCAAACTCTCTTGGTAATCCGCCATGTCTAATAAAATCGTATATTTTAGATGAGTGGAAAAATCTAATTATACGTCGTATAGGAGAATCGTTGCTTTCAGCGTCGATACTTTTACCTTCCCCATATACGAATTTGATTTCGACAAATGTGGTATCTTGTTCTCGAAAATTAAGCTTAAAGAACTCACATTTATCGAGATTTACTACAGTTTGATATCCTAGAAATTGCACAATTAACCTCTTTCTTCGGTAGAGCTATTATATCCTATTACGTATAGGATAAAAACGTCTATAGCTATTACTATAATTTTAACCCAAATTGGAGCTGGCATTACTAAGAAAAGTAATCCTCCCAATGACATTAACCAAAACAATATAAATCCAAATATGGCAGCCAATGCTAGAGATGCTAGACATTGTCCTATTAAATCTCCAAAACCTTTAAGAATTGCTAAAATAATCTTCATAATTTTTTCCTTAAGAGGTTAATAAGATAACTTCAGACCAAAATCTTTTAGCACCCTCTGAACCATTAATATATAAGATGTCAATCTCTTCAAAAGACAAATTGATAACTCCTGTACGTGAGTGTTCAGTATCATCCAAAATTAATTCGCCATACTCGCGAAGTGTTTTAAGATAGTTTACAACTTTAGCACAAATGTCAATTTTGGAATGCTCATCTCTGATAAAGTTGTAGAATCTATCAATTTTTGGGATTACTATCGATACATACTTCTCATCACCTTTGACGATATGAATATCAGTCTCGCCAAGTCCTTCTCTTTTATAAAGAGGAATTTTTGCAATTAAGTTTTTAGCACCAAATGTTAAAGTTTCAAGTATCCCTGCACGTTTCGCATACGTATCAATATCCGGTCTATCCGGATGATGAAATTTTTCATGTATAGAACTATAATATTCATCCAAAGGATTCTTTTGTTCTATGGTCAAATAACTAAATGGATTACACATATTTTATTTCTCCTAACGAAAATAGAGTTCTAATTGATGTTGAAGGACTCTCTTCGACAACATTTATTATATTATCGAAAGGAACCACTTCAGTATACTTCTTACTCATTATACCGCCTGTTATAGTCGAGTCTTCTTCATTAACAATTGTGACGTATAACGTTTTTACGTCACCCTCGCTAGAGTTTACATTGATTATATCTCCAGCATTATATTTCATTGCGAAAATTGTCCGTTTCACCTCTAAGTTCCATCAACTTCTTATAATCTTCCGCATTCGGAAATTTTAGTCTATCATATTCTTCATGATTTTTCTCCGAAAAAACTTTGTCAAGATTATCTTTGCCGAATGGATTAATTGAAACTTTATCTGGACCTGGACGATCTGTAAGTTTCAACAATAAATCAAGGTACTCATCGAAGAACCCTTCAGGATACCGTTCCAGTTCACCATACTTATCAATTCCTATTGTGGAATGATCATTCAGCGCAAGATAATACCCATTAACCCCAAGATCTTTAATTGAATTCCTTACAGATAACAATTGTTCGATGGTTGTAATTTCGCCAATGTATTTATTCTTTGGGTTATACAATAGAGCATAACTCGAAGTTACAGGCGCTGGAACTACAACTACATCCGGAGTTGGGGTTGCATAGTTTTTAAGTTCAAGTTTACCCTCATACTTAGTATCACCAATGGAATGTAACACATACCCATCTTCCGTCGATCCGAAATCCATTCCGACAATTAAAGTTTGATCTTTTGAAGATTTACGAGCTGCTAATTGTTTGAATGCTAGAACTACATCCTCATCATATTTCTCGGTATCTGAGAATGATATGTCAATTTTCAATCCATTTGCAACTTCATCCTCTGTACATTCAACTGTACCTGGAGCTTTTTCAGATACGACATGTAGTGATTCAGGATCAGCTTTCGGATCCAATTGCATCAACATTTCTACAATCGAACTGTCTCTCGAACTGGATACTCCGGCTCCGCTAATATCAACGCCAAGTGTACAATCTTTAACATCGCCAAGATCAATCATTCCAGGAATTGGATTATCTGGGTATTTTACAATGCGATATCGATATTTTGTATCATTAGTGAAAATTGGCATGGATCCGGAACCACCAAATAGTGTTGGAACATCATCCATCTTTTTCTGAGCGTATAAGATTGCCTGTTCCTCATCTTCAGCCTCAATATTCATAATTTGTGGCTGAAAGTCAACTTTTACTTGAAAATTCATTGTAAACTCCTAATTAAATTCCGTTTTTACGACTCATTGCTTTTTGAGTAACTTCATTGATAAGTTTTTCAACGCTACTTCTAGTAATTTCAGACTTACCCGCTTGTACAGGCCATGAATCTAGAATTATAGAAGGTTCATTTATAACGATACCACGACCTCCGAAATTACTTTCGCCAACTTTCCCCATTACAATTCTTGCGATATAATTAGGATTATTGTTAATTTTTCGTACAAGTTCCATGAGCATATTTTCATAATACACTTTTTGGAAAGCGTTATGGTGTAATGGTTTATACGACTGCCTTGGAAATTGAATAATTTTATTATTAGCTTCGAGATTACTAAGAAAATCTTCAAAAACCTTCTCAAGATTCGATACTGTTTTACGACCCATTTGAGTAACCTTCGCTGCAGTATCTGGATCATATGCCGCATAATATTCATTATAACTTGGCGATAAATACATATTCATTGGATTCATCTATAACTCCTTTACCAAACATCTTCACTAAATAAATGATCAGTTTCTTCTACAAGTTGACCTGAATCCCAAGCAATTTTTGCAGCTTCTTCTCTTGTAACAAAATTGTGTTTATTTGTAATAAACCCTTGAATTTTATTGTTGAAATCACTCATACGTTTACCAGTTAGTAAACATATTGTAACTATACAATTACAATGCCTTAAACCTGTTACAACTATTCCCTCTTTAACGTTCCAAGGTTGTTGAGGAAGTGTAATATCTTCTTCGTCCGATCTAAAATCTTTTAACCAAATAGCTGAACAGATAACTTTTTCGACGACATCATCGTTTAAGAATCTTCTTCTATTGACCGGAACGTGAGAATAATCTTTCATATAATCTCCATTTTCAATTGTTATACCATTATTTAATATATAGTCATGTGTTTACATTGAATTTGCAAAACATTCTAATAGATGTCATGGTTTAATAGGAGTTAAATTGATGAAGGTAGCTTTAGACACTAGATGCAAATGTGGATGTAACAGGGTTGTTGTGAGAGTAGTTGTTAAAGGAAGTGAAGAACACAAACAACTCATTGAAGATAAAGTTATAGTTCCAAAACGTAAACGAATCACAGAAAAATCTTATCGTGAATTAGACTTAAATTTATAAATAAAATAATGATTAAGTGGGGAAATATCCCCACTTAAAGTTATTTAAAAATCACCATCTCGAACTTGTAAGACTTTATAACCTTTATCGCGGAAATGTTTAACCATAACATTTCTATCTTCGAGGATAAACAATGTATTATTTACATTGATACCGTTATCATCCATTAATTTGGTTTTAACTTCAGTATCGTGTATTTCACCAAGAGTATCGTCAGGTCTCATTAACAATTTATACTCTGAAATTTTTACATTATTTCCAAGCCATTCTACAGTGATATCTCTAACACTTTCTGGACGACCTGTGCAAAATACTGTTACGATTTTGAGGTTTTTATCGAGAGTTTCTACAAGCGCGATTGTTTCAGCAATCGGAGTGTCTTCTCCACATCTCTTAAAGAACTGATCATAATCTTTAGGTTCTTCTTCAATACATTTCAATCTATTTCCTAGTTCGGCAATAGTTCCATCGATATCAACTATCATATATAGTTGATTTTCATTACTCTCTCCGAACAATTCGCCAATTGCATCCTCTAACGATTTGTCATTGCTCATTATATCCTCCGATTATAGTTTATCAATAAAATGTCCAAAAAAAGTGGGAGTTATCCCACTTTTCAATTTTTAAATTTTACAACCTTAACTTTGAAGTATTTTTCTTTACCAATCTTTATAAAGTTCCGAATGTGATCAATAGATATGAAGCACCCGGCTTCAATTTCTACTGAAGCGGCTCTTACCACAATAGATCTATCTATATCTTCAAGATGTGTAAGAATTTTAACATCTTCAACAACTTTTGGTTCCGGCGATTCGGAGTTGATAAACATCATCGCTGTATCGGCTCTAAGATATAATCCCTCACCTACAGTAAGTTTATAACCACCTTTTGGGTTATACTTTGAATAAATGTCAGTCGCAGTCATTTTAAACCTCTTTGTTAATATAATTAAGATAGTAAATATTCATATATCTATCCAATATTAAATATATATTCTAATACTATTTTCATTAATGATTAAACATATTAATACATCAAGGAGAGTGTTATGACGTACCCGTTCAAACTTATTGAAAATGATCCAGACTATGAAATCGAGCAACTACATAAGACTAATGTAGTTGTAAATCTGTATGAAAAGATCGTCGAAAGAATGAAAAAAGTTATATCAAAACGTAAGCAGGGGAATAAATAATGAGTTCATCATTTGGTAAAGATTATGTTAATAGTGATCCGGAAATGAGTCGTCTCAATAATTTGCAAAAGATTGCACAACTTACTGATCATCCTGAAAGAAGATTTCCATTTGAACACAATTACTTTGAAAATCGTGATTGTATATTCTTCCCATGTCATAGCGTAGATATTGAAAAACATGGATTCAATTGTTTATTTTGTACATGCCCGTATTATTACAAAGCAACATGTCCTGGCATTGATGCTGGAGATGCCGTAATTCTTGAGAATGGAGCTAAAGATTGTACAAATTGTAGCTACAATCATTGTCATGAAAATCGTATCGAAATGTCATTGGTACACTTATCTAAATCTGAGATGTAACTATGTCTCCAAAATTCTTACATTTAAGCGATTATTCTAGATCTCCACAATATCAATATTATTCTTCGAATATTAAAGATCATTTGGAAGGTCACGTTAAAGAGTTCTATCCGGATTTCACTGAATTCATATCCAAAGTTGTTGAGCATAAAATATTGGTTGATAAAACGCATGATATAATCTTCTTCCCAGGATCGTGTTATGCAGTGGTTAACATGAAAAAGTTTAAGATAAACACTTTTGTTTGTCTTAAAAAAGGTATTGGACATATGTTATTCGGGTATGTAGTTAATTATATGCGAGATATAATGTATAGTACCGTAGGTTCTATTCCAAAAGGGATAGAACTTCATGTTTCGGATGATAATCACGATTCGTTCAAACCTTTACTACGACGACACAAATTTGAATTAACAGAAGTTAAAAATGGTCTATATAGAGAAGGTGTTAATGAACACTTCTATTTTAGATCATTCATACACGATTTAAATAAGGAATCTTCTAAATGGGTATGAGTGCTGTAGAGTGCGGAGAACACTTCAATAAAACTGGTAAAATTCCACCTGTAAACCTTGTTACTTGGGTTAGCGTTTACAGTATAATTACTTCATGTGGTATAGTTCCCCCATGTAATAGTATTGTTGAAGGTGGAGACGCATAAATAAAAAAAAATAGGAGGGATATTCCCTCCTATTTAAAATTTTACCATGCAATGATTTTACAAATCTGTCATATAAAACAATCTGTCTGAGATTTCCGATATCATAGTCCGCTTCCGCCCGCAAGTTCCAAAGAGTGAAATCAATTTTATCATCACGCTCTTCGAACCATATCAACACATCTGCGGTTGGGACAACTTTCCCACTATCATTTTTCACGAATACTGCAATCGCCGATACTTGCACATCTTCCTCGATTTTGATACCGACTCGATAATCCTTCTTCACAACGATCTCTGGTTTTTTGATTCCGAATTTCATAAACATCTCCCTTAAAAGTTTAATTGTTAGTATAGATATACTTTCCATACCATAATGTTATATATACTCATATTTGTTATTAAAGAAACATTGTAATGTATAATTACTAAGGAGTACTATATGGAATGGACTGATACAATTTCATTAGAAAACGATATGGAAGAACTTTTCGAAGAGAAATCTATCGATTCTGAAGAACTTGATGAAAACGTTAACATTATTCAAATGTCAGAAGAATTTTGGAAATCGTATTATGGTTTGGAAAGCCTTTTTGGATTTGAGAATTATCTTGATCCAAATAAAGTTTCAGAAGAGGGATTCCTTGATGCAGCTAAAGCATTCTTGGTAAATATTTTACATATGATTCCATACTTGGTTGCAGTTCGTCGAATTGCTGATCTCATCTTGAACTTTGAAGAGGCTATCAAAGATGTAAATAGACCTTACATCTATTTCAGACGTGCAAATACAAGTCTTGTTGAAAAGATCGTTGACGAAATCTTTAAAGATAAAGCTAACACTGATAGATATAATATCATTGGTGTTTATCTTAATGGAAACGTTGGTGAAGCTATTGAAGGAATGAAGGTTTCATACAAGAAAGTTGAAGCACTTTTCAAATCTTTCAAATCTAGAGTTAGTAGCGGAAATATTTCGGAAATCATATCTGATATCAAAGAATGCTCTAAAGAATTGGAAACAATTACTTCAGAGTATAATGAAGATGTTAAGAATACCGAAAAAGGTAAGCATAAACATAAGAATACTATCGTTGAGATTCTCAAATGGCCTGATACATATATGTATCAGATCAACAGTATTAATGGACTTATGAGAACTAATATTTTCAAAAAAGGTCTTGAAAACGCTATCAAACTTGATTCAAAATATGATGGCGATAAGAATGCGAATGAAGCTGTAAAAGGTCTTATCAAACTTGTAAAAGATTATCTTGCACTGTACAAACGTGTTCAGAAAGATATCGAAAGAACTACCGACCTTGTAAAAGAGATCTATCAACACGTTGATTCTCAGTACAAACGTCGTGCTTCTATCTTTGCAGGTCTTGGTATCAACCATCATGTTGATAAATCCGAAGATTAGTATTTATAGTTTAGTATGGGAGAAATCCCATACTAAATTCTTTTCTTTATGGACATCATATTGTAGAAATTTTAATCTGAATAAGGCGGTTATATGGATCTTGATAGAAATCCTAAGACTAGTAACAACCTGAGAGAGTTTGCATTAACAGGGTTTTTCAATACCTATGACTTCAACATCTCTCAGATTTTGCAGAATTATGTTAAAGAATACACTGAGTTGCTAACCAAAGTTCTCAGCGATGAACGTGGTAACAGTGTCAATGATGCGGATTATGATGAACTTCTCAAAACATTCTCTTCAAGTTATAATACACTTAGAAGATCTTATGGTTTGAAAGCTGGATCAATTATTCAACCAATTGACGCATCTACCAACAATGTAAAACTTACTGCGGATTCTGTAATCCCTGGATTCGATGCGATTAAACATTTTTATCGTCTTGATGACAATGTTAGACATCCTAAGAAGGGTGAAAACGTTTTCACTACACTTCTTAAACGTTTTAAAGCTGTTGAGTTCAGTGATAGCGAATCTGATAAGTTTTCTACAATCCGTCGTGAAATTGATTGTGAAATCGATGATACACTGATACCACTTTCATACTGTATCCCGATGGCTCGTACAGCTCTTGATAAACCTGAAGATGTTGAGACTCTCAACAAATCTGACATTATCAATGTGTACACCCATATCGATAAAGATGATATGTATAGAATCATAACTATCCATGTTTGGAATAAACTCCAAGGCGAAGCACTTAAGAGTCTTGACACTTCAACGTTTAGAACTCTGTTCAGATCTGTTGTAGGTGAGGTTCTCAGTTATATTTCATCAAGAACTTTCTTGACTGAAATGATGGATAGTTTCGTTATCAGTACGAAGTTTGCGACATCTATCTTTGTAAGTACCATTGGAAGTTTGAATAAATATTATTCGAACGTATCTTTCAAAGGAACTCGTCAATACGTTGCCGATAAGATGAGATTCTTCGCTAAGAATAGCCCTCTGTATCAGGCTGGTTGGTCAGAAGATCCTAGAACTTCTCAATATGCTGCATCAAGAACTTATGCTGGAGTATTGACTGGATCACGTAGTATGGATTTCGTATTCAACTCTATGATTTCAGATATCATGACAAAGAATATCTTTGTTGCTCCTAAAGATCAAGATGACGCGATGTTGGAATTCCTTGTGTCGAATTCTATTGTATTCATGGTGTCATTGGCATCAGTGTCTATCGGCAGTAAAGATTTCAACGCTGGAATTGAAAACCTCGTTGGAATTCCAAGTCGTTGTTTCGATGGCGATCGAACTCATGATAGTTATGAGATTAATAGAATTTTTGAATATCTCGAAAGTGTAGCACCTGATTACACTAAAGTTATCGATGAATTCTACCAATCAGTTGCAGCTATCATTTCCGGATCATTTACTCTTAAATATGTATTTGACATCAAAGATCGTCTTTACAAATCTAAGAATATCTCTGTAAAAGACTATGAATTTGTCAAAGATATTATGAGATCCGGAGTTAATGGTGTTGAACAAGGTGAACGATATTTGTATAGCGTTCAGAAAGACACATTTATCTCAGCTTCTGATAGTAAATGTTGTACTCCTGCAACCGATGGTCCTCGTGAGTGGGACAATGAAAGCGAAGATGATAGACAGGGAGATATTAAAGATATCGTAAATAAAAGCGGCCTCTTTGATAAATTCATGAATATTCGTGGACGTATCACAGGTATGGGTACAGTTTACCGTCTTGTTCGCTACATTGCTTCTATTACAAGTAAGATGTATAGTATGCGTAATGATATGGAAAACAAACTCAACGTTCGTGGTGGACCTAAAACTTCATACGAATCCGAAGATACTGAAGATCTCAAACAAGGTGGATGGGCATTTGGAAACATTTTCTCTAAGACCTCTCAGAATATGATTTCTCTGTTTATGAGTGATACAAAACTCGGAGTAGACATTAAACCATATTGTGATAAGTTGATTTCTGATGCGAAATTTGCTGCTGAGTCTGAAGATGAAGAAGCTCTTGCTGAAGCATATAAAGGATCTATTAAACTTTCAATGGTTGTAGATACTGGTAATCTGACTGAAGATGAAGCTGAGGTTGCTCAGACTACTATTAGTAAAATTTCCGATATTATCGAGAGTGCTGAAATCTCTTCGAATAATGGCGATTTTAAAATTAGTGTTGGTGAAGAAAATTTTCAGTAGAGTCGGCTGCAGGCGACTTCATTAAAAAACTTCTAGATAATCATAAACTTGAAAAAATCTTAAATAAATATGATGATTTCAAGATTTATGATATCTATGAAGATGTAATATCGACCTACAGTGATAATATTCGAAGTTTTATAAATTCGGTAAATGGTATTGATCGTGAAGATTTTGAATACTATAAGCGAGATGGAAATCGTGAGAATTTTAAAGACTTTTCCGAAACTATCGCAGATATTACAGGTTATGATTCTGATGATAAAGATCGTATAATTCCATTTACGGATTATAATTTTGATAAAATTGATGATAAATCTAAAATATTGAAAATTATTAAAATGATAATTGGGAGATATGAATCTTTAGATAAGAGTGTAGTTGAAGTTGAAAATTCTAGAATTAAAGATAGTTTGCATAATACTTCAATTATCATATCTGAAACAGCGAAAGCTCAATTCATTGGGAGATTGTTTGTTAAAACTAATTTTTATAAATTCAAATGTTTAACATTTGGAAAAGATTATGAAAAATTTAAACAATCGATGTCTAGTCTTGAAAAACATAATTTAAATATGTTTAAAAGATTATTATCCGAATTATAACAAAAAAGAGGAGGGTTAATTCCCTCCTCTTTCTATTTACTTTACAATCTTATTTATAGATTGTAAAGTAAATAACTTCATCGGTAAGCTTTACATTCACGATGAAGCTTCCCATCTGATCTTCATAATGGGTTTCCCCATTATCATTTTCTGGATACTCCTCATGAATATCTGTTAGGTTCATTGTAAGTGATTCCCCAAGATCGGGGAACGATAATGTTAACTTCAATTTGTACTCATCATCCACAATAACCTTATATTTAACCGGGGTAAGTTCCCCGTTAAATATACATTCCTGCTGCCATATCATGTCAACATTATTTGCCTTAAAATCAGCGATAGTGAGAGAAAATTTAGATACAGGCTCAGTTGTTGTAAGAGTAGTCATAATAAATCCGTTCCTGGTTACTTTGAACCATAGAAAAATTTTGCGAAGTATAAGAAATCTTATCTTATATCCGACTTTGTCATAACTTAATATAGACATCTTAATGTAGTTATTACAGAAACTGGGGAGTTATGTAAATGATCCATTTTAATACAACGAATGATTCTGCCGTCAAGATGGCGTATCTACTCGGTGAGATGGGTGTAAAGAATAATAAATTTATGCTCAGGTTAGACAATCCTGCACTATTGCATGTAGATCCATTCTCTGAAACATTGACTGAATTGGAAAAGGCAATGATTACTCATGAGATTATTAATAATCCGTGGTACTTCTTCAGAGAAATTGTGAGAATTCCTGCAGGTGGTGGTGTAGCAAGATTTGAGTTCCATCGTGGAACATTAGCCTTAGTATGGGCAGTTATCAATGATATAAGTGCGTTTGTAGTATGGCCGCGACAGGCTTATAAAACTACAACTATGTGTACTATATACAATTACCTTTATTATTGGGGAAGTGTCCACAATAAAATGGTATTCATTGCACACGAAGATGCTATTGTAAAGAAAAACCTTCAAGGTGTAAAAGATATACGAGATAATCTTCCGGATTGGCTTAATCAGTATGATAGCAAGAAGGATAGAGATAATGAAAGAGAGATGTACAATCGATCTAATGATAATCGTATATCTTGTCGTGCTCCTGCTCGAAATCCTGATGGTGCTAGAAAAGCTGGTCGAGGACTTACAACTCCTTCTCAGTGGTTTGACGAGATCGCGTTCATTAGCTATATCGGTGAAATGTACGATAGTATCTCTTTCGCATATAGTAAAGCATCTGAACTCGCAAGAGAAAATGGTTCTCCTTATCATCAGATCATGACAACTACTGCAGGATTCCTTAATACCGAAGAAGGCAAATGGTCTTATAAATTCCTTATGAGTTGTGCAGACTTCTCTGAATCTTATTATGATATGGAAATTGAAGTTGTTAAAACAATTATTAACAATACTTCCACTTCAGGATTCATTGATCTTTCCTTCATGTATTATGACCTTGGTAAAGATGAGAATTATCTTGATGATCAAAAACGTCGTCTTGCTAACTCTCCTACTCCGCAAGATACGCTAGATCGAGAAGTTCTTAATAAATGGAAAGATATTTCCACTGAACACCCTCTTGGTCAAGAACGTATTGAGAGATTGAATACTCTTATTAAATCTCCATTAGACCACGCTATTATTAATGATACATATGCAATGCGTATATACGTTGATCTAAGCAAATTTGATTGTAGTAAACAGTTGATCGGTGGTATGGACTTAGGTGGTAACTTAAAAGGAGACTTCTCAACTTTAGTTGTTATAGATCCTACCAATTTTAAAGTTGTTGCTGTAATGAGAACTAACTCTCAAAGTACAACTCTTTATTCGATGGGTATCATAAGTATCATGACTGATCTATTCCCTAACTTGGTAATATTCCCTGAGCGTAACTACAATGGTGCAATTATCGATAATATCGTAAGTTACATCCCTGGTGGAACTCGTAGAGTATACCATGAAGGACCAGATCGCCCAGGTATCTTCAACAGTAAGAAAATTCGCCCTATACTCTTCAATGTATTACTTCGTATTGCAGTTGATGAATATGGTGATAGAATTATGGATAAAACTATTATTTCTGAAATATCAGGACTTATCCGTCTTAGAAATGGTAGAATAGACCATAGACCAGGAAACCATGATGATACACTTATGGCATATCTATTAGGACTATACTTTTTACTTTATGTGGAAGATGTAGGAATGTATATAGATAAGTCTAAAATATTGTCTGACTTCGATAAAGGTAATATGGTCGGAGTTATTGGAAACTCTGGTAATGCTAAAAAGAAAACTGATAGTAAACTTAGAAGAATCATTGGAGATCAGTATAATGATCTCATGAGTCATCAGAATGAGATTCATTCTATTGAAGATCTGTCTAATTTACTTACATCTAAGAAAATCTTTAGAGATGGTATGAAGACTAAAATTCATAAAGTTTCTGGAGAGTTTGATGGGGATTCACTGGAAGATAGTGATGATCTTGATAATATTAGATCAAACATTGCAAACGTTAAAGATAACGAAAATAGTGTTGTTAAACCTATGTATGTTGAAAATCGTGGAGTTAATCGAACTAACGATTTCAAATCGGTGTTTAATAATTGGGATCGTATATTTGGAAACGTTGCATAACAAAAAAAAATACCGGGGATTATTCCCCGGTATTCTTAATTTCATCTCGAACTACTTGTTCGAGATCTTCAGGAGTAATCCCGAATTGGGAAAATCTTCCTGATATTTCCCGGAATGATATAACATCATTCCGGATTGAATACCCAACTGTAAGGGATCCCATCCCTATACAGTAAATGCCTTCGCATTTATCCCATTGAAATGAAATAACTCCAACGATATTATTGCCTGAAAATTTTCTCAGGTAAACGCTCATTCCTGTAAATGAGCTCATTTTTACAATAAGTTCTTCTTTATTCATGATAAATCCTTTATTTTAAGTTGTAGAGTTATAAGACACCTTATCTTATTTCCCTAATCTATCATAACTTAATATAGACATGATTTTATGATTAATACAAAAAATAAGGTAGGGAGTAATCCCTACCTTATTTAATTAATGTTTTGGAATGTAGATTTGATAGATAGTTTTTCTAAACAAACCTTTATCATTGAAGCACAAAGATCTTTCTGGCTCACCGAATACAACACTTCCAGTTTCTTCAATAATGAAGAAGAAGTAATTGAACCCCGCTTTCATAGACAATGACATTGCGTGTATAAGCATATCATCAATACAATTTCCTGGAATATCTGCAAAGTCTGCAACGTACAATACTGTAGGGAGTTCACCATTTCTATTAACGATCTTTCCATGAATATCTACATTTCCCTTAGTCGCTCCATCCAACGTTTCGAATACTTTATAGAATTCGTTAAGCGGAACATATTTCCCAGAAGGTTTGTTAATACTTCGAGTAGACTTTACACGAATTGTATATTCGCTATCGATATACACATTCTCGAAACGAAACTTATCAGATCCATGAGATTCAATAACTTCAACTTTTGAAGTATTATCTTCAATAGATGTGTCATAGTCTAGTGCAAGAACGTTTGCACGATCATTGTATGACAGTGCCATGCTAGGATCCAACCCTTGAGAAATCTGAGGATTAGCGAAGAATCCTTGTTGAGCCATAGGATTTCCAGCAGCTGCTCCAAGATTCAAATTGAATGTCATGTTACCGACATTCATTCCAGGAAACATGCCGCCAAACATGTTAAAAGGATTTTGTTGCATCATAATAACCTCTCCTTATTATTTAAATAACCTTTATCCATTAATTAATATATATCCTAAATGTAAAGTTGAAGAATATAATCAATTCATTGTTAACACAAACTTATTAAAGTAAACATTTTAATGTAAATATCGAATGATGGGGAGTTTATGAATAACAACGAAGATGAATTATTTTTGTCAACTGACGACGATTCTTGTCTTGAAAGTGTTGAAATTGTATTTCTAAATAATATTAGAGATCAAATCAGTAATAAATTTGGAAACTTTACTGGAGAGTTCAAGTATGAAACCGACTATATTCTAGAGTATGTAAGAACCACGATGGACGGTGATGATAATACTATTGAGAACTTTGAAGATGCATGTAAAGCATCTGATAAAGAAGCTCAGTATGACACCTTCACAAATGGTTTGATACAGATCTTTGAAGAATGTTTAGGTGTTGTAGTAGATCTGGATAGAGAAATTACATATTTCTCAGATCTGTATGATATCTACTTAACATTTGTTTTGTTTATTAAAGAGAATCTTGTTAAGTCTTCTAAGAATTATTATTTCTTCAATGGTATTTCCGATAAGATGCCTAAGAATTTCATTACAGAATACGTATTCAGTGATGAATTCTGTGCAGCTGATGACTTTGTGAGATATGCTGCTAAGGGTGATAATGTCGATGAATCGTTGAGAAAAGTTGATGACAATTTTGCTCAAATGGTTTACTACATTGAACAAGATAAATTCCTTGAAGTTATTAAAAACGTGATGGTTAACGGGGATATGGAGGATATCAATGGATGATAATCTTAAAAGATACTTCGAAATAACCGCTGATAAACGTTTTATTGTAAAGCAGGGAAAGTACGTTGAAGTGAGAATGCCTAATTATTACTTCACGACAAACGTTTCTGAAATAATCGGAGACACAATAAGTACGTTTGGTTTCTTAGATTTATATGTGTGGGATACTGTTTCTGATGAAAATAAAGATTCAGA